ATTTGAACCAGAACCTTCTGAGTGTGCGTTCTTAGCTGTTGAATCAACAACACGAACGACCTTCAGTGAATTTCCATACTTTAGAAATCCAGCTGCTGGTAAAAAATATTTTGCAGTATTGTCGTCTGGTTGATAAAAAGTCTCTGCTAATTTGTTCTCCGAACTTATCAGGCGGACTTTCTCGACCGGACCCCAATTAAATGCTCCTACAAAACCACCGATTGATAGTGATGATGCTGGAACAACATTGGTAGCGTCAACTTCTTTTATCCTGACGCCAGGTGATACTTGAAATGCCATCGCTTTATCCTCTATTTTTTGAGTTAGTTAATATGTTTCATAATACGAATATTCAATAATAGTATTTATAATTAAGCAGTTCTTAACACTTAATCTCTACTATAATCGTCATCTTGACCTGCATAATTACTTACGATATATCGTCTATTTGGATTGACCGCAACTCTTAATTTAGTCATTGTTTTTCTATTTACTAACATTTCACTAGCTGTGTCTTTTTCTGTGAGTCCTATTTCTATATTATATTTTTTATTATTGAAGGTAATACCATGTTCTATTACTGGTCTTGTGTCAAAAGCTTTTCCACCTCTTCTTGGTAATGATAAATCAACTATTTCACTTTCAAACGTTAAACCATTTTTTTTCCAAATAGCTTTATCACCTTCAATTTTAAGTTTATCTACATGTAACATAGTTGCTGATGCTGAATTACCAGTATCAAACTTTGCTCTAATTAAATTTTTATCAAAGCCATCTAATAAAATACTTTCAATATAACCAACTTCTTGTCTCATAAATGGTCGTCTATTTGCTTCATCACTGAACCATAATAATACTGTTTCTAATACATCTACATCAGTAACTTTTTTTCCTGTGGCCATATTGTTTTCTGGATTATACCCCATAAAATGTGATCTAATACCCGGTGAACCATTAACCTCTAAGATATAATATTTGCCACCTATTTTACAATGATCTACACCACAATAATGTGCCCCACTGGTTCTTGCAGCGTTGATTACTAATTCTTTTTCTTCATCTGATAGTTTATATGGTAGTGTTTCTGCACCTAAATGTACATTATTTCTAAATTCTTTTTTGTCTACTTTCTTTCTTTCTGCACTTGCTATGATTTTATTACCAACTAATAAAGTTCTAATATCTGATTTTAAATCAAAATATTCTTGTATAAGAAGATCAGCATCAAACTTCCACAGTGATTGAACTACTGATGTCAATGAACTCATATCGTTTACCTTAGAAACACCGATACCTTGAGTACCTTTTAGTGTTTTTATTATGACTGGAAATTTACCACCAACCTTTTTATGTGCATCTTCTACACTCTTAATATTATTAATAATTGATGTTCTTGGTACAGGTATATTGTTTCTTTCTAGTGCAACGGTGGATGCCATTTTATTATCACATAATAACATAGCTTCTAAATCATTTATAAGAAAGAATCCGATTGTTTGTAATGTAGATACTAATGCTTGAGATGTAAGATTTTTAATTGCACCAGCTCTTACAAATACTAAAGAGTCATGCATATTAATTGTGACATCTTTATCTTCACCATCTATATTTTTAATTAATACTTCTCCAATCTCAATATCACTAGAAGCAATGTAAGCTTCCTTGACATCTACCATAGTATGTGTTATATTATATTTCTTAGATAATTTTTGTACAATATCTGCAAACGTGCCTTCTTCATCACCAAGGCCGAGAATAACCACATGCAATTTTTGCATTTGTTTTTTATCTACTTTTTCTGTTAAAAAGTCGTTGAACCTTTCCATTGTTTTTCCTCGAACCAGATATTTCCTTCTTCGTCTTTTATATATTTATCATTATTAGAATTGCCATCCTCTATAAATCCAAATGGTAACATATCATCTTGTATTGCTTTTAATCTTTCTTTATACAACATATTCTTCATATCAATATTAGTTAAAGATTCAAATATATCAGTTGTGACAAACCATGAGAATAATACTAAATTCATCATCAGGTCGTCATGATTAGGTGGGAGTGCCATCCAACTAGAACCTCTTGATACAAAGGTACTCATCTCAACTATTGTTTGTGCATCATGTATCTTGATTTTATTTTGTTCAATTAAATCTTTTACAGTAGAACAACCTATTCGCTTTACTCTTTTGGTCATTGTCGCCCCTAAAGCATTGGCCTTCACTGTAGACTCAACAAACATGTTTTCATATTCTAATTCATAATATAATCCATTACAGACTACACTCCCTTGATCGTTACTTTCTATAATGACATAAGCCTCATTATATGTTTTTGCATATTTATATATCACATCTGGCAATAACATAGGCGATATATTATTATCGCGAAATACACATACTTGTTCAAAAGGTTTTTCAGACACATCTATAATATTAAATGTACTATAGTCTTGTGCTTTACCTTTTGAGACATCTACAGTCATGACATACTCATGACCCTCTTTTGGCTCTTCATAAACAAATACGTTTTCTTTATACCACATAGGGTCTTTACTCTTTTGTGCTAATAAATGATTTGCACTGATCAGTGTATTACCTCTTCCATGAAATGTATTACCAAACTCTTGTTCAAACTGTAATTCCGAAGTATTCGCTACTGTTTGCTTTTTCCAAGTTTTATTTCTTCCTGGTACATCCCACCAATCAACTCTAAATGGTTTGAATTCGTTAGTATCTTGTACGGCTCCTTCCCATAGTTTATGATAGATATTACCTATACCATTCGCTGTAGAACAAATTATAATCTGTGTATCTTTACCAGCCGTAACAACTGGATATGTTGATGTATAGAACTGCGCATCATTTTCTACAAAGGCAAACTCATCTAAGAATAATAAATTAATAGACAAACCTCTTATAGAATTACCAGAAGTTGCTGATGCTATGATCTTACTATTATTACTAAATTCAACACTACCTTTATTTAAGGCTTTACACCCTGGTTGTAAAAAGAATGGAAGATTCTCTAAGGCAAGAGTAATACGAGCTAACATTTCTCTTGCTACTGCACCTTTATTTGCTAAAATAGCAATTGTCTTTTCTGGGTGAAAGACTGCATACCATAAGAGATAAACAACTGATGATATAGATTTACCCGATTGTCTACATGCTAAAACAATACTAAATCTATTATCATTGAAATGTTTAAACATCTTTTTTTGATATGGGTACATTTCAAAAGGTACTAAACCTTCATCTAGTGATATAATCTTAATATACTTTTTTGCAAAATAGACAGGGTCTTTCATGCACTTAGCATATTCTTTAACTTCTTCTTTTGTAAAAGAAGCCTCAACCCCATCACGTTTTACGGAGGGATTTCCTAAATATCCAAATTCGTTATTCTTTACTCTTTGCATCTATCACATTATCCTTGTCTAATAACATTCTTTGTAAGTCGGTTGTGCTACCAACGAATACATTATTATTAGTAATCTTTTTAGCTGTATCTTGAACTCTCTTTAAATCTTCTTTATCTTTCTGAAGTTTCATTAGTTTTTCAGTAGTATCTCCTATATCTTTGATACTTTTTGATAAAACTTCGAAGGCTCGCGGGTGCTCGCTCTCGCGTGCGAGTTCAGCCAAAACATCCAAGGACCTAGTACCGACCGTAATTAAATCTTTATACGTTCTCCTAGAAAAATCATAATCATCTTTTACATCTTTATTTACAGAGATGGGTCTGTCTTGTTTTATAGCAGGCGCATTCTTTTCTAAATTTTTCATAATCTTTTCTTTACTCATTAGCTACCTTCTGTAATAGTCACGACCACCGTATGTGAATCGTTTTCACCTGCACTTGTTGGATTAATTGTAAAATCCATATCCTCAAACTTTCTTGTAATATTATCTTTCTCTTTGAAATCAAGTTTAACTTCTCTAATAAGTTTTGAATCACCTGTAGGTCCATAGAACTTCATCTTCATTATAAAGTTAAGGTTATATATTAAAACTCTTCTTTCAGAAAAGTCACCTTCATAATTATCTTCTATACTGACGTCTTGTAATATAACCTGAACATCTTGTTTATGATTAAAGTCATCAACAGGTTTTATTGTGACTGAATATTCTGGTTGAAAGAAAGGTAAAATTTGTTCTAGTATTTGTAATCCATCATCTTGATTTTTAACCATGATAGATAATCCCATACCAATATCGTATGCAGTAAAATGTTTAATTACTTTCTTTTTAGTGACATCACTAACATTATCTTCTGCTATTTGATTTCTTCTATTTAATTTAGCAGAAGCATCTAAGCTTAAACTTGTAATTTCAAAAGCCATCCTTGGTAATTTAATAGCAATTGGATTATCTCGGCCAACTTCTGCATCTAGTCTAGCTAAGAATTTTTGCTTAGGACCATATGCTAGAGGCACTCTAACCTGATTTAAGACACCGCCGCCTGAAGCTTGTCTTATTACTTTTAAATTATTAAATAGTGTACCAAAAACCGCTACGGATTTTCGCATTGTTGCATGATAAAAATGATCTCCAAACATTATGGTTCTCCAAATGGATTAGTTTCACTGAAATCCATAAAGCCAGATTCAAATGCCTCATAAGTAATATTTTCTGCTTGTGGGTCATCTATAAAGGCTTCACCAGTTGTATCTAATAATCCATATATTTTTGTTATAGTGACACTGATTGTTGATGTATCACCTACTAATGGTTTTGTTGCATCTACTAAGAAATCCTTAGCATCATTAGAGCCAGTGACTCCAACGTTTTGTATTTTTAATTGACCATTTGTGGCTGATGTTTTTGTTCTTTCTACGACTTCACCAAATACTTGTATACCTGTACCAACAGTCTGTCTTACAATCTCTCCGACTTCTGGGAATTGTGTATTTGTAGTTGAAACATCCATTGTGACTTTAAATGATGTTTCTGATATTTCATCATCAATAACTGAGATGCCCGTATCAAATGCTTCATCACTATATTCAAATTGATTACACTTAAGTTTATATGTTGGTAATTTTGATAATTGATAAAATGGATCCTCGTCCTCTACATAAGATATTTCAAAAAATGTATTAGATAGTGGTAAGAATATTAGATCACCTTCTTGAGGTCTAGGATTAAAACCATTAGAACTGAATTTACCAATTGATTGATTCCACATTCTTCTTGATACAACGAAAGTGACTTCGTCTCGCATCTCTAAACCAAACTTAGAATATAGATCACCTGAGCCTTCAAACCCATCAACATTTTCAATATACATTTCAATAATATACGCATCATCAAACTTAGACGCTGCATCTTCACCTAATATATTATCTCTGTTTACAAGTGTACGAGGAATATAATAGACATCTTGTCCATATATTTTAAGTGATTCAATTACCAGGTCCTCGAACAGATTCTGTTCAGATTTTACGGCCTGTGAAAAATAAACATTTCTTGGCATATATTATCCTGTATAAAAATCGACTGGGTCCTCCCAATTAAGTCGCATTTCTTCTTCAAGCTTTTCAATATCAGCGATCGCATCATCATATATCTGTCTGCCATTAAAGGTGACACCACCTGGCATTTGCATACCTTCAAATTTAATTAGGTTTTGTCCCCATTGTTTTTTGATTAAAGCTGTCGCATATTTCTTTAAATAATAATCATTATAGACATCGGTAAAAGTATCTGGATCAATAATTCTGTAGCATTCTACTACAATAAAATCACCAATACTTATTTCTTCACCCCAATCCATAAAGATATTTAGTCTGTTTGTGTGTCTTTCAAATCCTATTTGTTTTTCATCTGAGTCAATTACATTATCTAACATATCAAGATATTGCATACTCATAACGTATTCTGCTAGACTTCCCATGAAGCCCATATTATAAATGTCATGTAAATGTATTTGATACCTAACATCAAACATATCGTTTGAACTTACCGAATCTCTTATTGGTAATACTTGTACTACCTGAGTAATAAGATCATTAATAGGAATATATCCATTTTCAAAATCACCAATTGTGATACTACTAATTTGTGCCGTTGCACTAGAGGTACCACCAGTGATTGTTTCATTTGCTTGGAAAGCAACATTAGGGTCACCTAAAACTTTATATACTAAAGTCGAACCTACAATAGAATCGACAATCATCTTAGCTCCAGATGTATTACCTGTCACTTCTTCATTCACAACAAATGTACCAGATAAACCGGTAAACGCTAAGACAGAACCAGTAGATTTATGTTTTAAGAAAAACCTTTCAGTACCGTCAGTATGATATTCTTGATAATATTGTAAAGCTTCATCTACTCGATCGTCTAATTGGTCATCATCAACATTGATTTCTATAACCGGTGCACCGAGTTGCCTCAAACAATAATCTTTGAATGTATCTTTACTATTCGGTTTTGCCATGTATTAGCTCCAAATTGCAGTGCCAACTGATTGTACTAATGCATCTTCACCAGCCAACGATGTTTGTGTTTGGTTAGCTTCATCTGAATAATAGTAAAGATTTTTTGATATAGTATCTGTCATCGGTAAATCTACATCAGATGTATCTTGACCTGTACCAGTGAAAGTTATTTCACTTACTACTAACATCCATGGTTTAGAAGCATTTGTATTTTCTGCCGCCCCTGATTCTGCTGGATGTACTTCAATTCTTTGTATTGCTACACTTTTATTAATCGCCATTATTTTTCTCCCTCGAGTTTTTTAATTCTTTCTTCTAATCTATTTATAATAGTTTGTTGTTCTTTTATTGCTTCAACCAATAAACCTACAGTATTACCATATCTAACTGCTTTAAATTTATTATTATCATCATTTATATCGTGTGTTTCATAAACAACTTCTGGCAAGACTTCTTCTAAATCTTGTGCAATAAGTCCAGTTGATTTTTTACCTGTGTCTTTATAATTAAATGTGACACCTTTTAGTTTTAGTACTTTATTGAGTGGATCAGCAATTACTTCTATATTTTCTTTAAGTCTAATATCTGATGGTGAACCAAAAGCTGTGACATCACCCGCTGCAATTGTATCTCCATCTTCTCCACTTACACTAAACATATTAGATGAAGTAGAATTATGTCGACCAATTACAAAGTCAGCACCAGACACATTATTGTTATTAGAATCAAGATCAATATAAAGTGCACCATAAGAACTAATCATTATATCATCTGATTCAGAATTACTCTGATTTGCTGATCTTATACAATGGTGCACATTTGTATCACCATAGAAACTAATATAACCAGCTCGTGGCATATGTATGGCACTATCAGTTGTAGTTGATGAATGAAACATTTTTAAATCTACACTATCTCTAAGCTGTAATCTTCCAGCAATCTCTACATAGTCATCTGAACCTTCTATGATGTTAATCATATCTGTACCACCAGCTCTTAATGTAATAGCATCACCAGTAAATCTAATATAAGTATTTGTATCTCCTGAATGGTATATGTATTCAGGTATGTATAAGTTTCCACTTGATATAGTTAGATTATCGTCTATAATAGCCGCACCATTATTATAAAAAGTACCATTATTATAAAAATCATAAGAGCCATGGACTGATGCGCTCATAACAGCAACTTTACCACTAAATGCGCCGGTCACGGCAGTAATATTTCTTGATGCATCTATGACTGTAGTTGTGCCCATTCTAAGTCCACCACTTTTTATATCTACACCTGTTCCAACAGCACCATTAATTTGAAAAATGTCTGTATAAGTAGTGCCATCTGTACTGGTAAAGATCATTTCAGTATCAGCTTGAGCAGTACCACCATCAAAGATCATATTAATTTCACGACCACCATTAGATTTATTCCAACCTATATGTAATCCTTGAGAACCATTTGTGTTAACACCACCAACATTTGCGTTGATATTTAGGTAATCTGTACCTGCAAAAGTGCTTGTATCACCAGAGGTTACAGTTAAAGCTCCACTAGAAATTGTGCCTATGTTTGTAAGGTTTCTTGATGCGTCTATTACCGTATTACTACCTATTTGTAAACTACCAACTCCAGAAATATCATTACTATCTAATAATAGTGTAGAATTTTTTATTGTCACTCCATTGGAATCTGTTAAAAACCTAACTGTACCGCCAGTCACTATTCTTGCTGAATCTGCAGCATTAAATTGAAAATAAGTATTAGTATCACCTTGATGTCTGAGTCGATCAGGCATCTCTACATAGTCATGTCCTACTTTCAGACCAACAGGTAAATTAACCGCTGAACCTGATGTGACAGCTGCACTAGAAACTTCAAATTCCATAGCAGCTTCAGCTGCAGAATCTGTATTTACTACTATACGAGCTGATGCACCATTTTGTTCTGGTACACCAGCAACATGGTTAAATGTGACGTTTGCATTTCCATAACCATCATTTACTGTAAGTGCTACACCACCAGAACCTGAACCTGCTACAACATAACTAGTAGCGGTTATTCGACCTGTTGCTTGGAAGTCATTACTATAGGTTAAAGTAGCTGAATTATTACAACCTAATTTAGCTGTTTGTTGACCAAATGCTATATATCCTTGAGTATTTGCTTGTTGACCTTTAATTCTAATTGCATTAGCAACATCATAATCTTCTATAGTTGCATCATCACCTATATTAATGTAATCACTTGCAAAGAAATTACCTGAAGAGTCTATCCTTTGTGCACCTTGTACTCTATATCCATTGAGAGTATCAACCATACCAGAAGCTGCACCATCACTTGCATATGTGGTTCCAGCATATAAAGTATTTACTCTAATACCTTGAGCTGCACTACCATTTAAGAATGATATTTTACCGGTACTATCTATACTTGTTGGGAAAAATGAACCATCTTGAGCAATTCTAGTTGTACCAGAAGTTTGATAACCACCAGAAACAACGTTGATGCCAGCATCATCTATTTCTGCTCTTTGTACTCCACTCGTGACAAATTTTATATGACTATCTGTATCAAAGTCTAGGTATGTATCACTTCCTGCATCTGTATACCATATACGACCATCCCAAGTAAATCTAAATTCTTTCGTAGGGTTATTATCTGAATTACCCATAGCCATAAAGAAACCAGTTTGTCCGTCACCCCAACCAGCACCTGTTGTTGCTTTTTTAAATCCACCTAATACATAACTTGTTCTATATCCTTGATCGTGTTGAGCTGAACCTTGTAGAATAGGTAAATACTTATCTGCAGAACCAACGTTAACTGCAGGAATATGTATTGGAGCATTTAGAGTAGCATAATTAATATCTGTTAAAGCAGTATCTGAAAAAGCACTCCAATTATTAAAAGTAATGGGCAGCCCATTACTCATCTGCATTCTATCTGAACGCCATTCTGTTATTTCAGTATTGCCGGCAACTATTCTGACTTGGTCTGCAGCATGGAATTGTAAATAAGTATTAGTATCACCAACATGTCTTAATTTATTAGGTATGTTTAATTCACCAGTAATAGTTATATCCTCACAACTAAGGTCACCTCCTAAAAATAGGTCTTTATATTTAGCACCTGCACTACCTAAATCTACAAGACCATTAGTGAGTTGACCAGCATTGTCTGTAGGAAAAATTGTATTAGTTGAAAAATGAAATCCGCACATACCGGAAGCTATTCGGAATATACTAGCAGCAGAATTTCCTGCACCTAGTTGTAGTCCACCACCTTCAACATAACCGGTTGCTGTCATATCTCCGAAAACTTCAAATTCTTCAGGATTACTCGTATAAGAACCAAACCTAGCTATTGTAGTATGAGAACCTGCAGTTCCTGCTGTCTTATCTAAGAATAATGGTATACCTCCACCTAAATCTTGTTTTCTAAATCTGTGTTCGTATCTACCATCTGAGTATGTACCTGTTTGTCTAAATGTAAGACCAGTAGTATCTTCTGTCACAGCTCCTGAATCAAAAAGTATTAGTGCATTACCATCAAAGGTAAGATTTGCTTCTCCATTGATTGTAGTTGAACCACTTGCTGTAAGAACTCTATTATTGGACATATTTGCAACAGAAGTAATTGTACCACTACTTGGTGTTGTAAATGATAATGTACCAGAACCATTTGTAGTTAATACTTGTCCATTTGAACCATCAGAGCTTGGATAAGTTAAACCACCTGCTTTTAATGTGGCTGATTGGTTAGTTGTTCCTGATGTGAATATTACTCTTTCAGTCGCAGTTAAGACTGTACCTGATGGTGCAGAAGAACCTGTATTTGAACCACTATGTGTCCATGTTCCGTGTCTATGCTCTACTGTATAAAAAGAACTATCACCTGTAAAATTAGCAAACAATCCATAAAATTCATATTCTGTAGATGAAACTTGTTTTACTAATACTGAACTAGGTGCACCAGCTTGGTCACCGAAATCATATTTTTGGCAATCACCATAAAAACCACTTTGATTTGATGAACCATTAGAAGTTTTAAACCTTATTATTGTTTCTTGGTTTTGTGCATTAGAAGCGTTATAACCTGAATTAGAATGTACAGTTATTTTTACTGATCTACCAGATTGTGCTATGCTTGATATTGTTCCAAATTTAATATATTGACCACTATCACCACCTGTATTTGCGATCGCAAAAGTTTTAGGAAGTGCTTCAGCTGAACCTGTATTCAAATTTAAACCAGTCAGATAAGCATCTTTAAATTTATAAGAAGATGTACCTAAATCAAGTGTACCATGATCAGGCGCACCACCTTGAGCTGCAGGAACAATGGCAGTATCATTAAAGTAAATACCATGTGTACCTCCACTACCACCTGCAATATATAAATTATCAGACGCGGCTACACCTATAACACCAACACTAGTACCGGCTCTTCTAAAATTAATTATGTCGCCATCATTTGTACCTCTATTGACAATTAAAGCTGTACCAGAATTTCGTGATATGTGTGATGCATCTCCTACATGAAAAGCATGGCCATTTGTACTTGAAAAGCCAGGTGTAGTAGATGTAGTACCAATTGTAATTGTACCACTCTCTTGTATATCCATAGCAAGAGTTCCATAATCACTATAACCAGTACCTGTTATATCGTTGTCATGGTGATCTACATAGAATTGATGATTTCTGTCAGCAATATAATTCATTGTAGTTTGACCAGCACCTCTTTGGAATATATACGAGGATTTAGTTGCTGAACCAGATGTTCCATCTCCAACTCTGAATTCTATACCAGCACCTAATGCTGCAGCTGTATTTGCTGTTAAATTTTGAACTGTAATTAATGCTAAACCATCAGTAGCAGTAGAATCAAATTGTGCAACAATTGCTGGCTGAGATGCTAATGCTACGGCATCATGGTTTACCTGTAATCTACCCGAATTTGTTAAGACTAACTCTGGACTTGCTAATGTGTCACTACTATCTGATATTTGAAATGATGTACCTGATACACCAGCTCTCCATGATACAGCACCAGGTCTTTCAAATTTTATACCTGGTGTTGTAGTATCGGAGATGTGTAATTTCATATCTACACTATCTTCACCTATACCAACTCTATTTGCTGAGACATCAACAAATAAAGTATCTGTATCAATTGCCATATCACCAGTTGCGGTAATAGTTCCTATATTAGATAAATTTCTTGATGAATCTATAACGGTTGTTGTGTTTATTCTAAGATTACCGACAACATCAACACTTGAGCTTGTAGGTGTACTATTCGGTACTATTCTCATTACTTCTTCATCATCACTATTTCTATATGAAATTTGATTATCAGCAAGAGCATCAAAAATCATAGAGTTGCCTGTATACTTAAATCTGAATGCATTACCACTTGCTCTTGTAATTTTTGTACCATCATCTGCACCTGATGAATTAAAGAAATTAATATCTTTATTGTTTGCCATATCAAGGTCATGGTTCAATATTAAATTACTATTTTCTATTTTAACAGAACCATTTTGGAATAAATAAATATCTGTTTGACCTGAACGACCAATTCTTAAATCATCTTGATAAGCATCGAATCTATACCAATCGACTGTACCATCGTGATCAGCACCAGTGTATAATCTTAATTCACCACCTTCTGCGTTTCCAGTTGCACCACCAAATAGATGTAATGTACCCGGTGTACTATCATTAGTACCAACATATAATGTACCATTATAGAATTGAGCATCGGTTGCACTCATATTAAATTGTAGTGAACCGTTATTTTTTATTTGAAATTGACTTGCACCCGAGCCATCAAATGTTCTATCTAATATAAAGTTGTGTGTACTATTACCATCTGCATCTTGATCTGCTGTTAATGTAATATCGCCATCGGTGACACGTATTTTTAATCTTTCGTTTGCATTTCTTCCGATAGATAAAGATTGTTCTGATCCACCATTATAGAATGTGTGATCTGAACCAGTTGAAGTGATTGTACCACTATTGGCTATAGTACCAATGTTTGAAATGTTTCTTGAGCTATCTATGACTGTCGTTGAGCCCATTTGCAGATCGCCAGTTGCAACTCTTACATTACCACTTGAATTTGCAGCTAGTCTTACTGAATTACCAGTTCTTAATACAGCCTCTCCATTTTGATTTCCTATTTCTATGCTGGCATTTGTATCAGTAAATCTTGCTAATGCTCCTCCTAGATTAGTTTCAAATTTTGCTGCTTCAAAGTTGTCTGTATGGTAAACCTTTAATGCATGAGTCCCAGATGGAGCTGCTGAACCAATTCTAGTATCGCCAGTTAAAACTGTAGTTCCAGAAACTGTTGTATTAGAACCAAGAGTAATTGCTGAACCTGTATCTGTAATATTTGAATCATCTAATATTGTTCCATTAAATTTAACAACTTTGTTAGTTACTATATTGGTAACACCTAAACTTCCTGCAACTTTAATTGAATGTGAAAAATCAAACTCGTCATTAGTCGCATCCCAAAGAATAGTAGCATCTGTCGAACTATTGACAGCATCTTGTATGGTAATACCAGCTCCATCGGCTGAACCTGAAGTATCTCCTGAACCTTTATTGAGAGTTATATTTTTATCTTCAACATCTAATGTCGCTACATTTAAAGTTGTAGTATCTCCACTGACTGTAAGATTACCACTTACAGTTAGATTGTTTGATACAGTGACATCACCAGCATTGGTATAAAACATTGTAGTTCCACCACCACTTGTTTTGAATGATAAACCATTGGTGTCTCTTGCAAGAATTTGTCTGGTAGCAATATAATTTGAATTACTATTTAATGTAAGATTACCACCTACAGTAATATTTCCGGTTGATGCAAGAGTTGCACCAGTAATAGTACCGGCTGCGGTATAATCGTTTAATTCAAAAAAGTGTTTATTAGAAGTTGTACCTTCTGGTCGAATAGATAGTGTACCACCGACCTCAAGCTTAGCGTTTCCACTGCCTGCGTCGACTAACTTTGTATCTGCACCTTCGACATGAAGGCCATTTTTGACTTTAAAATTGTGATCTGTTGCCATATTTCCGTTTCACTCTCCACGGTTAATACTATTATTTATAAGAGTAAGAGTCTTAAACAGTGATAGAATGTCTAACTACTTTAAATACCATAGTATCAGTAGATGCTGGTGTGGCTAATAATCTAATATTACCTGATGAAATGTCTGCATCAAATGTGGCTTCAATTGCAGCTCCAGTAAATATTGTACCAAATTCTGTGATATTTGCTGTGGTACCATCATGTACTAATAATAATTCAGTTGTGTGATAAGTACTATCTGTACTATTTGTGATCTGAACAGTATAACGACAAGACCTAAATACAGTAGAACCTGATTGTGATATTACAGCTTGTGAAGTGGCTGATGTCGTCGTAGTGACTGTATCTATTTGATATTCTTCAATTAATACAGGTGTAGTTATATGAACTTGTGTTGGCCCTATACCAACAATTTTAGTACCAGATGTACTTCCTATGGCCATTCCTGTTCTAGCTTCAAGTACACCATTCACATTTACGAATCCATTTGTTCTAACATTATCTTTAAAGAACATTCTTGCAGATACTGCTGCATTACTAGTATCTTGATTTATAATTAAACCTTGGACACCAGCAGCTGTGACATCTAAACTTGTATCAGGTGAAGTGGTTCCAATACCAACCTTACCGTCAGCATCAATACGCATTCTTTCTGCATGTGATGCATCATGTGAACTGGTATGAAATGCCAATCCTACCTTTCTATTATAACCTAATGAATCCTCTGATACAGCGAATATTGCTCCAGATTTTTGATTATCATAATTGCTATCGTTTCTACCAACAAATCTTAAACCCCATTTAGCTCCTGCATTTGTAGTAGAAGCAGCATTTTGTCCAAATCCTGCTCTTATAAGATGTACATCATTAACACTATTAGCATTCATTAATGAACTATCAGCACCACTATGTAGGTTAGTTTCTAATTTTGATTGCGGTGCAGTTGTACCGATACCTGTATTACCACTCGCAGTTAATACTATATCTCCTGATGTATTTTCAATATGGAATCTTTCATTTGGTGATACAATTTTACTATCTGTACCATGAGCTTGTATTTCTACATAATCTCTATCAGTACTTCCATTTAGTGTATAGTAATCTGGACCTACACGCATGGTAGCACCAGCTCCACCAACCTCTAAGGTTCTTAAAGGTGCAACTTGATTTATACCAACCTTACCACCATGTGGATTTAATGCAAGATTATAATATACAGCTGAAGCTAATCGTCTTGCTTGAATTACACCTGTTCCAGTTCCAAGTTGTCCAAAGATTGTTCCATAATCATCATCGCTATTTGATAATACCAATGTACAATCATCAATAGCTGTCGCAGTAAAATCTGGAGTAGTGTCATGACCTTTTATATGTACAGCTGTTCCTGCGTGTGGAGTATCTGAACCCATATTAAAACCAATATTTGCAGCACTCTGATCTAAAAATATTTGTCTAGTATTACCACTTGTAAATATACTTAAATCAGAACTTGTAGTTGTTCTAATACTATTTTGATCTATTCTTAATATTTGTGCTCCACCAGCACCTTCCATTTGAACAATTGCATCGCCTGATGCAGGGTCAACTTTAATTGTTGATGCAGTTGTAAGAGTTCCGATATTGACTAAGTTTCTACTACTATCAACAATATAAGTGCCATTTAGCTGATAGCCTGAACTATTAACAAAACCTGATGCTGCGTATATGTTGCCTGTGACATGAAGTTTTTGTGAAGGTGAACTATTACCTATACCCACGTTGCCTGAGCTATTAATAAACATTCTAGTAGTACCTTGGCTAGTAAGACTTGTTGCTCCAGTATTAAAAAAGATATGCTGATTTGAACCAACTAAAATACTTTCGCCACTACTTGAATTAATTACTAAATTATCAGATGCGTCATCTCCAATTAAATGACCATCACCTAATGATATAGTTCCTATGTTTGTTAGGTTTCTTGCAGATGAAATAACTTCAGTACCTGATATTCTTAATCCACCTGAATTTTTTATATCTAATCCATTTGCATTAAATAAAGCTCTTTCAGTTCCAGCAGTATCAAATCTGATTGTATCATCATCTGTGCCTTCTTCTACTTGAATTTTTGTATCGTTATCCGCATCTGTTATAGAATTAGATGAACCACCTCCACCAGAATCATTTTGAAAGCTTAAATTACCTGAACCATCTGTTTTTAATACTTGACCTGATGAACCATCTGCTGTTGGAAATGAGTATGCACCATTAAACGTGACAACATTAGCATTACTAATTGTTATTGGATTAGACGAAGCAGTTTCATTTCTTACTGTGAAAGTTTCATTATCTGTTCCAATACTAAATGACCGAGCAACACCTGTAGTATCTGTTAATGTAATTTTAGGATAAGAAGTTGCATTTAAATGTAATAATGAAGAAGGGGATGTAGTTCCAATTCCAAAATTTCCTGATGAATTAAGACGCATTTTTTCTGAATTATCAACTTTAAATTGGATAACTGAATCTGCATCATTATCACCTGCATCACAACTAATAATTAAGTCTCCACCTGCACCATCAATTTCTGCATAAGCAGATGGACTTGAATCTTCTAATCTAATAACAGGATCAGCACTTTTTATATGAAGTAATTTTGATGGGCTCGTAGTTCCAATACCAACGTTGCCTCCTCCTGCACAAATAAATACATTTGCATTATCTGGTTGTATAGAAATAGGTATACCGGCTGAGCCAGCATAATCATAAGCAAATATTTTTGAACTAGTTGCATTAGCTGCTTGCATACCTATCGCAGCATTTGGCGTTCCACTCTCTGCTGTTGCTATACCACCAACAACACCTAAACCGAATCCTGAAAATGTAGATGAACCTAGTGTTCCATTTACTGATAATTTGTGACGAGGTGCAGTAGTTCCAATACCAACGTTGCCGTCAGCATCAATTCTGACGTGTTCACCGTTTGTGGCATTACCAAAAGATATTTGTCTAGCAGTATAAGCCTCTAAAGCCATAACACCGGAACTATTATACATTCTTCCAACATTAGTAGATGTTGTACCAATTATAAATGAACCCGATGTAAATACGTCTTTATTAAATTCTAAATATTGATTACCATGGTCCCAAATTAAAGAGGCATTGCTTGTAGGGCCTTCAATCGTAAGTCCAGCACCATCAGCGCCAGCACTTGTTGTCACTCCTTTTGCAACTGTAATATTTAAATCTTCAACGTCTAGAGTTGCAGTATTAATAGTAGTGGTTGTACCATTAACTGTTAGATTACCACCTACTATAACATCAGCATTAAATGTTGCTTTACCTGCGTTAGACATGTCAATGGTAAGCGCTGTGATTGCCGAACCATCATCATTACCTTGAAAAATAATGTCGTGGTTATTTGTGGAGTTTTTTATGTATGTGTTTGAGCCATCGTTATATATAGCTCCATCATCATTACTTCCCAGTCTTAGCGCTCTGCCGTCGTTCAAGCCTATGTCATTGTTGAAATTAGCCCTACCAGCCTCTGACATATCCAGAGTAAGAGCAGTTATTGTTGACCCATCATCGCTACCTTTAAATACTATATCACCATTTGATATTAGTGAATGTATTTCTAAATTAGAACTATTTCTTTTTAGTTCACCAAAATGTGTGCCGCCTTGAGATAAATATATGTCATCTCCACCTGCATCTAAGTATATATCTCCTGCAACATCTAATGTTAAATCACCTGATGTATTTGTTATATTACCTGTTATCTCAACACCACTTGCTGATGTAGCTAGTTTTGCTACTTTGTTATGGTATAGAGTTGTGGCACCTGCTAATGCAGCATTAAAGTATAAGTCAGCTCCACTTCCATTTCTAAATTGAATTGAATTTCCAGTTTGTAGTCTTAAATTTCCAGTTCCAGCTTCTTTTATTATACTATTAGAGCCATCGTGGAATATTTGAAGATCATTACTTGAACCAAATTGTGCGTAAACATTGTCTATAAAGTTTAATGCATTTGCTGAAGCATCATAGAATAAATTACCACCTTCAAATCTAATATCACCATCACTATTTACTCTAAATCTTTCTAATGGTGTAATTGCTGTAGCGGATCCGCCTGTGTCTTGAGGATTTGTGTAAAAAACTATTTCACCATTATTTCCAAATTGAATTTGTGAGGAACCACCATAATTACCTTGTGTATAAGTATATGCTGAAGAACCGTCTGTAGTTATTTGTGTATTAAAAGTTAATCTATGGTGTCTTCCACCAGAATGTAAAAGCTCATATATTTGTAATGCTCTATCGTTTGTTCCAGCACTATCATCAATTCTTAAAGCTTCACTTACTCCATAAGTAGCACCTGGATTTGTATCTAATATAAGTGGATTATGATTGATTTCTAAACTACCATTAAAGGTTGCATTACCGGCTATTGTAAGTGCTCCTGCAGATAATGTAAGATCACCCGCTATTTCTGTATTACCACCATGAGCAACTCTAAAATAATGGCTTGAATTATCTTGTAATCTTAAACCATATTCACCACTGACTGTTTGTACTACTAATTTTCCACCACCAGGTGCACCGGTTCCTATACCAAAATTACCTGATGAAATAAACCTCGCATATTCTAAACCAGTAGTTCCATTATGACCTTGAAATTTTATTGAACCGTGTGAAGTATTATCTCTTGATTGAATTCCTAACATGGCTCCAGCTTGAAAAATAGTTCCAACCTGGGATGTGCCATCTGTATCTTGTAATTTTATTTTTGGATCGGATGCATGAATTGATAAAGGTTCTGTTGGATTAGTTGTACCAATACCAAGATTGCCATTAGTATCAAGACGCATCTTTTCAGCATTGTTAGTTCCAAATACTATTGGATTACCAAATTGATTCCATATTTTAAAAGCATTAAACTTATTTAATTGTATATATGCACCATTACCAGTTTCACTAGCTGATGTATGATTTCTAAATCTTAAAAGTGCTGAAGCACTATCACCACTATTTAAATTAACAATACTAAGTTCAGTATTTGAATCTTGATCTTTTCTAATGGCCAATTCATGTGAAGGAGTAATAGTTCCAATACCAACTTTGCCGGCACTAGTAATTCGCATTCTTTCTGTTGTAGTATCATTACCAAATCTAATATCATTTCTTGCAGCAATATAAGCTGTACCGGTACTGTCTTTAAGAAGTAATCTTACTTCTGTATCTGTACTTTCAAATTTCGTATTTATATTGTCTGCACCTGAATTTATATGTAGTTTATTATCAGGCGAAGTGTCTCCTATACCAACTCTTTGATTAGTATAATCTATTGATAAGGTTCTTGCATCGGCTGCAACAGCAATTGCATCGCTGGAGCCATCGTGTGTTTTAAGGAATATAGCACCATCATACGTATTAAGCGCTAATTCTCCTAAATTTAAATCTGATGTTGAGGGAGCATTACCAGCAGTTGCTGATCTCCTCAGTCGAATGTCTGTCTTTCTGGCCAATTTTGGCTTCTCCTATCAATCTCTATATAGAGTTTATATATTAGTATGTTCCACAGTCTACGACTGTAGAAGCAACTGGTACATTAGAACTATTAAATTGTAATATTGCACCTTCGTCACTAGAGGTTATAAAACTTAGTGCCGTACCGCCAGCATTTGAAATTAATACTGCATCTCCGGTAAATGAACTTATTCCAGTACCACCATGGGCTACTGGTAAATCTGTTGTTAATGATAATGAGGCTGCTGATGTCGCACCTAAAGATACTGTACCGGTAGCTGTCAGGTTATTTGAACCTGCTGCTATATTACCACCAACAGTTAAATTACTTCCAACTGCTAAGGTGCCTGATACATCTCCATTACCATCTAAATCTAAATTGTCTGTTATTTGTACTGTACCACCAGTTGAATCTAATATAAGATTACCTGATGAAGTATCAATTTCATTATCAGCAGTGACTCCTAATCGTACATTACCTGCAAAGACACCACCAAATTGAGCATCATGGAAAGGTGTACTGACATTTTCAGCTCCTGATAAATCTTCGTCTTTTGTAAATACAAATCTTTCTGTTTGAATATCAAATCCAAAGAATCCATCTTTGACTGCTGAACCATTATGATATTTAAATCTTACACCACGATCTAGGTTATCAGCCGATGAAGTATCTTTGGCTAATTCGATCATTGTATCTGTCACAGAAATTGTGCTACTAGATACGGTTGTTGTGGTACCATTAACTGTTAAGTTTCCAGTAATTGTGGTATTACCACCAATGGCTGCATCACCTGTGACTGTTAGATCATCACCAATTGTGACATCATCTGGTAATGCAAGAGTGACTACAACGTCTGTACCTGATTTTGCTACACTTGTAGAAATCTCATTTGCTGTACCGACGATTCTTAGATCATCTGTTAAGAGATCAACATCACCTGTTCCAGAATCACCATCTACTGTTAAAGCTGTTGCAACATTTACTTGACCTGCCGCAGTCAATCGACCTTGAGCATCTACTGTAAATGTTGGAATTGCTGTGGTTGAACCATAAGAACCAGCTGATACTGCAGTATTATCAAGATTAAGTGTGACTGTATTACCAGACCCAACTGAACTTAATGCAGTTCCACCCGCTATAGTTAATGTTTCACTATCTATATCTATTGATAATGCACCACCTGAATCACCTTGAAAATCTAAGTCTTGTGCTGTGACTTGTGTATCAATGTATGTTTTAATTGCTGAAGCTGTAATCAGCTGAGTATTTGATGGTGAACCAGGCATTGAAGTCTGGATACTTGTGACTTGTTGTGCTGAAGCAAGAGAACCAGTGGCTGCTAATTTTAGTCCACCTGTATTTAATTCACTTACATGTTTATTACCATCTGTAATTAATATCTTACCAGCTTCATTTGTACCGCCATCAAAATCTGTAGGGAATAAATCTGTATATGCTTTACCACCTAAAATATGAACCGATGATGCAACTCCACCGACTTCGGTACCAGCACCAACATAGAGAGTATCTCCTCCACTACCTGATGCGTATGAGTAAGCTAATTCACCTGTCTTTAATATGCTCGACGGGGCTCCAGTAGTTCCACTGGTTAAAATCTTAATTCTTGTTTTTGCTGCCATATTAGTATAAACCTCCGGTTAAAGTAAGGTTTTCATTCTCTACGTTATTAACTACTTTAAATCCTTGTGTAGTGCCATCGAATATAAGTACTGAACCATCTGTTGCTCCAGAGATGTTAACATTATTTAAGTCGCCTAATCCAATATTTCCTTGTGAGACTTTAATTGTTTGAGCTACGACTTCTTTCTTATTATTTAATGAAGCCTTGATTCCACTCTGCTGTCTTAAAGTTGCTTTTATTGCCATTATGCTCTTGTCACCCCTGGTGTCACGTCTATCTGTCCTTCTACTACTCTAGTCACTTCTGAATCTGCTGTTTTAGTGATCTCTACATCATATACATATCTTCCTGCTTTAATCGCATTTGTTTGCGCTGCAGTAAGTGATATAGTCAATGTACCTGTCGTTCTCGGACTCTTAAATTCTACTGTAAAATTTGTTGCTGTACTAGATGAGTATGTTTTTCTCATTTGGCCAGCACCAGTAAATCCAGTTAAATCTAATGCATCTCCATCAGCATCTTTAACATCTATTTCAGCCTTAAAACTCGCCCCTTGGTCGATGGTTAAGTTTGAAATCATTGCCATAATATATCCCTAACTATTACTATTTATATTTTTAAGAACTTCAATCTCGTCTTTCAGTTCTTTATTTTGTTCTTTTAATTCTTTGATTGCTTCAATTAATAAAGCAGATAATTGGTTATAATCAACAACCTTATGTGTATCTGAATTATCAATATTATTTACTTCACGTACTGCACTTGGTAATACTTTTTCTACATTTTGTGCAATAACACCAGCAGATTGTCTGCCATCTTTTTTCCATTTAAAGGTCACACCATCAAGTTGAGATACTAATTCTAATGCACCTTCAACTTTATGTATATCTTCTTTTAATTTTTCATCTGATGTAAGAGTTGTTGAAACAGCTATTATGTCATTTCTTACATGGAAATCACCATCTTCTTCTAATAGTGCTTCTTCTTGATTATTAACAAAGAATTTAATATCAGTAGATGAATTAAAATGTAAAAAAGTATTACCAGATGTACTACCAATCTTATTGACAGTTCCTCTTAGATCATTATTAATTCTTGCATTTGGTAATGTACCACTATCTAAATTGGCTGCATTATTTACAGCTGGACCATTAATAACAATCTCTCCACCTGAATTTTGAAGATCAATATTAGTACCTTCTTTTAATGTGATTCTTTGTTCTAATCCAGTTTCATCAACATTTGAAATTAAGCTACCACCAGAATCTTCTAGTCTGACACCTCTTATCGCATTTAAATTAGGTGTATAAGTGACTGTTCTATCTGTTTGATCTACTGATAATCCAGTTCCTGCTGCAAATGTTATGGATTGACCTGAACTAACTGTATCTGATTCACTCCCATCTGTGACACTAAATGAACCATAATTATCTGCAGTAAATGCAACATTTGCAACACCTTGTCGGGTAAGTGTTAATGTTGTACCTGATACTGAAGCATTTGTGACATTATTATTATGTAATTTAGCAGCTGCAACTCCACCATCTTTAATAGATATTGTCTTAGTTGCTGATCCATTGTATGTTGTACCACTATTTAATTGTAAAGTACTATCATCTACGCTTAGTGCTAATAATTGACCACCCAATGAAATACCACTAATTGAACTATTTGCTAATTTGTTATTAGCTATCGAACCTGCTAATTTATCCTGAGTAATAGAACCTGCTAATTGTGCACTTGTAATTGTACCTACTAAATTGATTGTTTTATAACCAGTCGCATCTTGTAAATCAAATGCAGGTGTAGCATCTGAACCACCTAATGAAAGACTTATTCCACCGAATGATACAGAACTATTTGCTAATTTACCATTTGCAATTGACCCTGCTAACTGAGCATTTGATATACCACCTGAATTAATACTTACAGAACCTGAACTTACTGTGAAATCACCAGAATTAAAAGATGCAATACCTTTATTTGTTGCTGTAGCATCTTCACCTGATATTACACCAGATGATATATCGATACCTTCTCCTGCAGAGAACTTACCTCTAACATCTGCTGTCGATAATTGTGTATTTGTATCAGTTGATGCAATTGTAAAGTTTGGATATGTTCCAGTGACGGTGACGTTTGAACCACCTGTTAAAGCAACTGTTTGATCTGGTGCTGTGTTTGTATATGTAATTTTATCTCCACTTCTAGCAATAGATAAACCAGTTGAAGCTTCTAAAACAACATCATCTGTAGTACTACCATTATGGCCTGAACCAGAAAGTCTTATCTTTTCTTCGTCTGTATTGTCACCATCAACGCATGATATAGCATATTGATTTTGTGTATTTGTATCTGTAGTTGAGAATCTGCCATCAAGATCAACGGTTAAATTAGATAGACCATTTCTTCCTAATGTTAGAATACCATTACTTGTATTAAATGCTACACTATTGACAAAGTTATTTGTGGTTGATACTGTACCAAATGATAAATTACCACTACCATCTGTTTCTAATACTTGACCTGCTGAACCATCTGTGACATTTAATTCTGTTATGCCAACTGTATTAGCATCTATATTTACGTTGAGATCAACATTTCCACTACCATCAAAAGAGACAGCACTTGCAGTAGCATCACCACTGACTGAGAAGTTTCTTGCATTTTGTAAAACAGTTGCTGATCCAGCATTTCCAGAAACAGTACCTGTGACTGAACCTTCGACATTGGCTACTAATGTTGCCACTGCATAACCAGTTCCACTTACATTTACTGTGGTTGTTGGTTCTACTTGTAAATCTTTAAATAGTTTAAACTTACCTGAATCATTAGCATCTCTAAATAAACCAGCATATAAATCTTGTGAACCTGATGTATCGTATAATCCATATAGACCAATATCTACTGCATCACCAGAATTATTATTTTTAGCTAATTTAATTAATGGATCCTCAACATCAAGTGTAGCTGTATTTACAGTTGTTGTTGTACCATCGACTTGTAGATTACCTGTGACTACTACATTTCCAGATAAAGTTGGATTAGTTGGTATACCTATTGTGACTGTTCTTGAATTTTCAACCACTTCAATTTCATTTGCTGTACCTTGAATTGTTAATGTATCATTCAATGCAACATCTGTTGAGTTTGAACCATCTGTAATTGTAAAGTGATCGTGTTCTAATTTAGCATTTGTGACTGCATCTGCTGCAATCATACCTGTTTGTATTTGAACTTCTGTTATATTACCAGAACCTGCAGCAGTTCTTCCTAATAATCTATTCTGTGATATGTTTTGCATTTTAGCAAATGTAATCGCACTAGCAGCAACTTTACCTGTTGTGACATTTAAATTTGCAATTTTATCTGTTGTGACACCACTATCTTTTATTCTAAGAGATGTACCACTCTTTTCTAAATGAGTACCATCTGCAAGATCACCAAAGTTTGTATATGTGACTATGTCTGTAGTATCTGCTGTACTTCCATCAGCTGCAAGACCAACTAATTGCCATGCTCTTGTTGGGGCTGCACTGACTCTTGTATGATTCCATTGAACTCTAGGGTCTACACTATATCCTGAAAAACTATTTTGTACCTGTAGACCTTGCTGATTTCCAGAACCATCAACCTCAACAAAGTTTACACCAAATGTAGATACACCTGATGCAGAACCAGCTAATGTCAATGTACCATTAATTATTAATGATGAACCAGAATCAAATGTGACAGTGGTTCCACTGACAATATTTCTATTTGCATCTGTTCTTACAACATTTGTACTTGTTGTTCTTAGAACTGTAGCATCTACTGCAACGTCATTTGCATTAGCAGTGATACCATCACCACCAATGACATTTAATGTTCTATCTTCAGCTAATGTTCCACCACCAGTTAAACCAGTTCCTGCAATTATATCTCTTCCTTGAAGGGTAGATATATCTGTATCATTATTTACTATTGCTGTACTTAGATTTCCTAATACACCTGCAACAGTTGTACCACCATGAGTACCAACACTATTTAATATTGTATTTGTGACACCAATTTCTGCATCGATTGCATTTATGGCTGATGTAAGATTAGTTAAACCTGCAGCTGCGGTATTTGTTCCTGTTATTACAGCATTACCTAATTCTGAATGCAATTCATTTAAAGCAAGTTTTACATCATTTCTATTTGATACACTAAATTGTGTACTGAGTGTTCCTATATCTAAGACACCGTGAACTGTAAGATTACCAGATATATCTCCAACACCATCTACGTCTAATGAATCTGATTGTAATTCACCTGTAATATCTACACCATCTGCTTTAGTGGCTAGTTTTGCTATATTATTATGATAAAGTGTTACAGCACCATCAGGAGTTGCATCAATCATTATTTCTGCTGCAGAACTATTTAAACGAATACCCGGTCCGTTTGATTGAATTACTAAATATCCAGTACCAGCATCATTTATATAACTATTAGAACCATCGTGATAAATTTTTAAATCAGAGCCTGCACCAAAAATTGCTTGACCACTATCAGGTAATTTAATATCGTGATTAAAGATTGCTGTACCAGCATCTGACATATCAAGGGTGAGAGCAGTCACACTTGAGCCACCATCATTACCAAAGAAGTTAATATCGTTGTCTGAACCTTGAGATACTATATGCAAACTACCAGAACTATTAGTAAATTTACCAAAACTATTCCCAGCATCTTTAAGTAATATATCACCACCATCTGCATCCAATATTATATCACCAGATGAATCAATTGTCAAGTCACCGGATGTAGTAATTGTTCTTGCTGATGCATCGAATACACCTTCAATCTCATTGATTGCACCAACCACATTACTTGTGACTGATGTATTTAATGCAGTGACATCACCTAATTCTGTTCTGAGTTCTCTTGCCGCACCGGATAAAGTTGTTGCACTTAATCCAGTCAATGTCATATTTCCTATTTCTGTATGTAGTTTAGAAATAGTTTGTGTAATAGTATGTGTACTTCCATGAATATTATTAATTGCTGTGTCACCAATAAAGGTTGCAATATTTTCTATTTGACCAGTTAAGTTTTGCGAACCAGTATTATAAGTCGCATGACTTGGAAGATCATTTGTAAAACTAGCTGTTCCGATATCAGTATGTAATTCATTTACTGCACCGACCACACCATGGCCAGCTTGAGTTGTAGATACTGTATAATTTCCTAAAGTACCTCTCAGCCCTGTTTCTAATTCATTAATACTAACTACTAAATCACCTGCAGAGGTTGTACCTAAGTTAGCAATATTACCGATGTCATCTTGTAATTCGTTTAAAGCTTGTACTGTACTTGTGGCTTTAATTTGGATATCATCAGTTGCATTTGCAGTAATTGTATTGAGTTCGATGGCATTTCCGAATGCAATGTCTTTACTTGATATACCTGTATGATTAGCTGCTATAATAGCGGCATCACCACCAGTAATATTTTGACTAACTGAATATGTACCTGATTGTACTTTTAAGAATAATGCTGTTGAAGTGGCCTTTAGAACTGTCGCACTAAATCCACCTGATTGTGAAATTGTTGTACCTTCTTCATAACCTGCTAGTGCTGGATTATTTTGTAAAGTAATGACACCAGATAAAGCTGGAACGTGGAAACCTGTAGCTGATAAGTCTTGTGGTAATTCAGTACCATTTTTAAATACTCTAATATTACCAACATTATATGATTCTGTAATTAATCTAACGACTGCTGAATTGGCTATATTGTCTGAACCTATTACTAGATTTTGTGCAGCATTAAATGTACCTGAACTATTTTTAACAAGAATTTTTGATGTTGAAACACTAACAATAGTTGCTGAGAATCCACCTGATTGTGTGACAACAGCATCTGCAACAAAACTTGATGGTATTGTTGGACTTCCTTTGAGAATAATATAACCACCAGTATTATCTAAACTTTCATCTGGTTTTATATTAAATTTTTGTATGAGTGAATTATCATCACTACCTTGTACTAAATCTGTACCTACAGAAACATTTGAATAGTCAAATACATTATCTGCAATTAAACTATTTAATTGGTCTGTATCGCCTAAGTGTAAAGATACCTCATTGGCCTTTTGTCTAAATTGCTCAATGGTATTACTTTTTAATATTCTTGTTTCTTTATCTATTGCCATATTTATTTACTCAATTTTTTTATAGCTTTTTTAAGCTCAGCTAATTCTTCTTCAAGTACTAAAATCTTTTCAGCTTGTTGATTTGCTAAATTCATTTGTGCTCTTCTTGCTCTAATAGCATTACTATTAGTATTTATAACAGCACCACTATTTTCATCTTTAATAAAGTCAGGTAAATCTTTTATTTTCTTTCTTGCCATCTCTTATCCTATGTTGAACATATTGCTCTAAAATCTTTCACCTTTGGTATGTTTGATGAGCTATTACTCACGAGAACAATCTTAAATTGTATCACACCAAATGTACCTGCTGGGTCTATTGAATATTCTACTTCATCAAATCCAGTATCATTGAATGGCACTGAACCTACTGTTGGAGCAGCCAAAATAAATGGTTGATCGAATATACTTGTTTTACTATTTTGTCCTAAAGCTCTGTAATATAATAATATATCACTACCAGTTGGTTTATGTGCATTTAAAAATACATTAAAGACATCTGCCTCTTCTTGTAATTGTATTTTTCTTGTTATATATCTTGCTAATTCAGAACCACCTCTAGCTAATAATTCACCAGATGATGCTGAACCACTATTACCAATTCTATTTTGAATTGTATGTACAGAAGTTCTATTCATATCAATCACTGGACTTAAGTGTGATTGTGTTGAAGATAATTCTACTTCTATTTGGAATGTTTTATTTGTACCAAATCTATTTGAACCACTTAATAGAGCACCATTTACATCACTATATATTGCTCTTGGATCAGCAAATGTAAATGTTCTATTTGGTAATATTTCAAATCTTGCAGTGTCCATAACACCACCAGTTTCTGAACCATTTATACTCTTATTAGAAACAGTCTTTGCAAAATATCTAACTGATGTTCCAGGTACTGTAATATTTGATATGACTGGGTACATCACATCCATGTGTCTATTCTCAGTTATTCTTACACTTGAGCCACCACATCTTCCATCTGCAGTTGCATTAGTAGAACCTACAGTAATTGTATATGTATCATGTGTGACATTACCAATCGTATGTGTACCATTTAATTCTGCAGCTGGTATGCCATTTTGTGCACCACTTACTCCACTAATAACTACACTTTGTGTTCCTTTATACATACCATGGTTTGGGTGTCTCACTAAAACTATTTTTGGATTAGAGGCAAACGTTGTTCCCGAACCAGAGGTAGTATTTGTGACAAATGGATTTCCACCAACTCTTCGTGCTGGTAAAGCATCATTTTGTAAAGTCAATACTGATGTAGAGCCAATATTAAATTCAGCTCTATTTAATTTAAACTTCATATCTCTAAATTGTTCAGGTGTCCATGTTGAAGCATTTGCTGAACTAAAGAATACACCACCATAAGGTTGTTTTGTAATTGTTTCGTTTGCTTTTGTTAAATCTTTTTGACCAACCTCAGCAATAAAGACATTATAATTATCACATTGTGATGTAAGAACTATTGCATATTCTTGATCTTGATTTAAATATACTGGGTGATCGAATGAGAAAGTTGTACCTGAATTAGCTGCTGCATTTTCTGATACATTAACTGAACCAGGGTATAAAATTTTATCTGCACCTGGTACTATTCTTTGTGTTGGTACACCATTCTTAGTTGTTCTAATTGATAATCTTACCGGTATATTATCATCTTTTGTTTTAAACCATATCTCTACTGATTTACAAAATAGACCACCGTCTTTATCGATAAGAATTGTTTGTGCTATTGGGTCAACCCATTCTGTTGTTTCACTAACTTCTGTCTCTACTACAGTTCTATCTTCACTGACTTCTGTATGTACAAGTTTCGGTACCTTTGTTGATACAATAGTTTCTTCTAATACTTCTAACATACCTTGTGCATGATATTGAGCTTCTGCAAAAGATGTTTCGTTATCTTTATTATTATTAATATCATCTGATAGTCTAAATTCTCTGACACCAGCAGCAAATTTCAATACATCATTTCTTGGTATAATAAATGAACCTAATATTCTTCCTGTACCATCTGATACCAACTCTCCACCAGCACCATCAGGATGCACTGTAAGCCCTTCAAATGTATCAACTGAGGTTTGATCTGAGTATTCTGTAATAGAACTTTCTTCTTTTACAAAAGTAGTTGCTGCATTAAAAGTACCACTTGGATAACTTGATAACATTACATCATCAAAAAATGCATAGAACTTAGTATTTGGTTTTAATAATTGAGCATCGAAAAATACTTTTCGTGATCTAATAAATGGCAAGAAATTAATTTCTACTACTTTAAATCCATCACTACGATATACTGTATCAAATCCGACTTCTGTTTTTACACCATCTCTTGTTTCTTGACTTGTGACTGTTCTTGTTTCTACAACTCTATCTGCCTCAATAATTTCACCTCGTCCTTCATCATCAAAAAATGTTTCTCTTTGTATGTCTAATTCTACACCGGTCCAGTTTGTTTCCCATTCATTCCAAACTGTTCCTAAGATACCTTCTTCTTCAGCCATTTGTACAAACTGATCATATTGAGCTGTATCATCTATAATAACTGCTGGTCTAATATCTACTTCTTTCCATTCATCGCTTTCTGGTGTAAGGTTAACCATACCACCCCATGTAAAGACATTATAAGGGTTGACATTTGAAAATGTTGATGAATAAGGTTGATCTATTTCAGCCACATCTGTAGCCATAGGCATTGTGACTAAAGAACCACTTTTTACAGCTGTACCACTATCACCAGATTTTCTAATAAGGTTAACATTTCTTTCATCAAACTTAGGTCTTAGATGACCACGCTTTTTATCGATAGATGCACTATAGTCTGGATTTCTTGGGTCACCGATATTGTGGCCAAAGAATCCATCTACAATAAATCCATTTTTAGTTCTTGATGTTCCATCAGCAGCAAAGATTTGTGCATCTGCTGCATTTTGTTCTAATAAAGATAATGATGTATAGTACTCAAGATTCTTAATTCTTTTATCAAGATTACCAATGTCTTTCATTGTATATCTTTGAGTATTGTTTATTTTTGGTTTGAAATCATTTAAATTAAATATATATGGCTTTAATCTAAAATCATATAATGAAAATGCATCATCATCTACTGTAGGTGGTGATGGTCTTTCATCTGGTACACCTTTTTTAACAACTAATGAACCATTTCTTTTTAAGATTAGTTTATCTATTCTTGGTAAATAATATTTAGTATCAAATTCTATTGTACTTGAATCAACGAGAGGTTGTGGATTTCCACCTGTACCAGTAAATCCTGTACCAGCATTATCTCTAATTGGTCTAAAGTCTAATGCATCTCTTAATTGTATTTCTTTATTGACTGTTTTAAAAGAAGGTATATTTTCATATTCAGCAAATCCATAAGAATCTACACTGAAATAATCACCTTCACCTGTGACATTGAAATGGTCAAACTCTACGACAAGAGTATTTGCTGGTGCTTGAAATCCAGGTTTTAAAATAATTTTACCTAGATCAAACATTGATTCTCTTTGACCATTATCTAATTCAAATTGATCTTTAATATCTACACTAGTATTTCCTGTTTCTTTAACAGAATTAATTTTAATAATATGTGCTCTTCCGAGTGATAATGCATTTACAACACCATCGACTGTTCCTAAAGATGCTGCACTAGTTGTGACTGTTGCTCTGGCTGCTGTTCTTTGTACGGCTGTTTTTTCAACATCTACAATAAGATCAATATTTGAAGCTGTACCTGAACCATATAAATTAGCATGTGCAACATTTACAGTGACATCATTTGTACCAACTTGTGTAGATGTTCCTCCACCAATAGATGGTATTTTTTTAATCTTTGGTGAACCACTAACATTTGCAAAAACATAACCTGATGCTGCAACATTCACTGCAGTTTCTCCAGTACCTAAAGTAAATGTATGACTTGCAGTTGCTGAACTAGAATAACTAAACCTTTTCTTAGTTGTATATTTAACAGAACTTACTTCTTTTGTAGCTGCATGAGGTAATGGTATAATCATACCTAAATTATTTGTATCAAATAATTGTGCACCTGTACTAGCGTATGATTTAAATTGACCCTGGAATCTTAAAGTAGAACTTGCTGTTTCTTGGAAACTATTTACAGATGAAAATGCACCTGTTGTCATATTAATATCAAACAAGAATATTCTTGCATTTGCTGCTTCATCGTCTGCAGTTATACCACGAACTCTTGCTGTACCAACAACTGATCCACTACCAGGTGTGGTTGATGTATGTAAATTAATAGTTGTATAACCATTGACATCTGGAACACCTTCGACTGTACTTAAAATTACTTCTGCAAAATTACCATTTCTAATAGTTCTCTGTACATCAGTAGCTGAATTAACTGCAACATCAACATCTTCTCTATCATTACCATCACCTGTAAATGCTGCCCTTGGCTTTTCTACAATAACTCTATCGGCTATTGTTTTTTCAATTCTAAATCCTTTGACATATGCAACATTTGGTTCTACTGATATACTTAATCTATCTTGACCAAATTGAGTAGCAGCAGCATCAGTATTAGCATCACCATCAGCTCTGATCTGTGCCACTGTTTTAAAACCATTATTAGAACCATCATTTAAATATTCTTTTACGCTTATTTGAAATGGCTCTACACTATAATTACCACTTTCTTCAAATGTTCTTTTTGCTAATCTTCGTGTAAGTGGTGTATCATCTGTTTTATCTGTTTTATCGACAGATGTTTTACCATCTACAATTTTAATTAATGTGATTAAATTATTTAAACCATCTGTCGTTCTTTGTGCATAACCAGTAGGGTCTGCAGCTGTAATCTTGTGTTTAACTAAAACAGTTCCAATCTTATATCTGTCAGCACCAGGTGCTGTAGCATTTGGAGTTCCAGCTGCATTATCTAAAAGACTAGCATCTGTAGTTGAATTGATTATTTCTTCATTGACTTGTAAGCTTAAAATAAAACTAGGTGTTATTCCATAGTTTTCTAATACTAAACTTTGTGCAGCTACAAATACAAAATTACCTGATATAAAGTATACACCTTCTTCTATATTAGCTCGTGAACCTTTTCCAGTTTGACTTGATATTGTTGATGCTTGATTACCTGCAGTAGATAAATCCGTATCGGGACCACCACCAACCATTGCTTTAATTGTTTGACCACTAGAATTTGTACCAGTTAGTATTTCTCCAACTGAGAATACTTTTGTTATATTATCAGAACCAGTATTTGTATATTGAATATAAAGAGTATTAGAAATTGTATCACCATTTGGTGCAGTTCCACCTGCAACCACATGATCTACGACAGTTGCGGTGACTCCAGATGTTCCACCTGTAATTGTTCTTCCAACAAATTGACTAAGATAAGAACTAGTTGTAAAAGCACTAGAACCATCATTCCATGCATCTTCAACCTTAACAAAATCTAAATTAGTATCAACAGATACTTTACCACCTACAACCCTTGAACCTGATTTAAAAGAATATTGTCCATGTCTATCTATTTGTGCTTGTAATAAACTTTGTAATTGAGTTAGTTCTCTTGCCTGAACAGAAAATCCAGGTTTAAATAATATCCTATGAAAATTTTTTGACTCTGCATAATCGTCAAAGTACGGGTCGCCATATATTTTTATTGCCATAAATCTTTCCTATCAATACTAAATTAAAATTCTAGTATTAGTTTTATATCTTCAATTTGTGTTGCTGATCTGTTAATTGGTGTTCTATTTTCTAAGAATAACATTTCACCACTTCTACTATCTACTTCAGCATTTGAAATAGAGCTTACAGTAAATCCACTTCCACCACCACCATCTTGTGCAGTAATTGTTTCTGAACCTCCAGTTGTAAAGCTTTTAAATCCAGTTTTTTCGTTCTGATAATAATAAATTTTATTATTTGAGCCAGATGCATCGACATATGCGATAAAAGCTTTTGCTCCAGAACTTCCACCAGTAATTACGTCATCAGCTGCTAAGTTGGCTACATCTCCAGTGTTAGCTATATTTAATGCTTTTAATGGATTTAATGTTGTTGCTGTTGCTAATCCACCTGCAAAAGGTGTACTATTATGAACTCTTGGATTTTTAATAATTGTAATTTGTCTAAAATCATTTCCGATTGTCAAGTCACCACCACCTGTACCAGTTAATTGTGTATTTAATGCAACTAAGAATCCACCTAGCTCAGCAACTGGATCAGTACCATGACCTCTATTTGGAGCTATAACAGCTCTTGGAGTTGCATCTGTAGTAGCACCTCCACCAGCAACTGTAATAGTAGCCACTGTAATATTTTTACCATGAGCAGAACTACCAGTAGCTGTTCCAATATCGATTGCTGTAATAGAATTACCAACAATTGTGACATCAGCCGGTTCTGCAACTGCATTTGTTTCACCATCACTACTAATTACGATACTGGTTGGATTACCTGTATAACCAGCTCCACCTTGACCAGATGGTATTTCTATTCTTTCAATACCACCAGCCTCTGCTAATTCTAATGAATCTTTTTGTGCTTTATATTGTGTAAAGTCCGTTGATAATGCTGTACTTGCTTTTGTATCATTTGCAAAATTAATAGTTAGTATATCACCTGATGATACCGCATGTGCTAAGTTTGCTGCTAGAGTTAATTCTGCTCCAACAATTGCACTGATTTCTCCAACAACTTGTGCACTAGCATTCACAACTTGATGGCCAACTTTAATATCTAAGTTAGCTTCTGTTAATAATATTTTTGTCTGATTATCCGCGGCCGCGGCTGCAGCAAATGCTTCTATAGTGATTGGTATAGTTTTAACTGGCATATATGCATTTGTTAAAAACTTTTCGGAATCAGCTGTTGTAATACTATACATATATTTCCAGATATAACCATCTGTTGCTGAACCTGTAGGAGTCGGAGTAGTGTGAGTAGGTTGCACTGTTGACTGAGCTCCATTACCATTTCTTAGACATTTATAAACTTTAAATTCGTTTGTTAGTACATAGAAACATGGATTTTTATCGTATATATCTGCATCATCTGAATCCCATGGTACATACACTGTACCTGTAGTCCAATTATGTCTTTTGACTACATGAGAAACATCTGCAGATGTTAGTTTTTGCATACCAATAAATTGGCGCCTTGCGTTGTTTTGATCGTCTAAATGATCGTTTGGTGTGAATGGAGTTGTATCTGTCGTATCTGATGTGGTCAAGGACCATGCATCAGCTCTTCCGATAGCTACATATACATTCGAGTTTTTAACATCTTCTTTAAAATTATCTGCGTTAACAACTCTAAAATTAGAACTTACTATTGCTGTCATTTTTCTTTCCTACTCTATATTAATATAAGTTTGTATATCTATATTATTTATATCATTTGCATCGAAGTTTTGGATTTCTTCGGCACCAAAAGCCTCTATTGCTACATTTCTATTATACAAACGGGTTGTTGCATTGGAACCTTGTCGTTTCCTCATGCTATTATTTATAATGGTTCTGTGAGTGCCATCATGTAATTTTCCTTGATGATTTAATGAAACAATTTGTTTAACTAAATCTTCTTTTACTCTATCCTCATTTTGAGAACCAGTTGTTAAGTTTACATCTGGGTCTAATATATAACCAGAACCAGGATTAGTAATATTGAATCCACTGACTTCACCTTCAGCATCTAGTGTTAATACTGCTGTTGCTGTTGTGCCAGTTAAATTACCATCAGCATCTTTTGCTGTCGGTGTACTAAATTGAATGGTTGGAGCTGAATTATATATTTTATTTGCTTGACCAAATAATCTAAGATTTACTATCTTTCCAGTCATATCTACATTACTTGCATTCCTTGGTACATCAATAGAAGCAACAATACTAGTTATTGATGAACCTCTATCATCAGTACCAATTGTAATTTTATCTGGATCAATTCCACCATCAGCTGTAAGATCACTAGCACCACCACCAAAAGAAATTACTGGATTTGTTGCACCAGAATTAGATGTAAAACTTATAGATGGTAATGCAATATAACCAGAACCAGGATTTATAATTTCTACACCTGGTGGTGTTTGCGCCATTGTATTTAATTGACCACCTGTAAAGTTTAATTGAATATTAGCATTGACACCTCTTATAACTTGAATACCAGGTCCATAAGAAGCTGCAAAAGCCTGTACTAAAACTGGAACATCTTCAATACCAATAACACCCGGTGATCTAAATGGCATTGCACTAAATAGTTCTCTTTGTGTATCTCCAATATTTGGTAATGTCTTTCTGAATGGTGAACTTAATCTTTGAGTTGTTGGATTACCAGCATTTACTAAAGCTAATAAAATTAATATTTCTGCAAAGAATTTAAATCCTGCAGGGTGTACTAATTTTTTAAATGAATCTTTCCAACTATCTAAACTTTGACCAGACTTGATGACATAAGAAAATTTTTGAAATCTATCACTATCATGTAATTTAATATTATTAGATAAAAAACCTTTATTGTCAAGATATTGTCCACCTAAAATTAGATTACTATTCTTTTCCCATTTTCCAGAAGAAGGTATTAATGTTTTATCTATTGGAAACTCTATCTCAGCTGTATCATTAAATATTAATCTGAAAAAGGTTATAAGTGAATCTTCCGAACCTCTAAGTTTATAAAAATCTATAATCTGTTTATATAATGTTCTTTTTTCTACAGTTGGATTACGAGGTAATATAGGTGCAATCTCTTTTGCTAATTTTTCTAAATACTGAGGGTCATTTCTATCAATGTCAATATTTCTTTCTATTTCATTTAAAGCATATGATGGTCCTGCACCTGTATGATTCTGAACAATTGTCGTCAGAGTTGCAACCTTACCATTGTGTATGGTTAAATCATTTGCTGTAGTATCTTTGACTGTAAATGTTTTACCTCTTTGTAAGGTACTTGCAGATAATGATTCTGGTAAATTATTACCATTTGTAATTTCTACATTGAGGTTTGTACCAGAAAAGTTTATTGGAAATGATGTGGTAGTACCATCACCATTATCAATGACCATTGTTGAAACAGAGTTTTGTTGAAAGAATTTATTATTTTTTAATTCTGGATCAGCTATTCTAAAAACAGCTTTACTATCTAAAATTGTATCAGTAAATGTTTCACTAGTTGTATAGTTAAATTCATCTATATTTAAAAACTCATAGTATGCTTTAAGTAAAGCATCTAATGTAGTTTTATCTCTAAATATTTCACCAGGTAATAATTGATCTAAGCGAATATCCTCTTTTGTATCTTTGAGTGTATTCTTAGATAAACTTGTATTACCTGAACTATAACTTTTAGGCATTACTTAATCCTTCTATTTGTATTATAATCAATAGTACCCGATGTTCCTGACACAGCCACAGTATCTACTTCTACAACTGTTGTAATTCTAGCTTGCTCTATATTTAATAACTGATTTCTTACTGGTGCGATATCTAAAGAATCTGGCACTACGGTAAGTCTGATAACATCTGTAGTATTTGGTACAAAACCTTTTAAAGTTATTTTACCATTTGTAATATCTAATGTACCCGCGTCATCTATTACTGTAATATTGACACCATCAACAATTTTGTATACAATAACTTGTCTATTTGCTGATCCAGCAATTGGTATATCACCAAATTGTACATCTGTATTTGGATCAGTATTTAATCTAAATTTTGAACTACTTAAAATAAAGTTTGTTGAATTACCTGTATTAAAGAATGGCTCAGCAAATGTTAAAGTAAAATTATTATCTGCAGTAGATGCTTTAAGTTGATGACCAGTTGCAGAACCTAAAGCTCCTAAACTTACTGGATTACCATTTAATGTTTCTGATAATTTTAGTGAGGTTGTTGTTTTATCTCTTACAAAATATTCTCGTCCATCGACTAAATTACCAATTACTGTACCGGTTGGTACAATATATGTGATCTTATCACCGTCGGCAAAATTAGCTGCTTCTGATACTGATAGAGTAATTGTATTATTTGCTAAACTTACAACTGAACTACTAGAACCGTCGAATGTAATTACAGCTGAAATATTAGGTGTAATATTTTGGAACATTCTAGGTCTAACATTAGCACTTGTAATACTTGGTTCTGAACTAACTATTTGTCCTAAGATTTCTGAATGTCTAAAAACGCCATCAAATCTATTTAATTGGTTAAAGTCATAATCTGATATAGTATCATTTACTACTGATTGTACCTCTGCTGATGTTCTATCTGTAAGGTTTGGATTGTATTTAATAAAGACATCTAATTCTAATAATGTTTCTTCAAGGTCTACTATTTCTGGTACAACTGAAACAACATTTTTACCTTTTAGTAAAGATTTTATCTGTGTCTTTTCTGAATCAGTTAATAGATTACCAGTTAGTGGCTTGATAGAAATATATGCACTACCAAAATCTACAGGGTCATTATCTTCTCCACCCCATGTTGATATTGCTTGAATATTTGGAAAACCATTTTTAATAATAGTCGCATAATCGTCTGATGTCACTGCTCTATTCTGAGTTGCAAATGCAAGTGGAGCATTGAACCTCACAGATTCATTTGTTTCTTGTGCTGTTCCACCAGAACTTTGAGTTGTAGTTGTGACTGCAGTTCCACCACCAGTTGAAGTATTTGGATATGTATTTGTTCCATCTGATAAAGTATCTTGTAATGCATTACTATTAAATGATGCATTATTAGAATCAGGTCCGCTTGTAATTACATAATCTAATGTGACAATATTATTATTTGAAGGTTTAAATCCATTTACGCCATCACCGAAATATATTTCATAAAAACCAGATGTGTTTTCTTGTAGATAATAAACTTTAGTAGTAGAATCAACATCTTTCAGTGATTCAAATTGAGTATATAAATCAAACACTTCACTATTTTCATTTTCTTGCACTCTTACTCTGAGTGTGGATGTGTCTGCATTTAAATCTGACAATTGAAATTTTTGACTTTCAATATCATTATCTACTCTATATTTTAAATTTCTTAATTCACCTTCTACTAATTCTAAACTAGAAAAAGAATATGTTCCATTAGTTGAACCTGAAGCTGGTGTATATGAAGCACTTGTAGCATCTTTTAATATATAATTAAATGATTGGCCTTGAACACTAGTTTGAAATTTAGTACCTCTTGGTAATGTTAATGTACCAGCAGCTGTTGAATTTTGATCTGTACCTGCAGTGACTACTAAACTAACAGTTGCTCTTGGTGATAAAACTGATCTTGGTATATATCCTAATTGTTTAGCTCTTGCTACAATATTACCACGAATCTGAGCTGAATCTAAGAATGCTTCATTTAATGAATAGTGAGCATTCAAAGCATTATAGTGTGTATTATATGCTAGAACATCTAGTAATACATTGAGCCCTGATCCTTCAAAATTAAAATCAGTAAATTCTGATTGTGACTTTAAAAAATTTTTAAGATTAGATTTTATCTGGTCAAAATCTAATTCTGTGACGTTTAGTTTATTTATTGTTGCCATTATCTTAACCTTCTTAATCTGATGTCTACATTTGTTTCTACATCATTTTCTTTTATTAAAAATTTTACATTGACTCTATAGCTATCATCTGTTTCAGCATAAGCAGCTGCTACACCTAAAACTTTTACTCTAGGCTCGTGATCTACTATTACTCTTCTTACTCTATCCTCTATTGTATTTTCTGTAAAAAACCCTGGTGGTTCAAATAGAGCATTTCCAAGACTTGCACCTAAAGCTGGTTTAAATGGTCTTTCAAAAGCATTAGTCACTATAAGATTTTTGATTGCATTTTTAATTGCTTGATCGTCTCTTAGAGGCATTATATCTTTTTTGGTAGGATGTAATGTCAAGCTTAAATCTAAATCTCTATATTCTTTTTTCTTTGCAGAGATTATACTAGATTTGCTAGTATTTGTTGTTGTCCTATCTGAAGTATAAGTAGCCATATAGTTATTTATAATGTTTATCCTGAACTTTCAGGCGTAGTTGATAAAACAGACCCTAATCCAGCATTTTCATTAGCTACTACTGTAATACCATTGAATGCAGATAAGTCAATTGTCTTTGGAAATCCTATAAGTGTTAAGAAATCACAGAATGTAAATGTTAAAAATTCTATTATCTTATCTAATCCAGGTATATCTTTGATTGCATCTGTTATTTTTGATAGCATTTCTTTTACTAAATAACTCCAATAGTCTTGTGCAAAAACTAATAGTTTATCAATTAGTCTATCAAAAGTAAATTCAGTTATCTCTACATTATCATCAAACTCTCCACCTAATATTTGTTCTAATGTATAACCACCAATTGTAATTGTTTTTAAATCTTCTATCTTTTCGTTCATATCTTTCTTTGCATCATCTTTAATTTCTTGAATTTTTAATTGAATAGCAGCTCTTGGATCAGTTGGTAATGTAAAACTCAATTCTAAATCTTTTAATCCTTGAATAATATTACCTTGTAAAAATTCTTTTATTTTAGTTTCAATAAAGTCATTTATTTTTTTACCTTTTAAATCTGCACTATCAAATTTATCTTTAAAGCTTTGATATTCAGGTGGTAATAAATCATACATACTATCAACATCTATTTGTCCAAGTATTTCTGCTCGATATGGTCTGTCTATTGCAAATTTGATTGCATCTACTTCTACTCCTAATATAGTGACATTAATTTCTATTGTTGTAAGATCAGCAATAATCTCTAACATCTTCGCCTGAACATAAGTACTATATTCATTGACTAATCTAGTAATCATTATCTCATATTCTTTTTCAGGTATTTCTAATCTTTTGAATTTAGGATCGTAAGGACTTAGTATATCTTCTCGTATCTTTTCTATTTTTTCTTTTAATTTTTGAGCTTCTTCTTGTATTTCTGCAATTTCAGATAACGCACCTCTCTCGGCTTGTGTAATCAGATTACCAAAAAGATTTGCTAGATTAGCTGGGGTTGGCAACTGTGTATCGGGACACTCCATTGGTGGAACTGTTGCTGTTAATTGAGTCATTATAATATTATTACTTTACCAACTGAAGAACCAGCCAATGTGATTGTTCCAGATTTATTATCAAAAATTATATTTTGTCCACCCTGGAATCTTTGCTGTTTTACATCAGGACTTGCTAACGTTGGTTTATCTTTACCATGTATTGTTCCCATAATAATTGGGTCTTGTGCACTTGGGCCATCTCTAAAAAAACCAACAACATGAGAACCAACTTCTAGGCTATGATTTTGATGGCTTGTATTAGTACCAGCTGTGGTACATGGCATCATGACTGTTGCCCATGGTAATTTATCTGCTTCTTCTTCACTATTAAATTTTTCATCATAATACCCATGAGGAAATACTTTTACTCTATTAGTACCATCCGCATGTATCTTTAATACTTCGCCAGTAAACCAACTGAACATACCATTTCTAAAATTATCATCTCGTCTATCCATTATTATTTCCTATTAAATCAATTGTTCTGCCAGGGTCAGTCGATGCAAAATAATCTATTGGCTGATTCTGGTCATCTATATGTGTATCTTTTTTGCATACTAATCTTGAAACAAATTCTTGATTTCTAAATGTATGTACTATAGAAGTAATTAAATACAGACCGGAGTTTTGTCTATCAATAGCATCTCCTGTATCATCTTCGTGCACCTTTTCTTCAAATGCGTTATCTAATAATAATATTCTTATAACTTTTCCAGCCTCTATATTAAAATCTCCAGGTATAACAAATTCTTGTGTTATTGTTTCAAGTCTTGTATGATAAGCTTCTTTTTCTTGTATAATATCATCTACTACATTATGATAATTAGTAGCATTACCATCAAATGCACCACTATTTAAATTAATATAATAATTTTTTCCTGTCTCACCTTTATTCTCAAAATAATCTTTTGGAATTGCAGCAAATTTATTTAAATGATTTTGTAATTCATTAGCTTCGAATTTAACTGATGATTTAAATTCTTTTTTATAAATATCATAGCTTAATTTGTTTGATCTATATGTACCATCAGCTACACCTTTAAATGGTGATATATTTAAATTAGAATTAATACTAATTATATTAAATTTTTCTTGTGCAAAGGACAATTCTGTTGAATCAGCCATCTTATCTTGTTTATCAAATAAATTAAAATTAACATTATTTGTATAAAGATTATCTTCTTCGTGTATATCTCTTAACATTTGTTTATATGATTTTAAATGTACTGTACCAGAAGAAGTTTGATAAAAATAGTATGGTGTGCCTGCATCAGCAATATTTCTTGTTAACCAATTAATAGCAGCTAATGGCTTCATTCTAGGTATGATGCCTTTTGCAGATTGTGATGATTCACTAATATCTAAAAGCTTTTCAGATATACCTAAATCTGTTTTTGCTATGTCACTTATCTTTTTTGAAATATCAGTGAATTCGTCGGATATAATTTTTGATTGATTTACTATAGTATAATCAAATGCACATCTTAATTTATATGATTTCATTCCAGGATTAACATCTGAAAATGTATCAATATTAATAATAGATAATAAAAGCTTGATAGTTTCGTCAGGTGTATCTTGTGCTCTTGAAATAATCAATGCGATCTTTTCAGCACCATTTAAGCGCATACTACTAAAAAGTTGTACATCATCTTTAATTTGTAAATCTACTTGTATGCCAGATTTATAAATACTTTCTACAATATCAATAGATAATATTTTTTGTGTGATGTCAATAGCTTTAGCGCCAATATCTTGACCACCCAATCCTTGTCTTAATAGTTTGACTGTTCTTAATAGATAATTTTTTGGTGAAAAAACTTGGTTTTCATTGCTTTCACTGCCTGAACCAATTGTCATAATATTACTCGTTTAATAATTCTGTAAACCTTTCTACAAACTCTCCAATATAATTAGGGTCTACATATCTAATTTGTGATCTAGCATCATTCAGCTCTGTTTCATATTCACGATATGTTTTAAATGAAATAAAGTTTTCATCTACTGTATTATTTGTAGTTCTAAAAACTTGTCCATCACTATTAGCTTCTGAATTGTTAGGATCAATTGCTATTTGTTCTTTTTCACTTGAATTTATAAATGTTCTGTTAGTCACTGATCTTTGATTTGCTGAATCTGCTGTTGCATAATATTGATATGGTGCATCAATATATTTGTAAACAATATGGCTTTCTACTTGTTCAGTATTTGAGTTTTGTATTATAGCTTCGTTAGCAATAAATTGACCACCAGTAATTGAAGAGTCATCTGCACCACTAATTGGATGTTTACCAGCAGTACCTAGTGTCACATCTTGAATAACTAATTGATTCATGTCTACATCTTTTTTAGTTAAAGTACCTTTTGCACCAGAGGTACCTCCATGTAATATTTCTCCTAAATCAAATTGACCAGCTATAGAATTTTTAAATGTATCTAACCCATCAGCATCAGGAACAATTTCTGGATCAGTTGTTATAACAAAACCTTCATATTGTGTTTCAAAATATTGTACTAAATCTTGTTGAGACATTGGCCATGCTCTATAACCATCATGTAAGAAATCATTTACTACAAAAAATGTCCAATAAAATTGTGGTGTTCCATATAATCTGGAAGATACAATATCTGGTCTTTCACCATTTAAGACATCATATAATTTGTATGATGTAAATGTATCTAAAAATTCTGGAAGAGCTCTTACACTTCTAAAAATATTTTTTATATTTTGAAATTTACCTTGACCATCAAAGTCATATTTAGTATTTGGAAATCTATTAAAAAACATATCTAATATCCTGTTCCTTGTTCATCTAAGTATGCTTCTTTTAACTCTTCTATTTTCTCATTTTCTAATGTACGTACACCTCTTTCTAATTGGCTAACTTGATCAGCTGTTAAATATTGATTTTTATAAAGTTCTTGATGTCTTGTATTTGATTCTTGATTTGCTTTTAATGTATCTATTTCTTCTCTAATTAATTTTCTACTTTCTTTAAATGTCAAATTTAGTGTATAAGTTTCTGCACCACCATCTGTGTGTAATGCAAAAGTATTTGGATTATAAGTAGTTTGTATAGATTCTAAATATGCTGGAGCAAATACTGGAAAGTTAGTGTTTATTTTTTTACCATTATAAAATTCTACTAAAAATTCTGGTGGATAATCTAATGCCAATACATTAGTACCTTTAGCAGCATAAAGATACCTTCTAAATGTATCTAATATTTTAACTATTTTTTTATTTTCATCACTACTTTCTGGTGAAAGTTCTATTTGGAAACTGAATGTACGAATAGCATTACCTGTAAATCTGGTTCTTTCTTGTTTATTTGCAGCAGCACCTGCTTGAAAAGCTATTTCATTCATTGATCCACCAATAATAGGTATGCCACCACCAAACAATAAACCCGTAACAGCTAAATCAGCAGTAAAACTTTCAGCACCAGCTGCACCTCCACCTCTAGCTTGGTCACCTCTGATTGCTTGGCCAAGCAGACTAGCGGCTCCACCAAAAGCTTGTTGTATATCACCTTTATCCAATGAATCATAACTAGCACCATCATTTAAATTAAATGAATTTGGAGATGGTAAATAAATATGCTTCATTATTTCTCTATGACGTCTTTCTACAATTGTAAATTTTAACATTGACGTACCTTTAGACAAATCACTTTCTAATCTTGATGGATAATACAATACTTCTGTTGGTTCTAATGCTTGAGAACCTGCATCTTTATTGGTATTTTCTGACATATGTATTCCTTATAAATATAAATAAATAAAAGTATATAGAGTTATTTATATGAGTTACAAGGGTAAATACACAATTAAAAAGCCAGAAAAGTATGCTGGCAATACACGCGATGTGGTATTCAGATCATTATGGGAAAGAAATGCCTTTAGATGGTGCGAGAATAACCCCAAAGTTAAGTTATGGAATAGTGAAGGAGTTGTTGTTCCTTATAAATGTTCTATTGATAATAAAATACATAGGTATTTTGTAGACTTATTAATAGAAATGGAAAACAAAAAAATCTTTTTGGTGGAAATCAAACCAAAGAATCAAACTATGCCACCTAAAAAGAAATCAAGAAAAACTAAAAGATATATCAATGAAGCACTTACCTTTTCAAGAAATCAAGATAAATGGAATGCTGCAGATAAGTTTGCAAAACATAATGGTTGGCAATTTCAAGTCTGGACAGAAGAAACTTTAAAGAATCTAGGTATAAAAGTACTGTAAACTGTTATAAATAAAGATATGGCAGATAGTTTATTTGATAAGATTTCGTCGTCAGCTTATAGAGCTAGAGTAAATCCTAGGTCTAAAGAAGCTCAAAAGTGGTTTATGAAAAATGTTCGTAATCTAAATGTGACGAGAAATAAAGTCTTAAAAGACCCTGCGCTTTTTACTAGTACTAAACCAAGAATTGGTGATATGGTAATGTATGCATACGATCCAAAATTAAAAAATGTATTACCATATTATGATAGATTTCCATTAGGCATTTTAATGGGAGTTAATAAAGATGGATTTGATGCACTTAATTTGCATTATCTTAGACCAGATGTAAGGGCAGCCTTTTTAGACAAGTTAATGGAATTTGGACCAGAAGAACCAAATGAAAATGCTAGGTTAAATGGTCTTAAATATGATCTTTTAAAAGGTGTAGTAAAGTTTCGTGAATTTGCACCATGTTATAAAAGATATTTAACTTCACATATCAAATCAACAATTAGAAGAGTACCAATGACAGATTGGGAAATTGCAATATTCTTGCCAACCGAACAATTTGAAAAGGCATCTCTATCAAAAGTCTTTAGAGATAGTCAAATGTTAAGTAAGAAACAGGCAACATAAAATGGCAGGCTCAATAGACGATTTAAAAGCAGAAATTAATAATAGAGGTGGCATAGGTCGTACTAATAGATTTAATGTACTCTTTACACCACCATCTCAAGCTTTAATTAATATAGACATTGATGCAATACTTGGTAGTTTAGTAAGAGGCACTTTTAATAAAAATCAATTATTAAGTGATCCAAGAACACTATCATTATTATGTGAGTCTACATCATTGCCATCTAAAGCAATTCAAACAAAACAATTTGATTACACTGCACGATATCCTGAAAAGAGAGTGCAAGGTTATACAGATGCTGATGTATCATTTAGCTTTTTAGTCACAAACGATTTTTATATAAAAAGAATGTTTGATGACTGGGCGCAAATGATTGTAAGTTCTGAAGGTTATGCCTTAGGTTATAAAAATGATTATACTTGTGATGTTGTGATACAACAACTGAACCAAGAAAATGATGTGGTTTATGGCGTGAAATTAATTGATGCTTTCCCAGTTGGAATTGGCGCTATGCAATTAACGCAAGCACCAAATGGAGAAAGCAAAATAGAGGTGACAATGTCTTATGATAGATATGTACCGGAAGATACCATTGCTAGTAGTGTATCAGCTATCGGAGCGGGTTTTCCTAAATCTCTAATTGGATAATATTATTATATAGGAGAAGAAAATAATGGCTTTACCAAAATTGAGTGTTCCTCAGTATATGGTTGAATTACCATCAACTGGAGAAAAAATTAGTATGAGACCTTACTTAGTAAGGGAAGAAAAAGTCTTGTTAGTAGCATTAGAATCTAAGGATGCTATGCAAATCCAACAAGCAGTAAGAAATTTAATTATGAGTTGTTGCGATATTAAAGATGTTGGTAAATTAACATCTTTTGATATAGAGTTTTTATTTTTAAATCTACGAGCTAAATCTGTAGGTGAGAAAATAAAAATCGGAATGAAATGTGAAGAATGTGAAACTATGAATGACATTGAAATTAATATTGATGATATTAAAGTTAGCAATCTTGATGTAGAAAAAACTTTTATGTTAGATCAACAAAAAAAGATTGGAATGACTTTAAGATATCCAACAATGGATAGTTTAGAAAATATTGATTTAAACAAACTAGATACCGTTCAAGGTTTAATGGATTTAGTAGTTGCAAGTGTCGATACTATATTTGATGACGACAACGTATATAATGCAGACGAAGAAACAAAAGAAGATTTGGTAGACTTTGTAGAATCATTTGGATCAGAACAATTTAAAATGATTCAAGATTTTTTTACAAACGTACCAGCAATGTCTTACGAAGACACATTTTGTTGCACTAATTGTCAGCATGAAAATACAATAGGGTTAAAAGGGCTTCAAAGTTTTTTTACGTAGGCCTCTCGCATGATACGCTGGTAAACCATTATCAGTCAAACTTTGCGATGATGCAACATCATAACTATAGTTTGGAAGAACTAAATGATATGATGCCATGGGAGAGGGAGGTATATACTGCGATGCTCAGGGCTCATATAGAACAGGAAAATGAAAGAATAAGACAACAAGGAAGATAGAATGACTGAACAAGATAATAGCAGAAATGAAGTAGAAATAGACTTAGATAAGTATATGGCTTTGATCGATAAACTCGATCAGTCCGAAGATACTATTAAAGAAATGAAAGCTGAAGCTGAAGCAGCTCGTAAACAATTAGCACCACCTAAACGTAAATTTATGGATTTATTTTTAGATGATAATGATGTCAATGAAAAATCAATTATTGGTTTTATCTCTTTTACTTTAATGACAGTATTTGGAATATGTGATTTAATCACAGCTTTCCAAGGAGTTGATTTAGTAATTAGTGATACAATTTATACATCATTTGTCGTAGTGACATTAGGTGCATTTGGTATAAGCGAGGCTGGAAAAGCATTTGGTGGCAAATAGGTAAAATAAATGGCAGAAGATTTTAACCAATTGTTTGGACAAACTGGTGCTGGTGCCGGAGGTAGTGGCGGCGGTGGCGGTGACGATGATCCAAATAAAAATCGTAAAAAAGCTTTAAAAGATTTAACAGATGTTTTTTCTAGTAAAAATATATTTGGTAAAGAAAAGCCTGCAAAAGAAAATACTCAAACCGCAATATTAGAACAACAAGTAGCCTTAAAAGGTTTTGCAGAACAATCTGCACCTCAAACAGATATATTAAATTCTATAGCTAATATATTTAAATCACAAAAACAAGATCAAGCTGAAAATCAATTTCAAAAAGAACAAGACGATCAAGAAAAATTAAAATTACTAGAAAAAGATTCTAAGGTAGCTGAAGAAACAAGTAAAGCAAGTAAAGTACAAGCTACAGAAGCTAAAAGCCGTGGGTCAATGATTGGTAAACTTGGTGGAGCTTTAGCTGGAGCAGGTATAGCTGCAGCAGGTTTAGGTATAGCATTATTTGCATCTGCAAAAGCAATGAAAGAATTTCAAGGCGTAGATGGAGCTAAAGTTGCAAATAATATACAAGAGATTATGGCTATAGTACCATCAGCTGATGGCGAAGGTTCATTACTTTCATTCTATGCAGAAGGTGGAGTTCTGACAGCAGTATTAGCTGGTTTAGGAATCGGTCTTGGTGTATTTGGAGTTGGTTCCGCGGCCGCGGGCGCAGCTGATAAATTTATAGGTTTAGATAGTGAGAGTATAAAACAAAATGTATTGACATTATTATCTATTGCAGATGATGCAGGTGGTAATCTTGAGTTCTTAATAGATAGTGCCTTCTTCCCCGCAGCTATGACAGGATTAGCTGCAGGTCTTGCAGTCTTTGGAGCTGGAGCAACTGTTGGTTCAGCAGGAGTAGGAGCTGCAGAAGGTATTAATAAATTTAGTTCAGATACTCAGTTTGCCCAAAGTATAAAAGATAATGTACTAATATTATTATCAATTAAAGATTCATTAGGTGGTAATATTGATATGTTATTTGATAGTGGAGCGTTTTTCTTAGCCATGAGTGGTATTGGAACTGGCTTAGCTATATTTGGTGCAGGTGCTGCAGTTGCAGGTGCTGGCTCAGGAGTTGCCGAAGGTGTTGCAAGATTTACAGGAACTGGAGAATTATTTGCACAACAAATTAAAGATAATGTTTTAATATTGTTATCTATAAAAGATGCGGTCGAAGCCGATGGCGATACTTTTATTGGTGAAAGTGGAAAATTCTTTTTAGCAATGTCAGGTATTGGAGCTGGTTTGGCTGTATTTGGAATAGGTACAGCTGTTGCAGGAGTTGGTTCTGGTTTAGCAAACTTTATGTCTAAAGAAGGTAATTTTGCTGAAGATATTAAAAGTAAAGTGACTACCTTATTATCAATTGGTGAGGGAAGAGATATTAAACAAGATTCAGACGATCTTAACTATGCTCTACGCAAAGTCGGTAATGGAATTTCATATTTTGGTTCTGAAGCTTTTAGTAGTGCACTATCTAATTTTGGTTCAAGTGTTTTAGAATTTTTTACAGGTTCTAAAAAATCACCATTAGATATAGCAATGGAAGTTGCTGATAAAGGACCTGAACTTAAAGCTGGTGCAGAAGGTATGGAAGAACTTGGAAGAGCCTTTGCAGTTTTTAGTAGACTTGATCTTGATAAAGATTTTAAAATATCAGATGATGCAGTAGAAAGTCTAGCCAAATTTTCAGATGGTGTAAGATTATTAAGTGGTGAAACAATTGTTAATGAAGGATTACTTTTTGATAATGTATTAGGTGATGGTGTAGATAGAATAGCACCTTTACAAAATCTTGCTATAGTGTTTAATGAACTTGCCGATTCTATGGAAAGAGTCAATGATGAATCTAATAATTTAATTTTACCTACAATTAATAGTGGACCAGAGTTATTTGCATTAGGTAATGGTGGTGCAACAGGAAATGTTGTAATTAATAATATTTCTAATGCTAATACAAGTGTCGGTCCAACAATTGCATCAGTCGGTATTAATCCAGAAGGTCAACAAACATCTAATTCAGCTGTTTCATCAGATTAAAAAAAGGGACCCGAAGGTCCCTGCTTTCGACTCCCGTATCTATAGCTACGAAGCCTGGCCTCTTACGAGACTACTATTCATTCGCTAATTTAGCAAAATAACTAAGTGTATCTTCTTCTTCCGATCCACCATCGTCTGTTGGTGTATCAATTACAGGTGAATTATCAACTGCTGGTTGAGAAGCTGGTTCTGCAGATTCCATAACTGGTGCATCCATTGCTACACCCGCATCAATTCCTAGTACTCTATTAAACTTAGCCTTAAGTTCATCATAAGATTTATAGTTTGCGGCATCAGTAAATTCTGATAAGGCATGCAATTGATCGTATGTCTCTTGCAATCTTGCTTCATCACTTTCAAATAAAGCAGATGCTTTACTGAATTCTGATTTATCATAGTTTACCCAACCTTCGACCTTTCTGATCTTAATTTTAAAATCGGCACCTTCCCAAAAATCATAAGGGTTAATAGGTGTTTCATCTGCAAATTGTGGTTGCATAACATCCATGATCTTATCAAATATTTTCTTACCAAACTTATAAAGGAAAACTTTCCCTTCATTTTGTGGATTATCTGGATCAGAAATAACAAGAATATTACTTACGTAATGTAATCTTCTCTTTCTTTCTCTAGCTAAAGCTTTATCCTCGTCTCTACCTGTATTCCATAAAACAGAATTAGCTTCTGATACTGGGTCTTGTTGACCAATAGAGGTTAATGAGTTTTCTATATACCATAGTCCAGTAGGTCCCTTAAAGCCATGGTCCCAATATCTCACCCAAGGAAGGTCTTCGCCTTCTTTGGCAGGTAAGAATCTAATCACGGCATATCCGTTTCCTGCTTTATCTCTAGTAGGTTTCCAGAATCTAGTATCTTCATAAGAAGTAGTTTCTGGTTTACTTGTGGATACAGCTTCTGCTGCCTTAACGAGTTTATCTATTGATGAGCCTCGCATACTCTTTAAATTATCTAACGACATTTTATTTCTCCATATATTACTGAATTATCCACTTTATACATAACAAAATATACTTATATTATAACACATTACTGTGTCTTTGTAAAGGTCTTTTTCAAAATATTTACACATTTAGTTTTATCGAACTTTACGAAAGGTTTATATTTCGTAATCTTTCTAAAGATATCTGGCCAAATAATTGTTTCAGAAATCTTTTTATTCTCACGATTTATAAACCCGGTTATTGCATCCAAGATTACTACAGTTTCTAAGTGTATTTCATCTTGAAGCCAATAAGTTATTACGAAAGGATGTTCATTATCTTTTGCTTCTAATAAAGCATTAAAATCAGAATTACTTTCGTATAATTTATTTATATCATTTTCAAAAGTATATGTTAAACTTTCACATACCTTTTTATGCTCACGATAATATCGTTCGCCATGTTCGTTAAGCATATCACCGACATACTTAACATCATTTTTGAAATTAGCAACATAGAAATCTAAGAGATCATCGTATGTATTTGCTAACTTTGCAAAAAAATATTTATCTTTTCTTTTAAAGAAAGAAGTAGGTTTAACTGAAGTTTTAAAATTATATTTAATCGCATCATAATTATCAGTTTCAAAATGTAATTTTAACGAATTATATAATTTGTAAGAATCAAAAGGGTCTTTCATACTGGTTCTAATTTCTCACCATCTTCAGTTGTTAAACAATTCTCACACCAGCCAAAATCATCGTGATTACACATAGCTTTTTTTTCTTTTTTAAGTCTTGATTTGTGCATGGTTGCAACCCATTCATTGGAAGTCTTTTCCCAATCTTTAGTATTGTTCCAGATTGTCATACTGGTAATTTATTAGTTTTTTTTACTCTTAATAAATTTAAGCTTTTAGCTTCTGCTTCTATTTTTGCTTTTAGAGAATCTGTCATAAGTCTTTTCATAGACCTGTAATCTAATCCTCTTTCTTGAACTACATGCGCAGCTGCATCTATATAATTCATTTTATGACTAGATACTAAACTCTCAACTGCAAGTGAAAATCTTTTTTTAGTCATTATTTTTTCTTCAATTATTTCTGTCATATTACCCTTAATAAAATACAGTCTGAGTTGATTCTGCCTGTAGGTTTATTTATTTTTGTTGTGATATTACTCCAAACCTTTTCAATTTGTTTTTCTGTTTTATTTAAAATTTGTGGTAATATCTCTTCTGGTTTGCGTAAAAGTGCAACTCTACTTTCGTCATCAAAATTTTTAATTGTTGTACCACTCACTTCAAATCCATGAGCTGATTCAGTCTTGTATTCAAATAATCTTCTTTGTTTTGTATTATAAACAAAAAGCTTATGACTTCTTGGTATGAGTACAGGATTAATTGAAACAAGTTTATCATCAATACTTTCTTCCATGTATTGTAATCTTTCAACTTGTTTGTCTGATGTTTTTGGTTTATGTGCTCTTGGTTTACGAGCTGATTTAAATGATGTTCTTAATTTTTCTAAATCAGCAAATACATCTTCAAATTGTTTTAATATTTTTCTTTTATTACCTTTTGTAATATGTGAATAGGCTTCTACACATTGCTCGCAAGTTCTATTATAAGCCTCTTGTATATTATTATACTCTTGTTCTAATAAAGCTTTAAATATATTAATTGAATTACTTTTTAATCCATAACCTCTAAATCTATTATAGGCAGAAAACTTTTGTGTATAATCTTCATCAAACCAACCTTCTACTATTGTAGAGTCCCAGTCCATATAAATTGTTTCTATAACTTTTTTTCTTGTTCTTTCTTGTGGTGTAATGACAGGCTTTGGTGGACTCTCTTTTAATTTTTGTAGTTTGATCTTCTCACCTTTTTTCACTAGATCACGTAATCTTTGATTAACTGCTTCTAAATCTAAAGGAGCTCCAACCCAGCCTGCTTGATACATTGCAATTGGTTTATAATTTTTTTGATTAATTTTCCATACAGGATTTTTATTTAAATTAACTAGTTCTTTATTCGTTAATTTTAAATCGTGCTTTGCATAGTGTAATATTGCATTGTGTGCTTTCTTTCTATTCTCGTAATAATAAAACCAAGATGCACCTCTGTGATATTCTTTAAGTCTTTCTTCGCCTTCACCAACGTTATTGTGTGGTCCATAATTAGGTTCTGGTCCTAAATACTTATCTTCTAAGGTTGGTCCTCTTTTCTTTTTTCTTGCCATACTCATATATATAAAAATTGGTTAACCGAAGCTAATGATAAGGAGTTGGAAACTCCGGTCAACCTTCTAAACTTGTTTAATTCCATCTACGTAATTCTCTGCAGCTGCTTGTGCATAGTGTCTGCTTTTACCTTCATACATTTCTGTTAAAACCAAAACTCCGTCTCGGTAATAATCACATCCATAAACTCCATTTGATTCAAATAAATCTGACTTCAATGGTCCTCTCATAAACGTAGAGATTTCTTTTTTACTTCCTTGTTCTGTTATCATAATACTCCTATTTGATATTTAACCGTCGTCACGACGATACTCTTTCATATATTACCACCATTAATTAAATGTAATATAAAATAACAAATAATTAATAATATTAAAACTCTAAACGACCAATTGAAAATATTGTTCCAAAAACCAAAAAACTGTTTCCAAAACTCTTTCATTAACCTCTCCTCATTTTAGCAATATCTTCTGCTTCTTGCTGATTAATAACTGGAACAGCATTTGATTTATGCATTGTGGCAATACCTTTTACTAATGTGCCAGTATAAACTGGATTCTCTTTTTTAGCTGTATTACCTGCCTGATCTAACCATGTACCATCTTTGATAGCTTCTTCCATTAATGATTTATATTGCTTTGCTTGTTCTTTACGCATTATATCTAATGTTGACTTTTCAACTTTCATCTTTTTAAAATGAATTGGTTTTTTCTTGACTGGATTAGCCATGTGATTTTTTCTTTTTCGGCCACAAGGTGAATACCTCAGTGAACCTTGATAAAAATTAGTCATTCCCATAATATTATATTATAACACAGTTAAATTGAGATGTCAACTGTTGGTCCAAATCTCTCCCATTGATTAATTAAGTCATTGCCACATAATTGTTTCTCACCAAAAGTTCTAATCACTTTTCCATTTTGTGATCTTTCAATACGTCCATCGTTGTAAGTTATATCTGTGACACGACCGTCTTTTTCTGTATTAATATTCTCGTACCACATCTGAACTTTAGTAGTATCAAACACATGGACATTCGTAATTCCATTTGCCCATTGTTCAGCTAATAATAGTTTAGCTTGTTTTATTACAGCGTCTTTATGTTCGCTCATTATTTTTATCCTCTTTCATTTTTTCGTAATCTTCCCAATCATGTGGTGTACCTGAATTTGGCTTAGGCAATTGTGTTGCTCTTCTCCAAGCTTGTTTTTGTAAACTACCAACTATATCTTTACTTTTCTCTGCCATCTAATTCTTGAGCCATATCCAATGCTATCTCTAACACTTTTTCTTTTTTATACCATACACCAGATAAAACTTTAGTATGTCTAAAACCAAAATCGGGATCCATAGATTCTATAATATAACGAGGTAATCCTACTAAAGAGCGATCTTTAAATACTCTTACATTACCATAATTTTCTACTAATAATCTCATTTACCACCATTTACAAAATAGTCAACAACCACATAAGTTGCTGTACAAAAACCTGTTCCTATAATTACTAGAAACACCTCATATAAACTTGCACCTAATCCCATGAGTCTTGCTCCTTCATTGACTGATATGTTTCCATATAAGATGTTGAACCTAACCATTTTTCTGTATTCTCTTTTGAATAATGTCTGTTCTCGTCTTTATGTAAATCTAAACCACCAGGTGCTAGATGTTTTGCTTTTTTCACAGAACCAGATAATTTATTATAGTCTTTTGGTCTACTATAAACTCTTCTCACAGTTTCTTTAAATTCTTTTTCTGCTTCGTATTTTTCTTTCTCAGCTAATAACTGAGCTCTAATTTCATCAAATGCTTTACCCATAAATCACTCCTTCGTAAAAATATTCATTTTCATCAATATCATAAAATTTCATTACTCTATTAATTGCTTTGTTTTTTAAACCTATATTATAACATATAAAGCTTATCATGTCAACTCTTACATTTAAAGGTATTCGAGTTGCAATGTGTTCAAAGTTCATTACCATTTTTAATTACTCCTATGGATATATACATCCACTCTTTCTGCATGTTCTAAGGGAACACTACCATTATTACCTCTCCATGAACAATAGTTTGGATTATTTCTTCCATACCTACCTTTTAATGAAACACGATATCTAGGCATAGATACAATATCATCACTCATCGGATGGTTATTATGATACCTTTCAGCTCTTGCATTTTGTTTGTTTATTGACTTTATTGTATTTCTGACTGTCTCAATTTCTAACATATCACCAGCAGAGTCAGTATAAGCAGTCATGACATAAGAATCTGTTCTATCCATTTGCTGCCTCCTCTTTACACATCTGTAATAGATGTAGACTAAAACCTTCTTTGGATTGACATAGTTTGCCATCACCATCGTAAGCATATAAGAAATCTGTTTCGTTAGCAATATCAAATGCATCAAATACATTCCAATAATCTTGTTGTGATCTACCACCAACATTGATTTTCCATTCGGCATTATCATCGGAAGGTGCTGAACCTTTCCAATCGTAAAGTGTAAAGCAACTATCTATTTCGTTGCCATCTTCTTCAATAACTTTAGTTTTAATAATCCATTCAAGTTGGACTTTACCATCACCAGAAGGTACTCTGCTTGGCTCACCAAACATTGCAATCAATTGGTTTGTAGTTACTTCATTAATATAGCCTCTAAGAGAAGAGCCTATTGCGTAAGAGATGTCCTCGGAGACATTTTCAAATTTTATTCTATCCATTTAAATTAGCCTCCATATTTTCAACGATTTCAAAAATCTTTTCAATTCTTGATTCAATTTCGTCTAGTCTACTTATGATGTCAGCTTTTGATTGATCGACGCTGCTAACAATATCGTCGTTATTATAATAATCACTCATATTTACTCCTTATCATTATTAATTTATATGTCTATAGTATCACGCTTTTCTGTAAATGTCAACTGTTTTGTGTGACAATTGTGTGACAATTTGTGACTGGCTGGTCACATAAGTTTTTGCGGTGTTTCAATGGCTTGGGTGTTACCCCAAGTTCGACAGCGTGTCCTTCTAAGTCAGGCCTTACCTGAATTTTATCTAGGTCGATAGCTAACGACCATAAAGAATCTCGTTTACCATGACATCCCAATTGCTTATCCAAAATTTCTGTCACTTCTTTGTTAACCTTTTTTTGTAATGATCTCAACACCATATTTCACGTCTTAATTGATTTTAAACCAATCATTACTAAGGTTATCTCGTAGAGCTTCACAACAACCAACCATCTACAGCTCTTCCTCGATTCCTGTTTATTTTTAGTGGAACCTTTTTTCCACTCCATCTATCACTAGATGGCTTATGTGCATTTTACCAATAGGGTTCATAAAACCATAGGATGGTAACTTTCTACACAATAGGTCCCATGCATCGCCTGAATCTGGACCTTTTGCTAAAGCCAGAACATGCAATTCTGCTGGTACCGGTATTTCTATAATGGCGCCATCACGTACCACGCCATTATATATTGGGTTTCCTTTTATAACTACTTGCATTATAACGCCTCCTTAATTTCTTCTCTAAGAATGCCTGCTACATTCCAAGAATTAAAATCTCCACCAGCTTTGATTCCAAAATCAAATCTATTGATAACTAACTGATAGTATCTTTGACCTTCTAGGAATGCGTAAAATTTACCGCCTTCCCATTTTCCATTTAACCAGAACTTGTTTTCTGATCTAGCTACTGGGTCTACACTATAGCTTAATTTATCTTTTACAAAAGCAACTACTGCTTCTTTATCTACGCTTTGAAATCCGTCGACGGATTTTAATATTATGTTATAACTCATTTTTTCTCCTTATCTAAATTATAGTACCATTATACTATAGTTTGATAGGTTTGTAAACGGTTTTTTAAAGAATTCACACAATTGTTACACAGTTGTCACACAACTGTCACACAGTGTAATATAACTTAAATAGTAGAAATCTTAGGACAGATATCTGGGTGTCTTTGCACTTTTTCAAGCACTCTTTTATTATGTAATACAACAATGGCCATAAACACATTAACTTGATTTAAGTCTTTATCAGTGATTGGATACTTATTAAAGTCTGGGTGATACACAGGCCACAATGTAATTACCTTGTGAGCTACTAAATGATTCCATGATGGTCTTTTACCAACTAAAGGATTAAGCTCACGTACACATTGATATTGTAAAGCTTTATTAGTATAATGAATATCGGCATATTGTAATGCAAAAGATACTGCGTATGATGTCCAATGTGCTGGTTCTATGAAATCAAATTGGGGTATATATTCTAACCTGTTCGGATTTACCTTTAACTTTGATTCTATCGACTTCAGTGAATTCTCCAGATGAACAGCTTTTATATGTTTGTTCGCCCAACAACACTCGAACCCCATCGTAATTGCGTGTTTGGCCTTCGAGTCTAGCTGCCAAGTTGACGGCATCTCCAATGACGGAATAGTCAAATCTAGTTTCGGATCCCATGTTTCCGACGATGCAAGTCCCGGAATTAATACCAATACCAACATCAATACGTGGTAAGCCTTTATCTTCAAGTTCTTTAATAAGTTCATCTGCTGCTCTCTCAATTTCCATAGCTGTTTTAGTAGCTAGGTATGCATGATCTTCACAGTCTAATGGAGCATTCCAAAAGGCCATTATACAATCACCCATATATTTGTCAATAGTACCACCATTGTCTAAGATAATATTGGTCATACGGTTTAAATAATTATTTATAATTTCTACTAACCCTTCTGGGTCATTATTATTTTTATAATGTTCTGATATAGGAGTAAATCCTACTATATCCATAAACAAGAAAGTCATTTCTTTTCTTTCACCACCAAGCTTTAATCTGCTTGGGTCTTTTTGTAATAGAGCCACTTGTCTTGGATCCAAATATGTTTCAAATTGTTTCTTTATCTGTTGTCTAAGAGCAAATTGTTTATAGAAGTTATTAAAACTCGTTGAAGCAAAAGATATTATATATAATATTAGTGAATAACTAAGATCGAGGAGTATATAAAATTTATTCCAGATATAAAAAGTCAATCCGGCTTGTCCAACACAAAGAACAACGAAGCCGAGTCCTGAAGCCCAAATCGGTGCGCGATATATCAACAGAATTAACAACAGAGCCAGAATTCCACTTACAAGAATTTCTATTGAATCAGCCCATAGAGGACGAGAAATCGGATTGTCTGACAGAATTGTTTGAAGAGCTGCGGCTTGAAGCTGGTTTGGATTCATCAAACCACCAGGAGTAGGAATCTGAGCACCTAATCCACTGGCTGATACACCGACTATAACAGTCTTACCTTCTAAATTATCATACCCTGGCATTAGCCTTTCGTATTCTATTTCTTCAAATTCTGTATTCCATTTTAACCATATTGAACCATCACTATCTGTAGGTATTTCAAAAGGTCTAACTACTACACTTTCTATACCTGCTTCATTTGATTTTATAGTATAAGATAACTGATCCATATTTAATCTAGTTAATTCTAAAGCAAAAGATGGATAGATTTCATCTTTTACATTTGTCATAAGTGGTATTCTTCTAGTGATATTATCTACTTCAGGTGATGCATTTATTAATCCTATACCCCATGCCTCTTGTTCTAAATTCTTAATATTAGCAACTATACCATTATATTTGTATATAAAATCTAAAGGGTCTGATGTACCAAATAGTGCATGCCCTACATACGGTGCACTGTCGGCCCTTCCATTGTTATCTGCGTCTTGTGATAAGATAATCCCATTGTCTTGTATGTATTGAGCAAATATATCGTCACCACCAAATCTATCTGGTTCTGGAAACATTATAGTAAATCCAATATAGCCAGCATTAATATTTCTTAGGTCAGAAATCATTTGTGCGTATTCTTGTCTAGGCCATGGAAATTGACCAATCTTACCAAGTGATTTCTCACCGATATTAACAAGTACTATATCATTTGATTTTTCTTTTGGAAGTGTTTTGATGTATTGATCGAATGTATTGAGCCTGACTTGCTCGACTATTGCTGGATCATAAACTCTTATTAATATCAGAGCTGATACGAGTAATAATGTAGACCATACCGAAGTAATATATTTCATTAATCTTGTGTGACGTTAACTGTGCATCCACCTACTGTTTGACAATTTTGTGTTAAATTATATGACTGATTATTTGACCCTTGTTGTAAAACATTAAGTGTTGTTAAATAATTTCCATATAAAACTACTTGTGCATTATGATTTCCTGTACCTTCTTGTTTAAGATTAGTTATTGAACCATCTGAATTACCATAATAATATACATGACTATAATGCGACCCAGCACCATCTTGCCATGAGTCATGTTCGACATCATCAACGTGAATGTCTAAATTGTGTGTATGATTTCCATGTTGATAAACATCTACAATATTTTCATCACCCCATATATGTCTACCATAAGTTGCACCATCATACTGAATTATATTTTCTGTGTTATTAGAACCATCAACATCTCCACCCCATGATTTACCTGAGCCCCAATATGACACCCATGATATGCTATTACCATTACCATTTTGTTGAAGATTAAATACATTACCTGAATGCGCAAATGAAAATTCTATGCTATTTGCAAAACCTATTTGAGATATATTTAATTCTATATTATCACCATCAGCTACTTGTTCGACGTGAATATGATTATCGTCTGTAGGACCAGCAACTAAATCAAATGCAAGAAACATAAACATAGTTGTTAATAGTGGTACGAAATTGTAATGGAAGTTCTTATTCATAGTTTTATTTATAACTGTCTAATCCTTACTATTATATCTTCTCCATCATTACCAGTAATTATACCTGACCATGTTGGAGTATCTGTGTCTAAGGTAAAGCTACCTCCAGCTTCGAATTGTAATTCTATTACACCATTTACATTTCTATAAAATACTAAATCACCATTTCTTAAAAAGACATTATATTGTGATTCATCATTAAATCCTCTTGTTGCGCCTTGAATATCAAACTCACCTAATGTATCAAATAGATCACCAGAATCTACAATGTCTAAAACATCTATTAAAAACTCTACATCTAATTCATCAATATCTAATTCATTAAACTCACCTAAGTCATCTTCTTCTAGTTCATCTTCTTCTAATTCAGTAAAGTCTAATAAATCTATATCTAATATTCCTTGATCTTCGTTTTGTTCATCGGCTAATTGTTCTTCTACTGCCTCTTTCACCTCCTCTGGTGGATTCACAATAAACATATTATCAATCAGTGCAGGTGTTATACCTTGAATTACGGTTTCTGTTGTTGGTGGTAAATCATAAGATGACACCATTGTGGCTGCATAAGCTTCATCTAATACAACTGTTCCACCTAAACTGGTGACTTCAATAACACCTGAAGGTTCTCCCTTATCGTCAGGTAATAAGATAACAAGGCTTCGTCCAATTTCATCTATTGTTGTGGTGAAGTCCGTGCCCCTTACAGCAATTGTAGCGGTTGGTGTTGATATTTCTATGTTTGCTTTATTAATTAAACCCTTAGAACCTGATGCAAATCTTGCTGTTCCACTGACCATACGCATAGTCATTTTTGATAGGTTTGGGTTTGGATCGTAATAAACCGTATCTATTAAAACCCTTGAATGTTCTTTGAGTTGGAGTTCTGCATCGTCTAAGAACTCTATAAGCATACGACCATTTGCTGTTTCAGCTTGATCGTTAAGTTGAATTTCTAATCCGACATCATGGTTATAAGTTTCATCATCTCTTGTAATTCCACCATAGCCAATAGATTCTTTAATACCACCAATGGGTTCGCTAGAAAAAGCAAACCCACTAATGAGTAATAAATTAAGAATCGTTAGACGAATCTTGTTGATTAAGTTGAATGATTGCATTGTCTGAAGTCACATCTAATACAATATTTGCATTTGGTGAAACACAACTTGTTCCTGCTCCACTTGCACATGTACCAGATATTTGATTAATGTCGACGTCAGCTGAATCACCTACTAAAGTGAACTCAAGATTGTGTTCGCCGTCATTTTGTAATGTGTTAATATTGTTTGAATCTCCTGTAATATCAAAGTCCCAAACGTTATCATCACTTTCCCAGTCTATGTCAAATATATTTGAACTACCAATTAAAATTAAATCAGCATCTAATCTTTCTGCACTAGCAACATAACCTTGATCTAGGTCAAATTCGTTAGAATCACCTGTCACATCAAAGTTAATGTTTGAATCATCAGCACTTCCGATATAACCAATATTCCAATCTATTTTGTTTGAATCACCAGTAAAATCGAGCTTATAGTAAGAACTATCAGCTTCGACTGGTCCAAATAAAACGTTTTGATTACCAGTAAAATCTAAATCAAACTCTAGTGAACTACCTGTAATAGTCATAGCAGATAGTGAACCGCCTGAAGCGTCATCACCGCCGATTTTGTTTCCAAAACCGATTTGGTCTACATATAATTTTAAGGTATCACCAGATTGTGTGATCTTAATTTCGTTATCATCAGTGGCTTGTGCGAAAACAAAAGTAGTCGACAATAGCAATGCTATACTTAAAAGTTTATTCATTTTCGTACTCCTCTAATTGATGTTTATCGTTTACCCCATCATTAAGATGTGGATGGCGATGCCCATCACTTATATTCCAATAACCACGATCGTGGCCTTGGTAAATTAATTCCAACACCGCAGCTTCAATTGCTGCTCGTGTTGCATATGTCACCGACTCATTATTTCCCACACCGTCCTCATATTCTACTAGTTGAGTACCTTCCTCTATAAAACGAAAGATATCACCACCTGACCCATAAGATAAAATAGTCTTACGAGCTTGGACGTTTAATAATACTTCACCAGTCAGAACTGAAACAGCTCTAACCGAAACAGTCACAACATCTTTACGATATTGTTTCGCATAACCAATACCGAGAGTTCGTGCGCCCCGACCTCCCGTCATTATGTTAGTATCATAACCAATTATTCCACCCTCTATAATCATTCCTGCGAATAATAAAGGGTTTAAAGGTTGCGGGCCATTATCACCTGCAAACTCTTGTCTAGCGCTTCTGATAATCTGTCTTTCTCTAACTAGATGATCTACGCCTTGTCTTTCAACAACTCTAAACCATGTGCCACCTCCGGCTGTCTTTAGAGCGTCTACTAATAATTCTACTCCACCTTGAGTCGTAGCTGTTGAGAAATCTGCTATACCTTCTCTTGCTTTTCTTTGACCCGTTTTATCTAAAAAACTATATACTGCAACAACTGGTTTTTCAATTGTTGGTGGTGGTAATTCTAATAATTGTATATAAGCAGGTAAGTTAACAACCTCTGGCATATCTACACAAATGTATTTTCTTTCAAAAACTTTTTGTACAGCCGTGACTACATCAACAATCTTTGGTATCTTACAATCTTGTGGATCGTCCGACCACTTCGGTATCGAAGCACAACCACTTAAAATTATTAATGATGCTAAAAGTACTCTAACCATTATCTGGGTCTTGTCCAAAGTTTCCTGTACCTACAGGTATTTCAATTACTGTTTCTGTTCCATCTTCACTTACAACTGTCAATCTAATAAACTCTGCACCTGATTCATCTGTGACAACTTCCCATGTGATTATATTACCTTCTAAAATAAAAGAACCAAACCCCGCAGGGTTATCATTAGAGAACATTGACTCAACTAATTGTTTAGCAAATTGAGCATATATTCTACTCTCTAGGTTTCTAATAAATTTTGCAAGAGTTGAATTCTCTGCCTCTCTTTCAGCAGCATTCTTTGCAGCTTCAAGTGCATCTTCGATCGCTTTTTTTCTGGAATGTTCCTGGTTTTCTATTGTAAGATAATGTGCGCCTGTACCAACTCCACTAAATGATGGATTTTTGAACTTATGTACAATTTCATCTGCAGACATTGCAGGTGATACGCCATACAAAGATAAACCAAATATAGCAATTAATCCAGCAACTTCTAAATTACTTTTCATCTTTTCCCAATTCTCCTCGTTTCTTTTTTTCATTCTCTTTATATTCTAAAACTACATCTACTTTTTGTTGAAGCCTAATTAAATCTTGGTCCAACATTCTCATTTGGTCAATCACTTTTATTAATTGGAAATGCATCTTTTCTATTTCTGGCTCGATATTATTATTAATAAATTGCCATACGAAATAGACAAAATATCCTAACCCAACTACCATTACAGTTGGAAAGCCATAGTCAGTGATTAGAGAAACAATAGTAAAATCAGCTTCTGTGATTTGTACATCCATTAATCTCTCCTCACATCAAGTTTACCATCTTCAATAAAATTTTCAGCTCTTGCTACTCTATCGATATCTGGTCTTAACTCTAATGCACTGCTAACTAACATATCTATTTTAATCATTTCATTACTCATAGTTCTAGCACGATTCTCTAAAGATTCGCAAAACATAGTAAGAGTTCTGATATTATCTACTATACCCATCATTATTTGTTTTATAATTATGAATATAAAGACACCCATGACCAAAGCTCCTGCGATTGGCAATCCCACGTCTGATATTAAAGTAAATATGTCTTCCATAATATTATTAATTATTATATAATCTATTTATAATAAATTATACTTCGATCGCAAATATCTTGGAATTATCTTCTTCTACTTTTTGTAGATCAAAATTGATAGAAACACCACAACCACAGGCTGATGTTTCTTTTGGATTTCTGAATACAAAGACTTCATTTAGTCCTTGTTTTTCAAAGTCTAAAGTCATACCAGATAGATATGGTATGGAAACTTTATCGACTACGAATTGTAATTTACCAAAGTCTAATACTATGTCGTCAACAGACTTATTAACAACAGAATCAAAGATATACTCAAAACCAGCGCAACCTCCACCTGTGATCCCAAGCCGTATATAATTAAATCGTTCTTGGTCTTTTTTTTGAAGAAGTTTTTTAATTGCTTCATCAGTTAATTCAATCAGTGTTTCCGACATTATCAACTCTCTTGGCAGCTTCTAAATCATCTGATTCGTCATGCTCTGTTGTTGGATAAGTTTGATAATTATGCTGCCTATGTTTTTTGCTTTCCCAATCTTCTATTGCTTTCTTAATAGAATCTTCTGCTAAAACAGAACAATGCAATTTGATTGGTGGTAAATCTAAAGCTTCTGCTATATCACGATCTTTAATCTTTTTAGCTTCTTCTACAGTTTTACCTTTCAGCATTTCTACAAACATTGTAGATGATGCTATAGCTGAACCACAACCATATGTTTTAAATTTAACATCGATTATTTCTTCTTTTTCGTTCAGCTTTAATTGTAGCTTCATGACATCTCCACAAGCTGGAGCACCGGTCATTCCTGTAGCGACATTAGGCGCTTTGGGGTCGAATCTTCCCACAGAAAAACTCTGAGGATTATTTAAGACCCCATAAAATCTCTCGGTGACCTCTTTTGAATATGCCATTAATTAGTATATGCTATACTTACTGCTTTTACCTTTGTACTTGCTGCCGTTGCTACTTCTAAAGTTTCAGCTGGTAATTTCATAATATTTTGTACTTCAGATGGTGCAAGTGTTATAGTACCTATAGTATTAGAACCACTTTTTACAGTCACTAATCTAGCAGTTGTATCTGTATTTAATACTCTTACAAGTTTAGCTCTTCCGACATTACTAGCAGTTGTACTTAAAGCCGCTTCCGACCCTAATAATTTTAATGTGCTTGCCATTTTTATTTCCTATTCTTTCTTGGTCTGCCTCTTTTTTTAGCGGCAGGTTTTTTCTTACGAGTTGGTGTTTTACCATCAACATACGCTTCGTTCACATCAGGTGTATCTGGATTATCAGCAACAAATCTGCCTTTCGCATTTCTAGCTCTTTTGCCAGATGCTTCTCCTACACCTAATAAATTTTTTAACCACGTAAACATAATTCCTCCATGTATATATTATATTTATAAAAAATCACTCATTGGTTTATGCCAATCAGTATATCTAAAATGAGCTCTTTTATCAGAACACCAATACCAACCTTTTACAGATTGTTCTTGATCTGATTCAACAAAAGCTCCTATAGGAAATGGTCTCACACTTCCTCTAGTCTTTTCATCAGCCTCTCGGCTCTGTTTGTCACTTGTTTGTACCATCTTGAGTCTCGTCCTTCGATAGCTGCAGTTTTCCAATCACCTTTTTGTAATGCTGCATTGTGTTTTCTAAATTTAGTTAATCTTGTTCTTCCCATATTGAACATCATATTAGCAATTATTTGCTTGACTTCTTCTGGATAATTATCAAAATCTTCGTGTAAGATTTTGCAATCATTTAAAACATATTCTACATCTTTTTCAAAGCAATCATCAACTCGTGCCTCGGATACAGGAGTGCCCAACGACTTCCCATGTTCTTCATCTCCTTCAAGGACAAGATGACCAATACCGAATGTAGGATAACCAAGGTGGTCACTATATATTTCATAAACTACTCCTTCATCAATTTTCAGTGTTTCTTTTAATTGTTCTATATTCATATTATACTCCGTTATCATAATTATCATAACCCACCTGCGCTTCTGCAGTCAGACGGGCTAATTCGTTTTCATATTCTGTTGTACCTTCTTCATAATCTTCTCCAATCATATATTGTTTTGCTGTTCCACCACCATCTGATGTATAAGTACATGTGACTATATAAGATTTCATTATATCTCCGAGTCAACTAATATATCATTAGCATAAAAATTATTATATTGTGTACTAATAGTATAAGTTAAATGCATACCATCATATCTTTCTATGGTATTCACTATATATTTATCACCGCTTAAAGTACTTAGTTTATCACCAACCTTTAATTCTTGTGAGTGTTTACCATAATTTTTCAAAGCAAGTTCTGGTATTATAGAATATGTTTCATTATTCTCACCATACATAATATGATCTTCTGTTATCTTAAATTCATTATTAATAATATATAAATTATCATGTTCTACTAATAAAACTTTAACTTGATCTACTAATTCTTTTTGTTTTTTATCCCAATTGTATGCCCATAGTTTTGGGTCTCTATCTACAACTTCTTTGATATGCATTGGGCCTAATTCTGTATTGACTAACATATCTTCATGTATACAAAAGTCACCCGGACCTGGAAATCCTGGGAATCCACCACCACTACTTCTAGTAGCAGTTAGACTAATCTGATTATTATTTGATGAAAGACTTGTTGCAAGAACAGTTCCACTAGAATTTTTTGCTCGTACACTCCATGAAGGGTTAGTGCCACCATTAGTACTATAAGACCTGCTACCACTACCACTAGTTTTGGTCACTGACCATGTGTTATCTGTAAATGACCCTGTATCACTTGAGCTACTTTGTTTAGCCATTTGTTGGAAAGTTCCACTAGTAAGACCTACTGGTAATGATGTTGAACCTGAACCAAAACTTGTTCCTGAAAATGTTATTTGGAATTCACATTGGTCTGGATCAGTTGTTGTATTATAAGTTATATTACTAAAAGAATAACTAGTAGCTACTGAATTACTAAAATTACTTGTTCTATATCTAACTCTATTATTTGCAGGTTGAAAAGCAAAACCTATGGTACAACCAGCTAATGCAGTAGAAGCATTTGTACCGGTTTGATTACCCCATGCTTGTCCTACACCAATGTTAGTTCCCCAATATATAAAGTCTTGGTCATAATTATAAAACTCACTCATTGAGTGAGGAGTGTTTCCATCAGGACCTGGGCTTCCATCACTATTGAGATTAATATTACCACCTGAACTATCATTCGTAGAATTACTACTTAACCCGGTTAAACTAAATGAACTTTCTCCATCAGCATTATTTGCATCATAATCGTTTTCATTTTTTTCTGAAAAGATTTTTAACATTGTTAATGTACCTGAACTAGGAACTGCCATTATTCTAATCCACCTTTTTGAGTTGATAAACCTATTTCCCAATAATCAGATACAGTTTGAAATGTATCACTACCTGATACAGCTTTTATAGTAATTCTACATCCTGTCGTTGAAAGTCCACCTGAAACTGTACCAGAACCTGTGTTAGATGCAGTACTACTGAGATTACCAGCTACCTTCGCAGCCCAAGTAAATTGTCTTGAACTTCCATCTGAAATTATGCTTTCTCCATCAGCTGCCATTCCAGTAAATGATGGCACACTAAGAAATGTATCTGCAGTTGGTAGTGTATGAAATGCTGAAGATGTACTATAAGTTAATATACTATTAGTTGCACCATTATATGTTCCTATTGTACTATTAGTACTATCATATCCCCCACCATTAGAATTATATTCTATTTTAGCTGTCCATGTAGCATTTTCTAAACCAACATAAGGTAATACTCTATATGATGCGTTAGTACCATTTAATCCACCAGCTTGAACAGCGTGTGAACCATCTTTTAATAATAGTAATAGAATTCTTTTATTCGTTTGATCGTTTCCAATATGAATAGTTGCAGTTGAAAGGGCTGCAGAATTACTTGATGGAAAGGCTGGAGGTGGATTAGCCTGTGTTGTTCTATTTTGCATTTCCCATGTATTACTTATACCAGCCGTACCTGATGAATTCATATCAAAATTAGGATGTCCATTACCTGCTGGAATTAAATCAGCGGCCGCAAAGCTGAAATTACCTGTTGTTCCAGATGAATTACCATCAAAACTTAAATCAGCTGCATTATAAAAATCTTTTAATGATATTTCACCTGATGTAGGTACATTACTATTTTCAGTTATATTTGGTACTCTACTACCACCTTTATAAAAAGATTTTAAACTTATGTTTGTATTAGATGAACCATCTGGTCCAAATTCTTCTGTTATATCTTGACCAGTACTTTCGTTCTCGTGATCTGGAAATCTTAATTCTCCACTACCTTTGACACCCATTACTTAACTATCTCCGCAATTAAATCTTCGAATGCTTCTACTTTTTCTGTTCTCTTAGGCCAGTAAATATAATCTTTTTCTGGATTTGCTTTTAAATTACTTAATAATGGTAATATAGAATTATATAATTTATTTAATTTATCTTCTAGCTCTTCTGCTTTGCCTGAAGTTGATTCTAATTTTTGACTTTGTTTCTGTACGACTTCCAATTCATCTTCATCTACAGCCGTAAATCCAAAATCAAATTTATCTAAATCTATACTCATGGTTATTCCTCTATCTTATTCTTATATTTATAATCTCTAGGCTTTAGTTTGGTCTTGTCTTTATGAATTTTTGTTGCACCGTGCTTAGGAGTTTTTTTACGAGTAAAAATAGAATCCCAATTATCTTGGAATTGCTGATCTGTTATAATAGTAGGCCTTCGCTTACTTCCTTTACCCATTAAATAAACTTGGCTGATAAGCAATAAAAATATATATTGTACCTATCAATAAACTTATACCTAAAACCGTAGAGATTACTCTTTGTTGAATAAGTCTTTTTTCTCTAGCACTATACATTAAGCTTCTCTATCTATATCCCACTTAACTCTTTTTTCGTAATTAGGTTGTGATAATCTTTTATTCATAGCCTCTATATCTTGTTGTGTTCTAAAACTTGTATACCACTTAGAACCATTTTTTTCTGCTTCTGCAAATATAGCATTTGTAATAAATAAAGGAATTAATACAGCTAAGTGAATTACAACAGAATATGTAATACTATAATCAACCCACCCTAAATAAGTCCATGCAAGAACTGCAAAATATCCACTCCACATCATAAAGAGTGCTAAATAAAAGTACATTTGAATTGATGGGTCTTTAATATGTCTTAAAGGATTATACCTCATATCCATAACAACTCTCCAGCAATCAATCACCCAAAATAATAATTTTTTCATTTTCCTTGACCTCGATATTTTTTGTACGACCGGCGTTTGTTTTTATTCATCGTAGAAGTGTCCGGTCTACGTCCTTGGCTAGTACCCTTTTTGATTCCAACATGGTGTGTTGAATATGCACCAGTAGGTTTAGCCAAAAACCACTCCTCCGCGTTTTACTAATTCATTCTTAATTTTTCTTTTGTCTTTCTTTCTTGTCATGTGATTATTATATTTTTCAATAAGATCAGGTGTACTATGAGTATGCATATAGTCGTGTTCTGTCGTCACCTTCTTTGTGGCACGATCTATTCTTGTTATACTTTTACTTAATTTAATTGGCATTCATTCTCCCTGTTTTAAAGAGCCACCAGCGAAAATATCTTTGACCTTCACCATAGGCTGCACTTCTCATTCTATTATAAATCACTTAATTCTTTTTACACTTCCTTTCATATCTGCTTGATAAGCTTGAAAATCTACATTTGGATAATCTCTTTTTAATTCTAATAATGCATTTAGATTTTCCATGTGGTCATCAAATAATCTTACTCTTGCATATTCGCCGGTCTCTAAGTATTTTTTAAATATTACTTGTTTCGCAGCTGCACTAGATTTATTTGACATATTTCCAGCTCTTTCAACATATACATTTTTCATAGGTATACCATGAGCTTCAAAAGTCTTAATGAATAAATCTCTATTATCCATATCAGCTCTTGCAGTCACAATGATAACCTTTGAACCTTTGGCCGTAGCGTTCTTAATAATTGCTTTAGCCTTTTCAACCATACGTGCTATTGGTGTTGCCGTTTTGAAGAAAACTTTTGCAGATTTAAACTCGCGATAATCCCATTCTTCATCTTTCTGCAACTTATAGTTATTATACTCTTGAGGTGATAATTCTTTCACCTTGTCAGTATTTTTATTTCTTACTAATACTTTAGCTTTTGTTTTAAACATTGTATCGTCTATATCGAATATAGTCAATCCTTTATTGCCTTCATATATGTATTGTTTAAAACTTTCCATAGGTATATTATAACACAAAATTGTGATATTGTAAATAGCTATTTATAAGTTTTAGTATTTAAAGTGTTTCATTATTGCTTCAATCTTATCTTCAGCATCTGCAACCTTTTCTATTTCTTTTTCAATAGATTCGACTACATCAGAATGTTCACCAATACCTGCAGGATTTTTTACATATACCATAACATTAGCTTTGTGAACTTCTATTTCACCTTCTAATTTTTTGATTAAAGCTTCTAGTAAATAATTCATATTATCTCCCAAAAAGTTTTTCTCGTTTATAATCATTGATTGTTTTAATCAAGTCATCAGTCCAATTATCTCTATCTTCTATGAAGATTTGAGCACCTTCGTCACCAGCTATGGCAACTACTAATTGTTTAATAGGATTACCCGTTCTTTCTTCCCACATGATTGCATAAGCTGCAGCCTGCATAAAGTAATTAGAAATCCACTTTTTTTTCTTTTCTTTACGCGATGTTTTCCAGTCTATAATAGAATCTTTACCATTCCATTGACCTACGCAATCAACTCTTCCAGCAACACCTAAATGTTTTGAATATAATGGTGCTTCTATTGAGTAAACCTTATTTAAATTTTCGTCTATATGTCTTTGTATATCTTTAAATGTTTGTATATTGTGTGGCATTACACCATCTAAATAATCTGGATTATTAGCAATATATTTTTCTATAACGTTATGTACCTTTGTTCCTCTTTGTGAAGCTATTCTACTAACACGATTTGCTTCTTCTTCACCAACTCTATTTCTCCATGCAATAATCGCATCCCTAGATAATATCGATAACACTGTAGTTATAGATGGATATGTATGACCATCTGGATCCAAATAAGTTCTGCCTGATTCTTTTGTTTCTGTTTTTAGATCAGCATAATCCAGTTCTATTGTTTCATGTAAAAAATTCATTTACCTAATCCCATATCAATTACCATGAATGTTGTAAACATAAATGCTAGTGCGCTGAATTGTACTATTACAGCTAAAACAATAAACTTAAATTGTCGATCACCCCACCAATCCAATTCGCTTTTTCTCCACTCTTCAAATTCTTCTGGTGTTGCCTCTCTTGGTCCAAAATTAAAATTTAGTTGTTGAGGTATACGATCAGGTGTATTATCTTCAACTTCTATTTCAATCGGTCTTTTCCAGCTATCTAAAACTTTTCTTTTCATTTTGTTTTTATCCTGTGTTTGTCTTTTGGTGGTAATCCGCTTTTAATACGATCTTGAACTTCTTTCCAACCATCACCTGCTCTGTTTAATACACCTTTACTTGCTTCACCACTATACGATATGGTAGGTGCAGATGAATGATGCCTTTTTATATGTGGATTGTTTTTTAAATAATCATCTAATTCAGCTAATGGCATAACCAATTCAAATACTTCATCTGTTTTTGTATTTTTAAATTCGTATATCATTGTAATATTTATACTCTAAACCAATTAGGTGTTTCTCTTTTTGTCCATACCATACTAAATCTTGCTTCTTTGGTTTTATAAAATGCACGATAGGATTTTATTGGATCCTCGAATATACATTCTGGATTTGATGCCATCGCTAATTTAAATTGTGTCATCTTTTTTACTGGTATATTATTAGGTAATTTACTTAAAGGTTCTCTTAGTTTTTTATCTGTGGCATGTATTTTACCATACCTATATGTGTACTCATCACACAAAGCTATAAAATGTTTATAGTGCCATCTATAATTATACATTGATTCTCTAGTCCATACAGTGCTTGGGTGATTAAAATGACATGCTTTATATAACACATTCTCTCTATCATCATCTAGCTTCCAATATTGTACTCTTACTTTTCCAGACTTAGATAGTCTTCGTTCCATTTTACCATCAAGCATTCTATGTACTGTTGAAAGCATTTGTCCCGATTCTACTATCATTTTGACTACGTGTTTATCACATTGCATTTGAGCTGCGATCACTGGGTCATTATCTAAAATAAAAATATTCATACTGTATATTATAACACACTAGTTATTAAATGTCAAATGGGGCCAGTGCACTGACCCCGATAATATAGGTTCGACTATAGATTCCTCCCTGTTATTTTTGAATTAAACCTGGTAAAGCATCTTGGACTAACTTTTTAGTTATTCCTTTATACTTTAGTTTTCTATCTTTTGCCAAAACTAATAATTCTGCTTCTTCTGCATGTAAAGTTTCTAATAAATTTACAAACATACTTTCCCTTCTCATTGGTTGAAGCATACTGCCTTTTCCACCTTTGAAAAAATATTGAAACATACGATAACCTTTGTGTAATATTTGATACTCATGACCATGTGGTGCATCATCTTTTTTATAAGGTGGTTCACCTTCTGGTAATAGACATACAACATCTTGGTCATAATTAATTCGCAAGACATCACGAAAAGCTGGATATTTTCCAGCAGCTTCTTGAATATATGCTATCTTATCTTTTCGAGCTGTAAGGCTTGATGCCTTCTCAAATATTTCTGGTATTGTTGGTTTAGCCATTATAAAATTCCTCCACGACTTCGATCAACTGATTACATCTTTTTTTAATTAAATAATTAAGAACTTTCATACGCATAGCGATTGGTTGTTCTACATATTTATTTATAATGGATTCCTGTATCTCTTCTGGAATTTCTGTTAAATCAATTAATTTCTTATTTCTTTGATAATTCCTAAAAGTATTTTCGTCCATAATTTCTTTTAGATTGTCTGAGTTTTCTAACCACTCATTAATCTTAGTTTGTCTTAATGGTGTTTGAGTTTTATCTGTGACAAAAGTGTCATCAGCGGATAAAACATTTGGTATACCATCACCACCATCACCTCTCATTATATGATTAAATGCATAGGTTCGAGGGTTATCATCAGTCACCATCTTTTTTTGTATTGGACTATATTGTTTGACATTATTAAATTTTTGTAATTGTATAAAGTCTTTATCACTAGATACAATCATTATTGGTTCATCATTACCAAACTCTTGTGTAAACATAACAAGACTTCCAATAATATCATCTGCCTCTACACCGTCCATGTGTAATACTTTATAAGGCAAGTTCTCTTTAATTTCATCACGAACAAGATGTAAAATTCTAAATATTTCATTCCAATCCTGATCTGACTCTTCTCTGTTTTTTCTTCTATGTGCTTTATACAATGGATAATAATCTTTTCTCCATGTATTCATACCATCTGCACAAATAACCATTTGGCCATATTGATCTCTATATTTTTTATTATACATTCTAATACTGTTCAGTATCATGTGACGTATCATAGATTCATCATTTAATCTTTGTACAATAATATTTGATAAAGCTATTTGACTATAATCTAATAATATCATTTCTTCTTACCGTGTAATTTATTGGCTTGTCTTTGTAATGATTGCTCTATTTGTCTATCTAACCACATTCTAAACCATTGCCTTAGTTTTCCCATATCACTCTTCCTCTGATGGTAATTTACCCATCAGTTTTATTTTTACATAATTACGATCTAATTCTTTATGCAATGCATGAGGTATACCCATATACCTTTGCAACATTGCGTTTATCATATTGACAATTACAAATATATCCCTTGACTCGTGAAAAGCCTCTTCTCTAAAATTCATGTTTAAAAATTCTGGATATTCTGATACTTGACCTGTCGTAATAAATTCTTCTATTATTGACAGAAGTTCTTGTGATGCACTGATACATTCATCTGAAGTGTCTTTTATTATATCGTATTCTGTTCTTTCAATACCTAAATCTTTAGGATCGATTTCTTCACCAGTAGGAAATTTAATTATTTTGCCCATATATAAGATATATTATAACACAGTTTTATGTAAATGTAAACTATTTTTTTAAGTTTTTTACTGATTGAGCACCAATACGACAATTGATAATACCATTATAATAATCATCTGATAATAAAACATCTCTATCAAATTGCTCTTTAGCTTCCATATATGCACATTCACCTTTTGTTTTACATAAATGAATTATCTCTCTATGAAAAAAATCTTTACCAGCTGTTACAACTTCTTCTTTTAAATGTGTATTAGAACCAAAGTAATCTCTCCAATCTGATTCTACTAATAATCTTTTTCGTCTTTTTCTTTTCTTTGTGATAGGTAAAGTTTTCTTGGACCAGAAAAACTTCTTTCCAATATATTTAGTCCCGGTTCCCAAGTGCGTAATGCAATAGACAAATCCATAATAATCTTCGGATGTGAAATCATCTGGTGGATTAAATACCTTACCTTCGTAAAGCCAATCATTCATGGAAATCCAACTCGTCATCATCTTCTATCGGTTCACCACAGTGTGGACAGAAATTGATACGAGTTTCTTTATTGTCTGGTCTTATGACAAAACTATTAAAACAATATTCACATTCTAGTTTCATCTATTCAGTACCCAAGCTTCGAAGTCTGTACATCCACCAATAATATTACCATCAATTCTTATTTGTGGAAAAGTTCTAGCTCCTGGAAATTGTTCAAATAATTCTTCCCTTGTAAAATCTCTTTCTAATTTTTTATATTCGTATTTATGCTCACTCTCTTGTATAAATTGTTGAGCAATTCTTACTGCTTTATCGCAATAAGGACAAAAATCTTTTCCAAATATTTCTATAATCATCTTACATTACCTCTTAAAGCAAAATATAAACCACCTACATATAAACTAACATGTAAGTAATCATTATATATTACATCCCATAAACTTGCTGGACTTAAAATCCATATTACACCAGTTGCAATACAAGTCATTGTTATACCACTAAATCTTGTGATAAGATCACCGGCTTCTTCTGTTAACCATCTAAAGTTTGGATAGGTTCTTCCTAATCTAGCTAGAAAGAAATGTCTAGCATTCCATGGTATTAAACCTAATATACCACCAGCTATTAAACCAATTGCTGCACCTATCTCACCCCATGTGACAAACCACCATACTATAAATGGTAATCCCCAAGCTTCTGCTATTGCACCATCAACAGGTAATTTACTCAATCCCTGTTGTAAAAACATAGCTGATAAAGGTATTCTTAATAAAAATGTTGCTATGTTTGGAGGTGCTTTAAACCTATTCATTCATAGTTTCCTGAATAAAATTACCCAGGGTTTCTATCTCTTGCTCCGATAATTGTCCGGCTTGTGCCCACATAGTAGAACTCATATTACCAACTTCACCTCTGTTCTTGTATATAGTTAATTTTTCTATGATTGTATCTGCATCTTGGCCTGCAAGTTTAGGAAATATTCCCATACCTTGACCTGATTGTCCATGACATGCAGCACATCCAGCCCATAGTCCTTTAATAGAACTAAATGGATCGTCTGCTGCAGCTGCTTGTTTCTTTCTTTCGATTTCTGCAGGTGTACCATTTTCTGCTACATACTTTTCATAACATTCACCAGTACAATTTTGTACTCTTTCGTACCCTGTATATTCTAAATTGCTATGTGTATAACTTACTAAGCCAAACATAAAGCCAACTATACCTATTACTAAATAAAAACTTTCATTACCCATTATAAACTTAATCCTTTTAATGTTGAATCATCAACGTCTTGTTTAACACCACCAACCACATAAGAACTAATCTCTGTCTCTTGTGGGGCTACCTGTACATTTCCACCTGAAATCCATTTCTCAGTCCATGGTAATGGATTCATTTGTGGAACATTAAATGGGCATGGTAATCCGACAGCTCGCATTCTTTTTGCACCTATCCATTCGACATAATCTTTTAAGATAGATTCATTTAATCCAATCATGGATCCATTTCTGAATAAATATTCAGCCCATTGTTTTTCTTGTTCTATGACCTTCACAAAAAGGTCAACACATTCTTGTTCTGTTTCTTTTGCTATTTTTGCATACCCTGGTTCTTTTCTTAATAATTTTAATATAGTAGTTGTACTTGCCAGGTGTGTATTTTCATCTCTTGCAATAAATTTTATTATCTTCGCATTACCTTCCATCTTTTTAAGCTCAGCAAATGCCCAACTGCAGGCGAAAGAGACATAAAATCTGACTCCCTCTAGGGCATTTGCTGATTGCATACATAACCATAAATTCTTTTTATTTGGTTTCGCAATCAGATCATCATAATATTTTGCAATATCTTTACCACAATCTAAAATCTCTTTTACATTTAACATATTATCAAATACTATTGAAGGGTCTGGATATACATTTCTGATTATATGTGTATATGATCTTGAATGTATTGTTTCAAAAAATGACCATGTCTCTATCCAGTTTTCTACTTCAGGTAATGAAGCATGAGGCAAGAATGCTAAATTGGGTGCACGACCTTGTACACTATCTAACAAGATTTGCCTTTTTAAATTTGAAGTAAATATATGTCGTTCATGTTCTGTAAGTTCACCGAAATCTTTTTTATCTTTAGATACATCTACTTCTTCTGGTCTCCAAAAGAAGCCTAATTGTTTTTCAGTAATCTTATCTATCTGTGGGTATTTAACTTGATCGTATCTTGCGACGTCAACACCCTCGTCAAAAAACATATTCTTTACTAAATGTGATTTTTTATTTTTCTTTAATATACTCATATCTTACATGTCTCGCAATCTTCATCTATCATTTCTCCAGCACCATCGTATGTATTGAAGTAATATAATTGTTTTAAACCGTACTTATAACTTGTGACCAGGTCTTGTATCATAACAGACATTGGAATTTTATTATCTTCATAATGTTCTGGATTATATGAAGTATTGACTGATATTCCTTGGTCAACATATTTTTGCAATATACCACATATTCCTAAATAACCTGCTGGTGATTTTTGCTCCCAGAGTAAATCGTACTTATTTTTTAAATTGTAAATGCCGGGTACGACTTGAGCCATGACTCCGTCTTTACTTTGTTTATAACTCACCAATGCTCTTGGTGGTTCTATTCCATTAGTACTATTACTAATCTGAGCGCTTGTTTCAGCAGGCATTAATGCCATTAGAGTTGAATTCCGAATTCCAGTTTCTCTGAGTTGCTCTCGCAAATCTTCCCATGGAAGACGCTCTTTATGCTCTATTAAATTATCTATCGCTCTCTTATATGTATCAATTGGCAACTTTCCACTGGCATATTTTGTATGATTATTCAAAGGTATTTTACCTTTTTCTTTTGCCAGATCAGCTGAAGCTTTAATTAGATAATAAGACCATGCCTCTGCATATTCATCTACTGTTTCATATGCTGATTCATCATATTTCAAACCTCTCTTAGCTAAGAAATATGCTAAATTAATTATACCAACACCTAAAGGCCTACGACTCTTAGTGCTTGATTCTGCTGCAGCTATTGGATATTGTTGATAATCCATTAACTCATCTAAACCACGAACACATAGATCACAATACTTTGCAAATTCTTTAGGGTCATTTATTAAACCCCAATTAATTGCTGATAAAGTACAAAGTGATATTTCACCTGTATGATCGTCATAAGCATTTAAAGGTTTGGTTGGTAAATCAATTTCACAACATAAATTACTCATGTGTATTGGTGCTACCTTTTCTTCAAAAGAACTATGCTCATTTGCATGATCGACATTCATTAAATAAATACGACCCGTATCTTTTCTTTCAGTTAAAAATCTGGAAAAGACTTCTAATGCTGGTAAGCTTTTCTTTCTAATTGAAGTTTTTCGTTCAGCTATTTCATATAGCTCTTTGAACAAATCTTGGTCACTAAAGAATGCATCATATAATTCTGGTACATCTTTAGGATCGAAGAAAGTGATATGACCACCTTCTAATAATCTTTCATACATCAATCTATTAAATTGAAAGGCATAATCCATGTGACGAACTCTTGTTTCATCTGTGCCTTTATTATTTTTTAATACCACTAAATCTTCAAATTCATAATGCCATACTGGTAAATACACAGTAGCTGCTCCACCTCTTACACCTCCCTGGGAACAGGATTTAACGGCTGACTGAAAATATTTTAAAAATGGTATAAGCCCTGTATGTACAACAGAGCCATCTGCTATTTTAGCTCCGAGAGCTCTAATCTTTCCTGCACCTATACCAATACCGGCTTTTTTACTTATATACTTAACAATACTAGTAGCAGTAGCATTAATAGAATCCAGGGAATCGTCGGATTCAATAAGGACACATGAACTAAATTGTCTCGTAGGAGTTCTAACTCCTGCCATAATCGGTGTAGGCAACGAAATATAAAATTGAGAAATCGCATCATAATACTCCTTTACAAATTTCATTCTATTATCACCATAATCAGCAAACAAAGTTGCACTGATCATCATATAAAGCATTTGTGGAGTTTCATAATGTTTTTTAGTTCTTCTATCTTGAACTAAATACTTTCCACGAAATTGCTCCATTCCTGCATATGTAAAAGTATCGTCTCTTTCATGTTTAATATAATTATCTAAATCTACTAATTCTTCTATAGTATATTTTTGTAATATTTCATCATCATACACGCCTCTTGCAATATTATCTGTAATAAGTTCTCTAAGAGAGCAAGGTTGATAATCACCATAGACTTCTTTACGAAGTTTATATGAAATGAGTCTTGCTGCTACAAATTGATAATTAGGTGTGGTTTCTGATATGAGCTCAGCTGCAGATTTGATTAATAACTCATGTATATCATAAGCATTAATTTTATCGAATAATTGTATATTCGCTTTTAGTTCTATTTCAGACATTGACACACCACTAATATCGGCGACTGCCCATTCCAAAACTTTATGAACTTTATCTAAATCAAATGGTTGTAGTGAACCATCTCGCTTCGTGACATTAATTGACATAATACTTTTATCATTCATAATTAGTATATATTATAACACAAATTTTGCAATTTGTAAACGTTTATTTAATTTTTTTTTCTATTTTTACTACACGATTTTCAAGACTTTGTATGAGGTCTTTTAATTCTGTTGCGCCGCCTTGAGCGACTGGAGGGTGTGTGTCTTGTTCTAGTAGTTGAATTCTTTTTAATAATAAGGGATGTTTCTCAAACCATTTTTCTTCTTGTTTTATTAAGTCTATACCAATTTTATCTTCGCACCATTTATCAAAGCGAAGCAACCATTTAGGTTGATAGACTTTTAAAATTGCAGATATAATAAATCTGATTAGGTTTATAATTAGGCCTACCATTATCCTCTCACATTTTCTAATGCTTCAGGTTCGTCGATTTTAATACCAACGCCTTGGCCTTGTTGACCATCAGGCATAGTCACATTTCTATAATAAATTACGACTTCACCTAATTGTTTAATATATCTTTTGAGTTCTTGCATATCTTCAGCCATTACTTTATAGTCACCAACTGAGGTGGCTACAAAAACAATCTCTCCATTGTTTTGTTCTTTCATATCATCAAGAAATCTATCTAAATAAGTATAGCCTTCAGGCCAATCTGGATTTTCTCTATCTCCTAAATCACATACCTTTGGTCTTTTATCATCTACCTTTTTACATGGATTTGCTATCTTAGCTTCTGATACAACATACCAAGTAGGAGCTGTCAATTCTACAGGTCTTGGTAAATCTGGTTGCATAATATCTATTTGCACAGGTTTAGATACAACCTCTATTTGTTTTGTTCCTAATAAAGAACAACCACTAATTGTCAGTAGTATTAAGATTGTAAAGAACTTCTGTATCATCTTCTAATCCCTCCATCACTTGTTCACTTGCTGCATTAAATCTGTTTTCCATAAGGCCAGGTTTTCTTAAAGCTAAGTTATCTAAATTATGTCTGGCAAATATTGCTAGATACTCTGCTTTCTCAGCTTCTATCTCAGCATTCTTTCTGCTCATTTGCATTAATGATTTGCCTTGTTTTTCGTATTGCTCTTGAATTTGAGCTATAGTTTCTTGCTGCTCTTGAACAGCAGATTCTAGTTTAATATTATTTTCAGTCAGTGTTTGGTTCTCATTATATAACCACCATCCACCTAATCCTAAAATAAGTATTATACCTATTAATAATTGTTGCATTATAATTCCTTAATAATATAATTAAGTCCAGATGAAGTTCTAAATTCTATGATCTGATCTTCTTCAGTTCTAAACTTAAGGTGTTTTTCTTTTTGTATTATAATCTTATTGGCTATAAATTTCTGGTCATCACTATTACCATACTTTGCATCGATAGACACAAGGATTTCGTATCTATCTTGAAATAAATTTATAAACCAATCAAGTAATTTTTTTAGATGCTTCACGAGCTGCTCTCCTAGCGAGGATTCTTTCTACAAACTTTTTACCCTCTTTAGTTCGGCCATCATAAACTTTTTTCTTTCTTCTTAATAACGCTTTTTTGCCCATTGCATCTGAAGGCATTGCTACACCTCCACCAGCAACTGAATTTGCTGCAGCATCTTCCCATTGTTTTAAGTATTCGTTGAATGATTTTGTATATTTTGTCGCCATTATCGTTCTATATTACTATGTGTAAAATACACTTTTTGTTTTGTTTTTTCGTGTATTGCCGTAAATATATTTATACCACGTACATCTCCAACTGGTATTTGTAAATCTTCATTTACGATAATATCACCTTTTTGAAATAGCTCTTCACCTGTTTCGTAATGAGCTAATGTTTCTTTGAGATAATATCTGCCAGGATTTAATTCTTCAAAATCTGATAGATACTCTCTTGATTCATCTAATTCTAAATTTTTTTCTATATTGTCTAGTATATAATTTACTGTTTCGTCGCTTAATTGATCTTTTTCTTTAATTAAATATAAAGCCGCTGCATAAGATGCTAGCTTTGATCGGCCGCCTGGTATTTTTTCTAGTAATTTTTTAAGATTAAAAACTAATCTATGAAAAACAGTATATGCACCTCTTTGATCTGCGTTTCCAAACTCACGAACCTTAATTAAGTTTTTACCTTTCTCGTCTATAATGCCGAGCTCAAAGGCTTTAGTTTTATTAAATGGTGTGACAAACAATTTTAAAAATCTAATTGCATATGCCAGGTCGGCTGCTCTACTTAATATTCCCATTTATAATTCTCTTAATACCTCTACAATATATGGATCCATTGCGACTTCTACTTTTTCAGATTCAGGAAGGTAATTAAGATAAACTAAGAATGGTTTGAGATAATGCCAATGTTCATCATTGATCTTGTACCACATCATCTTATTACAAGCCTCAATTCCAAATACATTATATAATACTATTAAATGATTTAATATAAGTCTTTCCTGGAGATCACCAGTTAACTCATATCGCTTTAATAATCTTTTAAGATATTTAAATCTGTTAACGTCTTGTGTAAATTCATTAACATCTAAACACTCAGGATTATTATACATTTTAGCCGCATACAATTTAAAATTCTTATGCGTCAATACATCAAAATTATCCATACTATATTATATATACTCCTTTGAGTATATTATGTTTCTAATACAAACTCGGTTGATTTGTTTAAAAATCTAACTTCCCAATTATCATTGTTATCATTACCTATATAACAATAATCATATTTACCTTTATTATCGCCTTCTATTACTTGCCATATATAAGCACCAAAGCCAGGCTTAACTCTTTTATCATCTTCTGTAATTTTAGAAAAAGCAGCTTTTAATCTATGCCTTGCATTAAAAAAAGACCCATATTGGATTTCTTCGCTTTTAAATACTTTTTCATATTTCTTTTTAAGCTCATTTAAATCTTTTGCAAGAACCATATTTGGCTTAGCTAGTTTCTTGAAAGGTATAATACCTATTCCTAATACTTTTACTTTTCCACCATATACGTTTTCATCTTTAACACCAAAGTTTTTAGCTGAGCGACCAGAGTGAATAACATTCACTGTCATTCCAGCACTAAGCTTTGCAATTGAAACTTTGCCTTCAGTTAAAAATGATTCTCTTGCTTTAAAGAAATCCATTAGTCTGCCTCGTTGTCGCCTTCATAGTTTTTATCGACGTAATCAAAAAATTCTTTTTTCTTAGGTCCTTCTAATTCAGCTGGTGATTTTACTCCAAACTTCTTAAGTGCTTTATTAAAGAATGCTTGATATTTCTTTTGCTTTTCAGATTGCTCATCAGCTTCTTCTTTATCATCTTCGAGTTCTTCTTCGTCGACATCTTCAGCTTTAGGTTTAGCACCTTCTAAAAGTTCTGGAAAAAATTCTTCAATATCGTCTGATTCCATATCGTAATCTTTTGATTGTAAATATGCTAGAATATCTTTCTTTTCTCCAGAAATATCTGTTCCACCAAATCTGTTTCTTTTAAATTTGATCTTAAATTTTCTTTGCGCAGCTGGTATTCCTTCGCCGGTATGGTCTACGTCTATTGTTGCCTTACCTCTACCGGCTTTAAGCTTTCCCTCTTTCATTACCGTACCATCAGGTCTTTCTCCTGATTTCTTGACGATATGTTTTTTCTTGAACTCTTTTTCGCCAGCAGCTCTAGGTTCTTCAACCTCTTGCACTTTTTTCTTATCTTCTTTCTTGACTTTTCCTTCCAACACGTCTTTAACGGCGGCTGCAATTTCTAGTCCTTCTTTATCAGTGAGTTTCATTTCGTTATCCTCCGTTAATTAAACCACTATGTACTACCATTTCCCAGGTGAATGCTGATACTAAACCAACTATAATCAACCAAAAAACTTTGTTAATTAATGCGACAGTGTTAGTATTACTACTTACCATATTATCAACTCTGTCTAATCTATTTATAAGATTTTGTATCTGCTCTGATTGTTGTTTACTAAAACTTGTCAGAGTAGCTATCTTTTCTTCTGCTCTCGCGAGCATCACTATTGCTTCACCCATTTGATCTAACTTTTCTTCAATTCGGTCAAGTCTTTGTGACTGTATTGTATAAACTTGTCTTTGTTCGCTATCCATGCTTCTTAATTATCCTGCACTTTAATGGCGATATGCCTCTTATTAATCTGTGATATTCTCCTTTTGGTATATCGAATATCATGCCTTCTTCTAATAAATATGGAAGACAACCTTCGTATTGAAATTGCCAACCTTCACCTTCTAGTACTTCGACTTCTCTATTTTCTTTATCGCGATGCCAAACATATTCTGCATCATCACGTTCTGGATCAAAAGTACGACAGACTCCATCTTTACATTCATACTCTTCCATAAATGGAAAATTTAATTTACCAAAAGTATCTACCGCCACCTTTCATTCCTAATTCTTTTGCATACCATGGTAATCTACACGCCCAATAACCTGCTTTGGTTTTATCCATTTTAGTATCACAATTGTGTCTACTTGCAAAGTTTCTTGCAGCTTCTCTATCATTGACATTAGCTGACAATCCACCTTTTTCATCACCGAACTCTATTTTCATAACCTTTTCAGTTTTTGGATTCTTTACATATACAACATATTTCTTTTTACCTGAACTACGACTTGGTTTATCAAGCTCTACTTTTCTTCCGTCATATTCCGCTTCTGTGAGCTGAACCATTGGTTGTTCAAGTGGTACATACTTATTCTCGTACAGAGCATATCTTTCTTTCCATTCAGAAAATGTTTTAGCCTCCGAATTCATGCCCTGCTACCCTTTTCATTTGTTTTACAAACTCTTTAAAGTTTGGTTTATTCTTATATAACTTAATTGTCAAGTTATCTTTCTTCTTACCCTTGATTCTCCAGTTATAACCTTGTTCTTTATGTTCTGGTTTAGTTGTTTTTACAACTCTTCTTTTAAATCCAGCTTCAAATGGTTCAGGCTTACTACCTTTACCTTCATTTGCTATAACTTTTTTTAGAGTACCTTTAGGTGGTAATTGACCCATTCTTGTATAATAGTTATAAGCTTTTTTTCTATCTTCTTGACCTTTTAATATTTTATCTATTTCTCTTTTTACACTTGGTGATAATTTATGTACACCCTTTGGTCCATCTATTTTAAATCCAGGTCTTGCTTTACTTTTTACATTCATGTGTGTAAAACTCTCTTTAGATGCATTCTTAAAGTCTTGTGCTGTTGGTGCACCTTTCTCTCCAGGCTTTCTCATTCTCTTACCTGACTTTCTTTTCTTATGGATATTAGCCCATAAGCCTGCACTCTTTTCGTTTACAAATTCTTTAAATGTAATCATCTTTGACCTCGTGATGAGCCTCTTGGATTTGATTTTCTAAATCCTTTTTCAAGATCATATAAAAAAGCTTTATTCTTTTGTTGACCTTTTTGTGTGACTTTTAATCCAACTAATCTAGCAACATTATTCATCAACTCAGTTTTTCCTTTACCCATTTCTTTGAGCAATAAAGCATGTAAGTCTTTTAAAACAACATCTATAATATCAGTTTGATTAGCTACAAGAGCTGATCTCTCTTTTACTTCTTTTCTAAATTCTTTAAATGTTTTCATAGCTTTATTTTCTTTTCTATTTCTGCGATCTCTTTATCAACTTTAGTCATTGCTTTTACTACAGCTTTTTTATTCATACCTTTTCCAGATTGTTCACCTCTACTGACTAATTGTACAATAGCTGATTTCTTTGCTAAAAGTTCTGCGTATTTGCTATATACATCTTCAACAAATACTTTAAATCCTATCATGACGATTTTAAATTAAGCTTTTTAATTATTTTTGGATCCAAATAACCTCCACCTAATTCATCACGAATAAATGGTCCAATTGGCATTTTTTGATAAGCTTTTTTCTTAACATTAAAATTAGATGTATTTACTGATTTATGAAACATATCTAGTATCTTAGGTTCTTTTGCACTCATAGCCCAAACATTTGCAAAGTGTCGTCTAATCATTTCATCTGCAAGTTTGCCTTCTTCTAATTCTACGTCGTCTTTCAGGAAGTCTAATGAGTTTACAACATTCTTTAATATGTCTGGATCAATAGCACTAATCATATCTAGGTCTTTTCTTTTAAGTCCTTTAACACCTTTAATTCTATTGTAGATATTAGTATATCTGACTTCATTTAATGATTTTAAATTATCTCCTAATAACTGACCAATTGTTCTGTAATCTTTACTCATAAAAACCCTTCCCATCTGATGTCATAAAATCAAACATCTTTTTAATAGCTGTGGCAAGACCATCAACTCTAACATCTTTACCTTGAACAGTTAATTTAGTACCTGCTTTTTTAGCATGAGGTTTAATTCTTTTCATATGCTTAGCAAAATCTTGAAGAATAACATTGATATAAGCTGGGTGATCTATTGCTTCAACCATAATTATATTAACGCCTCCGCCTTTTTTAAAATTAATTTTACTTGCGCCCATGTTTGTAAATATATCTCTCAATGACCCTATATAAGATGCAACTCTGACTTCATAGCCTTTTCCTTTTTTTGTAATCTTTTTAATTACTTTAGGTGAATAGCCTGCATCTTCTATTTCTTGTTCAAGCTCACGTTTGAATTCATTTGGTGTTAATAAATCTTGTAAAAACTTTTCTTGTAATAAATCTCCACCATGTTGATTTACATCTACTGATGCAAATGTTATTTTAGGCATTGGTAATTTAGCTAACTTGATTATCATAGATTTATTTTTAGACACCCATTTCATTACAGGAGTATTTGGTCCTACTATAATAAATTCATCTAAACCTAATCTATCATATCTTGATTGGTCCATTGGTCCGTTATAACCAAAGTTTTCTTTCTTTAATAGTCCTTCAAATTTTGCTGAATTCTTTGGGTCAACAGCACAACTAATTTTTACCAACTCTTTAAAATTTTCTTGTACATATCCTTTAAATGATTTCATTATTTTATCCTCCCTGCAACAATGTCATCTAGGTTCTGATCTAACCATTCAATAAATTCGTCTGGGTCATCAGTATTAACTTCACCATTGTCTAATGCCCACATATATAAATCATCTTCTGCTCTTTGAGATAATTCAAGATTACCTGTTCTTTGAGCTTTCTTTAACTCTCTTCCATACTTTGACATTATTTGTCTCATAGTTAAAGCCATACCTTCATTAACACCTTCTAAAGCATCTTGTGGAAGTTTCTCCATAAATTTAGCAACATTTGCATTAGAACCTTCAACATCGATATTACTGAGTGAACCTTTTTTTCTTTCTTTTACTTTTAACTTAAATTTCTTAGCTAACGCAACAACAGTATCTCTACTCTTTTTATCCATATCAACAAATTCAAAACCAGCTGCTTCAGCTAAATCTTTTAAACCATCTCTAAATGATCTGAATTTACTTTCTTTAGTTTCTTTTACTTTAGACTCATACTTAGGTGCCTTTGCTCTTCTGCCTACTTTAATTCCAGCTTTGGTTTGCATTGCACCTTGCATTTCTTTTATAGACTCATTCATTCCAAGCATATGACCAATTGACATCCAGATTTCTTCTCTAGTCATTGTATCACCTGCTCCTAAATCCCTTGGTAGTTTTTTAACAGCTTCACTTGCTTTATCCCATAAAAGTTCACGTGCTTCAACTGCTCTGATAGCCTTATTTTGTCGATTAATTTCTTTCAATGCATCTTTAAGAAGATCGTTCATCTGGTCATTAAATTTAATATTTTTCTTTTCGTTATTTGATATAAATGCAAAGTAATAATCTCCATCTCTAACAGGGTAAGTTAAAGCTGTCCATACCTTTGGTCTTGCTGAATTAGCTGGGCTATAGTCTTGCTTCATTTCAGCTCTTGCCTTATCAAGAGGTCCAAAAAATTCTTCTGCCCCTTTGCCGAATTTTTTGAATTGAGCATCTACATCTTTATCGGTTAAATTTTTTGAATATGCTTCATTAACTGATTCTTTAACTGATTCTCGCGATGTTAAAGGAGCCTCTTGTAAATTTCTTATCTCTGTAAATGTTTTCATATTAGCTGACTCCATTTTTCTACTTTATCAAATGGTCCATCAACATGTACTGTGTATGCAAAGTTTGGTGCTTTACCTACTTCTTTAGTACTTTTATAAATCTTTAAACCCTTTGCTATTTTTTCAGCTTTGGTCGCTCCTTTCTTATCAAAGTATGTCATTGAAGTTGCAAACTCATATATTTCAGCTGCATCTTCTTTTACATTTTCTTCATTAGCTAATCTTAAAGCATCTTTTACTGCAGGATCGTCCCCTAACCCACGCTTCATCTTTTCGATCTTGTTATAAGCTCCAGTCATATTACCACCCATGTCTAACGCTATCTTAACTGCAGCAGCGACAAGAGAAGTAGGGAACTTACTTTTATATTTTTCTCTTATGTCTTTAAATTTCATTTTATCCTCTTTAAATCCGTATTTCTTTTTCAGCATATTCATTGCTGTGGCTATTTTGACTGATTTCCAATCTTTACCATACCTTTTTTTAAAATCGTTATCTGGCAAATCTTTAGCTAACTTCTCTAGTTCTTTTTCTCTAGCTGGTGTTAATTTAAAATCTGCCATTAACCCCTCACCTTGGCGGCTAAATCTTTATCAGCCTTACCCCATGTGCCAGCAGACTTAGTGACAAAAGAATTAACTCTAGCTAATCCCCATTGTACAGCATTAGTCCCTGGTCTATGACCTGTTCGCCAAGCAGCAACACCTCTTTTAAATACTTGTTTTAATATACCAAGAGGCATACCTGTTTTATCAGCTTTCTTTTTAAGAGCTGCATCGGCATCTTGTTCGTTTATTGTAAAATCTTCAAATGTAAGATGTTCGGCCATCTCTCCATACATTTGTTTGAATTTCTTTGTGTGTCTTGATTTCTTTGTCTTTGCAGTAGCATCACCTGGTGCTGGTTTATATGCTGCTGGATTATCGTCGTCCATCTTTGCACCTTTTTCAAAGTGTCTTGCTCTTGCTTGTTTAGTGGACTTAGCCATTCCTTTACCTTCGGCATCTTTTCCATAATAACCTTTTGGTTGTGTACCCTTTCTATCTTTTATATCTGGGTCTTGTGATGGTTTACGATCTTTCTTAACTTCTGAAAATGGAGTCATCTTTAAATATTTTCTTAATGTTTTAGTAGTACCAACTTCATTGTATTCAGTAATATTTTCTATTGCATCAAGCCAATATCTTTTTCTTATATCATTTGATTCAACCATTACATAGTTTGAACCACAATATACTATTGTACCTTTCTCTCTATTTTCTTTTATTCTTACAAGATCACCAACTTTAAAAAGACTGCCTTCTACATATTCTTCTCTAGTTTCTGAAACTGGAGGAAGTGATATGTGCTTCCTATATGATTTACTTTCTTTTAATCCCATACCCATTCGTACGGCATTAAATAAATCTTCAATCCTTTTAAAGTCTTTTGGTAATCCCTGACTAAATAAATTTAAGTCATTCTGTTGAGCGGCCATTCTCATTTTTGAGGCTGACATGCCTTCGGCACCATCTGAGTCCGGGTCTCTTTCTCCCGCACTAATTACATTGATTTTTAATTTATAGAATCCATGACGTCCTTTAATACCATTATATTTATTTAATAATATATCAAATTCTCTTACTCTATCTGAGCCAACTACTAAATTAACTTTATGGAATCCTGCATCATACATATTAGTTAAAACATCAAAAACGTTTCGCACTTTTGTGTCGTCTACGATATTTCTAGCATGTTTTGGAAACATTTTTCGTAAGAGTTTAATTTTAGATTTATATGGTAAAGGATTCTTTTTTGGATCCTCACTTTTTGAAGCATATATACGATACTTGCCACCACGAGCAATATCTTTTACTTTATTGAATAATACTTCGTGACCAATAGTAGGTGGATTATATCTTCCAAAAGTAAAGGTCGTTTCTCTACTCGATTCTACTACGTAATCACTAAATGATTTTATTGACATTTATATCCTCGGTTTCCCATTAGCCTGGGTTATCCCAGCCTTTTATAATATCTTTGCTGAAATTATTAGTTGAGAATTCCATTCTGTCAACTAACTTAACAGCACCACCTTCCGTTCGGTCTATAGCCACAAAGCCTTCTACACCGGTGACTTTAAACCCGGATTTTGTTTTAACGAATGTATCAATTTTTGATAGTTCGTTTAGTTTATTTATAATAATTAATTTGCCATTGATGATAAAATTCTGCAAATCATAGATTAATTTTAGGTTTTTTATGTTTTCTTTACTAAAAAACTTCAATAATTCATCTCTATTATCTTTTTGTTTCTGTTTTCCTTTATCTGACGACCTTTTATCAATCTCTTTTGCATATCTTTGTTTAACATACATGACTAAACCAGTTGCGTGAGACTTAGTATTTTCTACTCTTTGGCCTTTTCTTACTTTAAGGTTATTATAGATATTCAAAATTAAATTAAGTTCTTTATTATCTTCTATATCTTTTAATACACCAGATGATATCTTTCTAAATGTTTTACCGGCAGCAGATAGATTTGCATTTAATTTAGTTGTTTCATCATCAGTCAATGTAGCAGTACCAGATAGATCACGAAGAGTCGCATCAACCATCCATACCTTTGATGATTTACCAATATCTTTTACTATATCAACACCAAACTCTGCTGTCATATTTTCAAAAGATGAACCAGAATACTTAGTATGCCAAACAATTCCTAGGTCTGATTTATTAATTTTCTTACCTAGACTAGATGTTTTAGGTACTGCATAAACAATTGTATTTGGATGAAATGTAATATGTGTTTCACCGTTGATTTTAACATCTTTTAAATCTTTCTTTTCAAACATAAAATCGCCCTGTATTACATCTTTGATGCCAAGGTCTTTTAATTTGTCAAATGCTAATTTAAGCTTTTTGTTAAGATCGCCGGAAGTATCTGCATCTATATCGTCATGGTTCTTATACACTTTTGGTGTTTTGGCAAAAATGCCTTTCTTTGCGACAAAAAACTGACCATCACTTGGATCAGTTCCTACAAATAAGGCGGGAGCCCCGTCCCACTTTGTGGTAATGTCTATTGGTGCTTTCACATTACCGCTCAACATATCCCTCATTGATCTAAGCGCGAGGATTGCTTGGCGGGCTCCCTTAACTCCACCGTCTAAAACTAAATCCTCAATGTGTGTCATGTGAGTATTTTTAGCTTCGGTTATATATTTTTGAAATCTCATTTATTCATTTCCTTAGTTTTCTTTTTCAATTTTTCTAAATGGTCTGTCCAAATCTTATATGCGGCTGTTAAGTTTGCTTTCTTTTCTGGGTCTTTAGTTCTCTTAATAGCTTCTTTTGCTCTTTGTTGCATCACTAAAGTTGCTTGTACTTTGTGAGCATGTTCTCTATCAGCTTTATTAATAATACTAATTCCCTTTTTAGCTGTTGCAGCATCTTTAAATCCTAATCCGTGGATTGTTCCTCTAGGGTCTTCGTCAGTGTATAAGTCACTATGACTTGAACTGCCTTTGTGTTGACCTTTTTTACGAGGTGTTCTTGCATCAGCCTCTAGCCAGAATTTTCTAAAACTTCTCATAATCTATATACTTCATTAAATCGTTTGCTAACTTTAATCCAGCATCGTAATCAGCTGGGTAATGTAATCCGGCTATAACTCTTCCATATCCACATATCTTAGCTCCTTTAATAAGTGCTTCTCTTTGTTGTGGATATTTTTTTGCATAATGTAATGCCACCACCATTGGCTGAACTGTATGGCCTGATGGATATGATGGCGTTTTTGCTGTATCAGTTTTAAATCTTTTCAATTCTTTATTCATAATTGCAGCAACTTGATACGGCCTTGGTCTATTATAATAATTTTTATAGTGTCTCACTATAGGTACACATTGTTCTTCAATATACTCAATAACATCTTCATCATATTCTAAACTATTTTCTCTTAAAACTTTTTTAATATAATATGATGCATCTTTATCACAATTTTCATACTCAGCTTTTTGTTCATCTGTGGCTGTATTGGCTGCATCAATCACAGCATTTATTTCACGATCTTCTCGTGGTGGTGTTGGTAATTTTATTTTAACCCAATTATCTTTAAATATTTCTATATCATCATAATCTGGTTCTTTCAGATCATCTTGTGGCGTGAAAATTAGTTCATGCGCATCTTCGGATATATAGTTTGAAAATCTTATCACTTACTTTGTCCCATGCTTTTATCTAGTTTTAGTTCACCTCTTCCAATCCAGTTTTCTCTTATATCCCAGCCACCTTCGTCATTCTTAATAAAGACTGATGAGTTCTTAATATCGTTTGAGCCTCTAAAATCTAAACCGACATTAATCTTTCCAGCCATATCTTTTACTGATATAGTACCATCAATAATCTCTGCAATAGTTTCTGGTACTGTACCAGCAAAAAAGCAATTTGCAGTTGCATCAGTTTTACCAAACTTATTTGCACCGGATAATACTTCTATGTTTTGACTCTTAGATAGTTTAGTATGGTTATATGGTTTACTCTTAACAAAAGGGCAAATTGATACTGATTTATAACCTGACCTTCCTATCTTGTTATTCTTATTCAATTGTTCATAAGCATTTTCTATAATCTTTTTAGATGAGCTACCAAATATTTGAAAGAATCTTTTTGGTAATATCCAGTTTTCAAAGTATGTTGCATTAGCATCTTTCAAACTATAATAAAGTTTATTACCTAGGCCTGGTATTTTTTTATCTAATTCAACTACTACATCTGTCTTTGGATTACCAACGGTTTTTGTAGTAGGTGCACTTAGATTTGTTATACGATATTCTTTACCTTTATATTCAAATTCCCAAAGGGTACCAGAACTATTAATCCATCTTTGAATGAATTGACCTTCATGACCATGCCCTGCCTTGAAGTTTGTAAATACACCTGGATTCTCTTTTTGTGTTAGGTCTGCTTCAATTGGTGCAACCTCTTTACCTGAAGGTTTAAGTAATTTGCTAGTAGGTACTCTATAGTCTTTACCTTTATATTTCATATGTGCTAATTTTGATCTTGATGAATCTAGCAGTGTTTTCACTTCTCTTCCAACAATTTCTAATTCAGTACCTTTCTTTAATACGGTTTTTGTTGGTGTTCCATCTAATTCAAATAAAAATGAATCATTTTCTAGCTTTAATGTTTTTAATTCTGGATTCAACTCGACATACTGATACCACGCACCCGTGTTATCTTTGTATTTAGTTGTTTTGCCAGATAGGCTGGCTTCGTAAATAAAAGATTTAAACCTTTTCATTGTATCTCCATTTAATATTACTATTTCTATTTATAATAACAGAGACTTTAGATTTTGTCAATATTTATTTTAAATTATTATAAGGCTGAATATCGCCTTTGTGATCGTATCGAATGATTTTTCGTTCGTGTAAAACATCAATTGCATTCTCTGCTCCTTGACGAATACCTTTTTTAATACCTAGATTATAGGATGTATAGCCACACCCTATAATTACTATGATATAAATTATAATTTCCACTAGGAAAGCCTATCTAGTTCATCTAAATCAGGCGAGCCAAGTAGTTCAATTTCAAATTTGTCATCACTAATTTTAGTGACTAAGTGTGGTACTTCCACACCTTTATCTGATAGATTACCAACTCTTTCGTTGAATTCTCTATAATCGTCTTTACTTAACGTTGCTTTCATATTACCACCCCGAGGTTATACATGAGTATTCGGTCTTACAATCAATAGTACCACATACACATTCGTTTCTGGCAGCTCTTTCTTGATCTGCCTTTTCTTCTGCTAAGCTTGGCGCACCGACCATGCTTCGAATATCATCTTCGGTAAACTTTTGCTTACCGTCGACAATAGATTGTTCTGCTAATATCTTCCAACTCATCTTGACATCTCCTCAAATCTTTTCATAACTAAGTCATTTCTTAGTTTATCCATATCTGCGAATGCGAAAAACTCGTCCCATGAATCGGATGCCGGTGAAGGCGCACCTTCTGGTCTATCCATTACTTCGTTCACTACTGCCATTCCTGACATTTCAGCGACCTCTTCAGCTATCTGCTCGAGGATTTGATCGTTTATTATATTTGACATTTTTACTCCTTATTTAATCTTATATGTCTATAGTATCATGTTTTAAGGAAAATGTCAACGGTTTTATGTGACAATTGTGTGACAATTAAAGTGGGGAGCTGAACGCTCCCCCGATATGTTATAGTTCTGCTTTAACTAGTGTGTATACACCATAAGCTAAGGCTATCCATGCTAGTGCATCTACTAAACCTCCGAAGAGTAAGTAAGACAAACTAACCGCGATGATTACACCGCCATCCCAAGTTGTCCTTTCGGCCCATCTTGCGAGTACCCAGTTTTTTACTACGTTCATCATATCCATAAGTTTTCTCCCTTTTTATACTTTAAAGTCAGTGAAAGAATCCGGTTGTTCTCTTTCACCAAACTTATTTATTGGCTTGTCTGGCACCATATCTGACATAATATCTGATTGTGCAGACTCCTCAACATCATAAAGTTTCATACGAGACCGATCTACTCCTACCACAAATCTGCGATATTTCGTAGGATCGTTATATCGGTTTTTCAATTGTTTTACTAATAACTGTCCTAATTCTTCTAACTCTTCTGTGCTAATAATAGCAAACATCAAGTCGGCAGTTGCTGGTAAACCAAATGATTCAGATGTATCTTCTAGGCCAACGTCAGTATTACTATACCCAGACCTCGTCGTCTGTGTTGCCGACACTATCGGAACATTGAATTCCACAGCTAATCCTCTGAGTTCTTCAGCGATTGCTTTGATATACGAATAACTATTTATACTTCCACCTAACCCGCGCATACGGCTGGAAGAACAAATATTCAAATAATCAACATATATAATGTCTGGTTTAAAATTCTTTTTTAATTTAAGTTCGTTTAATAAGGCTCTAAAATGTCCTGTGTGAGCTGCACCTGTTGGGTATTCTTTAATAATAAGTTTACCAATAGATGCTTTTGCAATCTTTTGTATCTTTTCGTTAAATACATTTTTAGGTAATGACCCTAATCTTTCTATTGGAAGATTCATAAGGTTCGCATCTATTCTTTCTGCGATTCTTTCTTCGGCCATTTCCATTGTAATATATAATACGTTCTTGCCTTGTTCCAGGACTGAAGCAGCACAATGACACATAAACAAAGATTTACCTACGCCAGTCCCGGCAAGAGCAATATTTAAAGTCTTGTTTGGTAATCCACCTTTTGTAATTTTATTAAAGTAATCTAAATCAAATGGTATACGATCTTCTTTTGTGTTATAAAAATCAAATCTATCTTCCGAGTTATCAACGTAATCATGACCTATTTCTTGGTCAAAAGATGTGCCTAAAGCATCAGATAGTATTTCAGGTATAACACCTTCACTTCTCTTTGTATCTTTACCATCAATAATCTGTATAGATTCCATGATAGCATTATAGACTGCTCTTTCTTTACACCACTTTTCTGATTCTTGTATTAGATATTCTGTGTCTACGTCTGATTTATTTTTAAGCTCACCAATTAATACTGAGGCTTGATTTAATACATCTTCGTGTGCATTGATTTTTCTGAGTTCTAATTCTAATACTTTTCCTGTTGGTAATTTATTATGCTTACTAACAAAAGAAACGATTAGATCAAAAACTGTTTTGTGTGAGCCTTCAAAATATTCGTTCTTAATATAAGGTATTACTCTTCTGCAATACTCTTCGTTATTAAGAAGATGGCTCAGTATGTGTGTCTGGAGTTGTTCCAATTTTCATATCCTCTAAATTATTTTCAATTATATGTTGTAATACTGCACCCATATAATTTTTAAAATCTTCACTTTCTTGGAGTTCGTCTACAGTATAATCTGCAGGGTCTATTATTTGAAAGGTAAATCCTAAGCTCGCCATATCGAGCTCAGGACTTTCTTTAATTTTCACTGTTCCATATATAACAGTCACGTCTTTATATGCACCCTGTGTATACCTCACTCCATGAAGTGGGTGTGATGGGTTTTCTACAAATTTATAATCAGATTCTGTTATCATGTTATCATCTTAATAATTTTATTTATCCTTCCAGATTTCATAAATTTGTGAAAGGCTTTATAAATTGTTTTAAACATTATTCCTCCATTACTATGTCTAAGTCAATGTCAAGTAATGGTTTATGACCAATAGAATAATAAGATTTTACAAATTCTTTAAAGTCAGTTTCTTCAAAGATTGGATCCCAAAACTCTTTAGTCTTAGTATCTTTTTCTCGTACTTTACCATCTTCAATTTCACCTGTATCTTTGTTAACTCTTGCGTACCAACCAACATTTGGTTTGGTCACATAGCCGCCGGCTAAAGCTACATCTAGTATTCCACCATAGGATGCGATACCGCCTTCCCAAGTGACTTCAACTGGTATTTTAGATTTCTCTTTTACAAACCTTGATTTCTCTACATTAACTATAAAGTGATATCCTGTGACATCAGTACCTTTTTTCTGTTGACGCCTACCAATAATCCAAATATTATCAGCTGAGTAATAAATACCTGTACCACCTGATACAATTGCTTTAGGAAATAATCCTATTTCTTGATAGGTGTGGTTGACAGCAAGTAAAGGGACGTTCCTCATAGTGAGATAAGGAGTGACCATACGGAACAATCCCTTCAATGCTTTAGCTCTTGTCATATCAGCAACTGATTTTTCATTCAGTGCATCTTCTAATTCTTTTTTAGATGCTAAGTTACCAATTGAATCGATTACAATAATTACTTTATCGTCCCTTTCAATATTTTCTAATTGGCTAACTAAGTCAAATTTTAATTCCTCAACGTTTTGAATCGGTGTATGTAATACCCTATCTGTATCAATACCAAAAGATTCAAAATAGTTCTGTGGAGAACCAAATTCTGAATCATAGAAAAGCATAACAGCTTCTGGATATTTCTTCATATAGGCTGAACCCATAAGTAAAGCAAAACTTGTCTTAAAATGTTTAGACGGCCCTGCCAATACTGTAAGACCTGATGACAAGCCTCCGTCCATATCTCCTGATAAAGCAACGTTTACCATAGGCACATCTGTAGGAATCATATCCTTCTCTCCGAATAATATAGATTCTGATAATATATCAGTACTTTTTACTTTACTATTCTTTTTCAATTTATCCATTATTGACATTATCTACTTCTCCTCATTGCAAAACCTGAAGCTTGTTCCATTCTTAAAGCTTTAAGATGTCTAGCTCTTGCTTCGGCTTTTTTTCGTTTTCTTTTTGCTGTAGGCTTCTCGTAAAATTCTCTTTTACGTACCTCTTGAACAATACCTGCTTTCTCACAGGATTTTCTAAATTTTCTTAATCCGACATCAAAAGGCATTGGTCTTGCTGGACGTTTATCTTTTGGATGTCTTTTTCTTGGTCTTAAATCAACACTTGGCATAATCACTCCTATTATATTTATATTATGTCTACTATTATACCATAAACTGGTCCAATTGTAAACTGTTTTCTGCATATTCATGGCACTTTCTTTTATTATCTTGTAAAATATAATCAGTATCAATTAAATCTAATCTATTATTACAGAACTTTATAACTTGTTCCATCATATCTTCAGCAGTTTTGACTGGTACATTTTGGCATATATGATTTTGAAATTTCTTTGGATGTAATAATTCAAAATCTTCTGGCAGATACATTATAGATAACATTTCTCTATAAGTTAAATATCTATCTTCTACTGGATGTGTTAACATAGATGGATAGTGGCCAACAAATGCTCCGATATGTCCCTTTGGAAATGTGGTACTCTTTCTCATAACGCTACCACCAGCTTTTTGTTTAGCAACCATTCTTTCTATACTCTTTGCCCATCTAGCAGAATGTTCATCATCATTACCTTTTAAATGTTCTAATACCTCTAGCCAACCAGCATATGTTTTACCTGTATTTGGTCCGACACATTTAGTCTCTCCTCCAATATAATCCATATAATCAAATAAATTCATATTAGGTCCAGGTAATGCTGCAACAAACTCAGCATGAGTCATACCAGTTTTATTTAAAAAATATTTGTAAACTGGATCGTCTGATGGTTTTTTCTGATTAGGAACAACGCTCATAGGGTCGTCTTTTTTGTTTACAACATTTGAAATAGTATCTTCAATTAGTTCATGTGGTCTGTGTATATAATCTAGTAAAGGTGTTTGATCTCCTTTCCAAAAGAAGTAAAATGTTCTATCTCTAATTTGGCTATATCCTTGTACTAAAGATTTAGTTTTATAGATGCTAAACGTATATCCATACTCTTTACCAATATCTCTTAATTTAGCTACAACCTCTTTACCGGGTTCCATTGCTAGTCTTGGTGCGTTCTCACCCCAAAACACTCTTGGTTGTATCTTACCTAAAACATAATGTGCTGATTCAAACATCCAGTCATTGTGGCCTTCATTACGAACTGTATGTTGTGATAGTGATGATAGACCTGCACAAGGACAAACTGTATTTACGATATCTACTTTCTTTGGTTTATGGTTTGACTTTTCATCTAATAAAGTGTATTTACCTTCCCACCCTTTATCTCTTAAATAATTAATGTAATGACTATCGTTATCTACAAAGCCAGTGTAAGATAAAACTTCCTCTGGCATTTGTCCATTTAACTTATTCATTACCGCTATACTCTCTCCACCGATCAGTGGTATAATTGAACTATATTTCATTTCTAATAATCTCCATCATTCTTTTTTGTCTATCTGCATCTTCATAATGCAATGGTATACAAGTACCTAATAATACTAATCCACCATACAATATTAAATCTTTATCTAAATTATATTCATCTAGTTTACGTGTAAATAAATCTTTAACATATTTATTTTGTGGTACATCAGCAACAATTGAGTTATAACCCCAATAACAATCGTGTGCTAATTTGGCCCAGTCATAAATATCGTCGCCTATTGTTCCAATGCAACCACCATAATTACCACGTGGGTCTAAAAATTTAAATTGATCTGTTTGTTGATTATATAATATATTTGCAAAATGTAAATCACCATGCATTCCAGATATGGGCGATGTTCTTTTATAAATCCATTCAGCTCTTTTTATTAGATTAGCACCGACATGGCTATCATACATTTCATTACATACTCTTTCTTCTGTTTTATCACACCACATCTTTTTAGATAATTCATCAAAACTGTCTATAATGTCTTTATCTTCTACTCTATTGTTAAAATATTTTAATTTAATATTAAAGATTCTATCCATAATATAATCCCAATGACTATTAGGTATATTGTCGTATAACATAAGATCACTAAGTAAAGTGCCACTTTCGTATGACATAATTAAATCAACAGGATGTGGTAATATTCTAGGTGTAAACATAGATTGCTCTGGAGTAAGATGTTCATACCATTCTTTTTCTTCTCTTAATGTTGTTAATGAATGTTTGTCATGATAGTCTGGTAATTTTCTGATTGTACCTAAATCAGAATCAAAATTTAAATTATTAAATGCACGAGCTTTTGTGTTTAATAATGCTGCACATGTTTTATAATATGTTGGAAGGTCACCAATATCGTACCATTTTTCTGTGATATATTCTGCAAACGTTGTATCTTTATCTATAACATATTCAATAAGAGCATCTGATATATCATAACCATCTGTATTACTAAAAGCATTTAAAGCTGCAACACCATCACTAAAAGAATATAAACCAACTAGAGCATTAGAATTTTCTACTGGTTGTTTTGGTTTATTATAATAGTTTCGACCATCCCACATACACCATGCTGATTGATCTTCAACTCTTTTAGTTAATAAAAAGTCATGACCTAATGGCATACCTTTTTCTAAGATAATTGCATCACCAAGCCATACAACAACTGGCTTTCCACTATCTTCTAAAGCTTCCATTCCAATCTTAATTGCATCTCTTGGACCATCTAATGATGGTTGGTTGGCGAACCTTACCTTCGGATGTTTCACTTTACAATATTCGCGAATATCAGTGAATTGGCCATCCACAACAACTACTTCGTCAACGGATCCATTGACTGCCTCTATGATATAGTCAAGGCAAGGTTTACCATTCACACGTACCATTACCTTCGACGTGCTCGAGGATAGAGGTCTTAGTCTCGTGGCTGCTCCTGCAGCTGGTATTATTAAATTGAATTTGTCCATTCTTTAAACTCTTGTAAATTCATTGCTTTATCGTCGACATAATAGGTTGAACTATATGGTTTACCCCAAACGAGTTCATCGTAGGGCACCTCATGTCTTTCTAACCATGATGTAGTTATGTCTCCGACATCAGCTATAATCTTTTCAATATCACCATCAAAGGTTAACATTCGTCTGGCTGTATGTAATATAATCTTATAACCTTTTGCATGAAGCTTTCTTATACCTTTGATTACTATATCATTTGGTTTTGCTTCACCATATTTACGTTTAGCATCTTTGTATTGATGATTTGTAAATAAGATTGTATCGTCTATATCGATTACTATACTATCCAAAAAAATCCTCCAATGATTGCGTATTTAATTCACTCACGTTCTTATGTATTAATCTTGCCTTCTTTTCAAAATAACTTAGATCACCATTATCAATTTCTTTTACACCGAGAGCTGTGATCTTATTATCTAGTAAATAATTAAACTCGTCATATACTTCTTCAGTCTTATAAACTTCTCTTAATAAGTCCTGTGTATTCCACTTATCTTCTTGTTTACCCATAATACAGATATGTCTTATCATGTGAGGTATAACCACACTTGATTCAGCTTCTTGGTGTAAAAATTCTAAACCATCTTCGTTATATTGATAGTATGTTGTATGGTCGTCTGCAACCTCATGTATCTTTTCTATTGTTTTGTCTAAATTATTGCGGTCATTCCATATTGCAATATCGTGTTCTGCAAATAAACTACCATCAATTGCTTTGTTATGTTCACTATAATGTTTATCAAATATCGGAACTGTACCACATGCAATTATTTCCATCTGTGCATATTCAAATCTATCGCCATAATTATGTGGCATCTTTGGTAAATGAAATCCACTATAACCAAACATAGATTCTGATATTAATGTCATACCTTGGTTATAATCAAACTCTCCAAAGCATTCGCATCTTTCTGATTCATAGTTATATGTACCTGTATACTTTCTAAAATAATCACAAGGGTCAATAACATCAAACTTAGCACCAATAGATTTTTCTATACCATGTAATGCATAGTGAAAGTCTTTATCTCTTTCCCATAGTTCTATTATCACATTAGGTTGTTTCATAGATGACCAACGGCCTGCATAGATACATCTTCTTTTCTTTTGATCGTGTGTAATTCTCCACTTCTGAAAATCATCTAGTGTCAATGGTAATTTCATTCTAGCAATTCTCTCACCTAATTTTTTATTAGTAAGAATTCTTGCCATGTCTTTTGCATAATTTGTATGTGTAGAAAAATTAAATACTACATCTGCTGCATTTGAGATCGCAACTTGTAATGGAATACGATCATAGTTAGATTGTATAATCTCATGCATCATACTTACTAGAATTGGTTTTTCTATTTTTAATATTAGATCACGATAAAAACTTGTGACGGTTTTTTGATTGTGCATCGGACTCGGATATGAATTGATTATAACAATATCATAATCATTGTTTAATCTTTCTGCGATTGTAGACATCTCGTCTGGTTTGAATTCTACATAATCAGATATGTGAGTACCTCCACGATTGAAGGCTCTTTCTTTTAATGCAAAGACATCGATATTTTCTGGATCATATCTTTGCCATTCATAACCAAACTTTTCGACACCACAGCCGTCTAGACCCTTGCCAAAAACTATTGCAATTTTTTTACCAATCATAACGTATATTATAACACATTAAATCTATGTTGTCAAGTATACAAATAAATTTCTTAATAAAAATATTAAGCCTACTCCATTCAACACAATAAGTGCTCTATCTCTCCACAATACTGATACGATTAGCCAACCAGCAATACCACATAAAGATAAAATCAAATCATAAATTTGGAAGCCTTCTATTCCTCTCATTGACATAGCTGCTAATACAAAGCATGATGCAACCCATTTTATATACCAGCTAACATCGTATTTAGGTGTAGCTGATTTAAATATTCTTTTACTATTTTCTAATTCTTTTTTATCGAACTTTGTCATATGTCACTCCTGCTTCCTTAAACATTTTTTCTGTTATCTCATTACTTTTTGACCATTTCATTGGAACACCATCAAATGTTGCAACTACTCTTGAAACTCCTGCCTGAATAATACCCTTTGCACATTCATGGCAAACCGGTAAACCAACAATATACATTGTCGCACCTTTCAGTGATTGGTTATGATAATTCGCATTATAGATACAATTCATTTCTGCATGTACTACATACTTATACTTTTCTTCACGGTTATTCCATCTTTCGTCTGTATCTTCAATATCTCGTGGAAAACCATTATACCCTGTGGCAACTAATCTTTTATCTTTTACAGCTATAGCAGCAATTTTAGTACTTGGGTCTTTAGACCAAGAACTTACTAGCCCTGCAATATCTAACCATCTTTTATCCCATTTATCCATTAAACAATAAACTCCATTTCATTAACTTTTCTTTTTTATGTTTCATACGATCTTCTATTTGTTTATCTGTGACAAAACCACTCATCTTTAATATCTCTATCATAGTTAACACATCTCCAATTTCATCTTGCAGATTTCTTACATATTTTGTATCTTCTTTTGTTCTGATTACTTTACTACAAGCTTGTATTAATTCACCACATTCTTCCATGGTAATTACTAAAGCCTCTTCTCTTTTTTTCATATTACCAATTGTGTACTATATTTGCCATAATAAAGAATGCACATATAATATTAATTCCAACAATGAAAGTTCTCACTATCGCAACTATATTGTCGTACTCTTCTGTTTGTTCATCTGAAAAACTACCTACTGCGTATTTCCAAGTTGTCCATATCTTCTTCATATTACTAAATCAAAATGCCTCTCATATACATGTAAGTTTTGAACTTGCCAATAAATGTGGCCTAATTCGATGTGTGTACCATTATAATATAAATCTTCTAATAATCTTTCTTGAACAACTTTTTGCCAAGCATAATCATTCTTATAACCAAAGACTACATCATTACTTCGCATTTGAACTGTAGCATGAAGCATATTATCACGAATATAATATGTCACAGCATTGGTACAAATAAAATCATTCTTGCCATTCTCTTTGTATTCTTTCCATATACTTGGTCTTTGATAGATCATAGAGCCACGTCTTGAGTCTGGATTTGTAAGTAATTCTTTTAATACTTTATCGTATTGTCTAAAGTATTTACCAGAATAAATTAGATGGCCATAATTAGAATTGATTTCACCGTGTTTATTTGCAGAATATAACCAAGCTTTTGGTGCTTGTTCATGACCGTATATATCATAAACATTAGTTGACTTTCTATCATACCACATTAATTCATGTTCAATATATCTTTCATTTGGTTCACCAAATATTGCTGGCTGATCAGCAACAAAAGATGCACCGATTATTTCTATAGTCTTTTGACCTGTTTTATCTGTGACAAAGTTTTCTGCTGCTAGGTGTTTTTTAAATACTTCTGCAATATCTGCAGTATTATTCACTTGATACATTCTTTACCTTTTTGTTGAACATATTTCTGTTAGGGTCTTGACCTTCCATCTTACCACGAATATAAGATACAGCAAAAGACGAATAATTAATTAAATCTTTGTAAGTATCTTCTAGTGATTCAAAGTTAGGTTCATTGCCAGATTCTAGTAAAGAAGTTGCACGAACAACTTTGCCTAAAATAATATCGTGTATTGTATCTACACCTCTACGATAGTGCATAGCTTGAGTGACAGTAGATTCGTCACTTTGATAATCTTGTGATTTTTTAGCTTGAAGCTCTGCGCATTCTTGTAGTACTCTCAATGATTCTTTCATAATCTCTCCATAATAAGTTTATATTATAACACATTTTTAAGTAAATGTAAACTGTTTTTTTAGCCTTCGTAAATAATACCTTTTTCATTTAGTGCTGCTCTATTCCAAAGATGACCTTGTTCTGTGTCGTCTTTAGATTGTCCAAAATATGGTACCGCATGATTCTCGTCTATTTGTTGTTGGTTAACACTAAACTTAGATGACCCAATAAATAACTCACCGAGTATTCTTCCGAACTTACCTTTATCATGTGATACTAATTCTATATCTTTACCATCTAATATTCTAACTAAATTAGCTTTACTTGCTTTACCATAAAACTTTTCTTCTAAATCACGAGTCCTAGATTCAGGAGTATCTATACCCATCATTCTAACTCTTTGCTTTTTATAAGTCATACCGAAACCTAGATCGATGTCAACATCTACTGTATCTCCATCTACGATTCTAGTGACTACTACTTTATATCTATACATTTTTTCTCCATTTGGTGGAGCTGAGAGGGGTCGAACCTCCGACCTCCTGCGTGCAAAGCAGATGCTCTCCCAACTGAGCTACAGCCCCATTAACCAGTTTGTAAATCTATTATATTTATATGAGAATATTGCTCTATAATTAATCTACGTTCTTCCACCCATTCTTCTCTAGGTGTTGATCTTTCATACCCTTTATCTTTTTGGTAAATATTTTGTGCTCCCATTCCATCAAATCCTAATAATAGAATTTCATCAAAGTCCATCTTACATGCTAATTCTAATGCTCTTGAACCAGATGACATTATCTTTTCTTTGATAGAACGAACCATGTCATTTTCTTGTACCCATGTGACATATACATAATCATCACTTCCTGCTACCTGAGCACTGGTACTATAAATTTTTTCATTTTGTATAATTGGTTTATTGAAAGAAGCTGCTATTGTTTCAACTGCATAATCTGGTATTGGATTCCATTCACTAAAGAAGCATAAATGATCTTTACAATATCCTGTTTCATAAATCAGATGTTGCATATAAGCATCGGTACATACTAATGCATCTATTGATTCTTTATAAGCACCATTACATCCTATGACAAATGCATCTGAATAATTTGATCTGTAATCAAATCCT